TGGATTGTACATTTCTCCATAAGAGGAATCCACTGATTAGAATAAATGAAATATTTGTTCTGCTCATAAATAAGATTGTCTGCCTGACAAATAACCCCAGCGCAGTTCTCAGCGGGAATCATTTCAATGTTAAATGTAAAATCACACTCAAAATTATCCTTAACTTCATTCATTGTATCGAGGATTTTTGTAGCGAATTCTACCGCTTCATCAGAGTAGGACTTACAGCCGAATTCATCCGTATTAATTAATCCGAATAAATCCATAACTTCGTACATTCCGATTCCGCCGATTGTACAAAACTGTTTACTAAGTTCAACAGCTCCATCCTGATAATTGGGAAGCAACCCTTTTTCGATATTTCTCTTAAGGATATGTCTCATTGAATACAACGCTTTACAATCAAGCAGAACTCTCTGTCTAAGAATTCTCATATATTTCTTCTTATCAAACTCGCTCTCATAAGCAATTCTAACAAGATTAATTGTACTAACTCGACAAGACCCAACGGAAAGAGCGGTACCACCAATGGAATTGATAAATGCATCAAGCTTAGTAGTATCGGAGAGAAGTCTACAACAATTACTTAGTACTCCAACATTATCGCTACAGAAGAAATTAGAATCATTCCATTCCACGTTATGGTCGGAGCACCATCTGGCAAAATCTTTATCGACAAAAATATCCCAATTTCTTGTTCTAATCATTTCTTCGATTTCGCCGTCTTTAAAATCATTACGCTTAAGAAGAGAGTACGTAAGAACCGGGTATGTAAACATATTCTGTTCTCTCCTAATTTCGGCAACAACTTCCATGAATGCTTTCTGACATTCTATTAAATCTTCGACATGGTCAATAGCAAATGTTCCATCTGGAAATTCAACACCGCCGAAAATACCCTCAAGATACGGTCTATCAAAAATTGATACGTTAGTGAAACTGCTCTGGTCGATTCTTAAAAACGGTTGATTGAGACGGTACACGATCTTCTGGAATTGCTGTCTGAGATAATAATCTGGGTCTTTAATAAAGTATCCAGTTTCAACGTCTTTCTTCCAGAACCACCATGCCCAAATAAGGACATTTGGCAATCCAACGGCGCCGGACTGACGGTTAGATAAGAACGAAACAAACTCAATTAAGTCATCAACAAATGTAGTAAGGTGTCTCGGGGGTTCGTTGTTGTAGTTATTCAAAAAGAATAACCCCTCTGTAGCTAGTCTTGTCAAATCATTCGCCCAACAATATGGGAAATACGATGCCGTTGTGCTATCATTCAGATAAAACCCTTTGCTAAATTCTTGCTCGAACCACTGTTTTGCGGTTCTTAGTCCCCACTGTTTCTTCATAGTAGAGAATATTTTATTTAGTCCAAAGAGTTTATCTTCACTTTTAGCTTTTTCTGTCATAAAACTACGGATGTCTCGATTGTTGGCGTTAGCATTCGGATCAATACTGGCATCAGCCAAAGTACCTTTATCCACGAAATTATCAATGAACTCAGAGAAGTCTAACTGGCTAGGGTGAATACCGTTAATATATTCAAAATCTTCGCCGTATTTATTCTTGAGTTCATTTAAATATCTTTCAAAATCTTTAGTTAATTTCAGCTGAATGTCCATAAGTTATCAATCCTCCAGTTCCTCGAGCCAGTCAATAGCTTCTTTAAATGTCTTTACTACTCCATCAACCTCCAGAATTGGTGCAGATTTAAATCCTTTCTCAATCATCACATCCGCATCCGTGACGGTTGTATATTTAATATTTTCTGAGTCCAATTTTTTCTCAAGAATATTGCATTTCGGACAATGAGTACTATACAGTATCACTTCCATCATCATTCCCCCTTCACATAATACCTGTCAAAGTCCTCTTCAATAGCTGCACACTTCTCAGAGTACTTACCGATAATCACATCAAGTTCCTTAACAATATTGAGTAAGTGCTTCTTAACCAGAATCGCCTGTTTAACAATGCGGTCATTCTTCTTCAGTGCGACTTTCTGATCGGCGATCTTCTTACCTTTGGTTTCGTCCCAGGAATCATTCTCCCCAAGTTTAGCAACTCCGCGAATAAACTGCGGATAAATCGGAAAAGTGTTGGATTCAATAATATACTCAATAACACTGCGATAAATCCTCGGACCATGAACGTGCTTCAGCACCTTTTTGTAAAAATCATTTAATCCCCAATCGCCCGAATCATAAACACTTACAACAGTACCTTTTTCTTTATTAACATAATACTCGCTCATAATTAACCTCTCGCCAAGAAATCCATAAACAGCATCGTATCTTCGGGGTTCTCACACTTGAGTTCAAGATTAAGATTGTTAATCTCTTCCTCGTTAATAACTGCAAAAACAACCCTACTCAGCTTACTGGTCAGAACAATGTCGTCTCCTTCCGGTGATACCACATGTACCTGACCCTTGCACTTATCAACCACGTTGAAGAATCCTTCAATGTTTTTGATGTTAAAAATCTTCATAATCACATGCTCCTTTAATAATTAATCTTTGATAAAGTGTCTAATCTATATATAACGATTCCTCCGATAGTATTGCCGAGAATATTCAGTAACAAGAACGGAATATATCTAATGGAGAAACCGGCAACAAAAAAGTAGTAGGCATTAGCCACGCAATGCTCGAAACCGCAGAATACAAATATTGTTACACCGAGAATAATCCCCAGATATTTGCCGAGTGAATGAGGATTTTCTCCGTAACTTGTAACCGCATAATGAATCATCACATTGCACATAATTGCCAGCGGAATTACCGCAAGTCCCTCGGATAATTTAGCCGAGCAAACAGCAGCTGCCTTATCTATCAGAAGCGGACGCCCTGCCCTTGTCAGCATTGCCACAATAAATGTGCCGAGAAAATTTCCCAGTAGCATCCACGGAAATAAAATAAATTTGGGGCCACCGATTGTAAACGCCTTACAGATTTTGCCGGTATACAAGTTGTATCCCATTGTACAAACCAACAGCAGTCCAACAGAAAAAAGAATAGATCCCACTAATTTGTTTTCAGATGCGAGAAATGCCCATCCGCCAATACCGATTGCAATTCCCGCCATAATTGATTTAATAAAATTGCTCATGCCTGATACGCCCCAATCGAAGTTAATTTATCAAAAAAGTCATACACTTGTCGCTGATCGTATGCACCTACGGGATTAATCATGACTGTTCTACCGATTAAAGAAGCAACTCCCATAGCGCTAGTGCCGTCAACAACGTACTTATCACAAATAATATCTACATCAAATGGAGCGGCTTCGCAGATGGCACATAATTTATTAACTTTGTCGAATTGAATTTGTAGTTTAATCATCGTACTTACCCCATTTTCAAATCTGTATAATAATGCGGAAATCCGCCGAGTTCCTCAATCTGTTTTTCATTACACCATTCGCTAATGAAATTGATATTGCCGGCATTTTCAAGGCAGTGAAGCACATCGCCGACATCAAGATGATGTCCCTGGATGGCAATTTCATTGTTGATATACAGCCCTTCCCAATCATTTACTCGGCAAATCCTAACCTCACAACCGGGCATTCCGGTTCTAATATAAGAAAAACCATCAATGTTTTTTAGTCTGTCATATAGCATCTGGAGAGCAATAGAATTACCGAGATTTTCATCCGCAGCATTCACAGATAATTGCCCATGAAAAGTCACATTAACGTTCATTGTACTCTCCTCCTATAATTTTGCCGTCTACCCATAATGCTGCTTTACCAATGTACTCAAATTCGGTAGCCGAACCGAGGGAATAAATATAAGCAACTCCGCCGTTCAGCATCGGCACTCCGATTCTATACTTGACGTCACCGCCGTCAATTTGTTTAATCTCGGTGATGATACCAATTACTCCGCGCCAGTCATGTTTTTCATTAAACTGGACAACATCACCGATTTCAGTCCACCAACTCATTCTGCACTCTCCTCATTATCGCCAAGTTTAAACTTACGAATTGTTCTAATAAGTTGATCCAGAGTAAGAATGCCCGGATTGTCTTCTTCCACAATCGTGGCTTTCATATCATCAAACCAAGACAGTAAGAAATCACAGCAAGTGTTCCATCCTGTTTCGAACGAATGTTGGATATGATATCTTGTACGAGCGTATAGCTTGTCAAAAGTTTTATCGTCAATATTCTCTGCCGAACGAATATCGGCGAGTTCTTTAATCTCATCAGCTTCGAGATTAGTGATTGTATTAATAACATCAACAGGTTTCATGGTTCCCTCCTTATTTAATAAGTTCCAAAAATTGTTCCTCAGTGATAATCGGAATGCCGAGCGATTTCGCCTTTTTATTCTTACTACTGTCGCTGGTGGCATCATTGTTAATTAAATAACTGGTGCTTTTACTAACAGAACCAACCACTTTACCGCCGAGATCTTCGATTGTTTTCTGTAGTTCCGCACGATTCTTATAATGATGAACAGAGCCGGTAACAACAAATGTTTTATCAACCAGCGGATAATTCCCATCCGGCTTATTCATGAAATCATCGCCAATAAACGATACAATGTTGGCGATATCAATCATCTGCATATGGTTCAGCATCCACCACTTATTAATGTTTCGGCTAAGCACCGGACCGATGCCGGGGATATTTGAGAAATCATACTGGTTGTCACAAGCTTTACTGAACGCATCGAATGTCTTGAAGAATTTTGCCAGTAGTTTACTCTGACCTTCGCCGATTCCGGGGATTGAAAATGCGGTAATAAAGTGAACTAAGTCGCACTCCTTACTTGACTCGATTGCAGCTAACAAATTGTCGATTGACTTCTTACCGAAACCGTCAATCTTATAGAGTTCGTTCTTATACAAATGAAGAGAATATACGCTCTCAAACATATTGGTTAAATAACCGAAGTTAATCAGTTTATCCAGTGTCTGCTCCGAAAGTCCGTCAATATCCATACCCTTTTTCGACACGAATGTAACCCATTTGCCGAGAGTTTTTCCAGGGCATTCGTCATTGGTACAGTAGAGAACTTCAGATTTATTCTCCTTGATGATACGTGTCGGAGCTCCACAAATTGGACAAAATTCGGGGATTTCAATTTCGCCGTTGCCGTCATCATCTACTGAATCTACACCCGGGATTACTTGGTGGAGTTTCTTTATATAGCAAGTACAACCGTTAGTAATGCCAAGCTGTTTCATTATTGTAATATTATGAAGCGTGGCCTTAGTAATTTCTGAACCATCAATTTCCACTGGCTCAAAATTAGCCACGGGGGTAAGCTGCGCAGTCTTCCCAATTTGCCAATCCACGGAAATAAGTTTCGTAGGATATGAATCATCTGCGAATTTTAAAGCTTGAGCTCCACGCGGATGATGAGCAGTTGCGCCAAGTGAATTCCTAAATTTTTGATCGTCATATTTAATTACAATACCATCAATTGGGAACCCCATATCTTCGGCTGTTTTCTTTAACGTGTCGATTGCATTTTGAATTTGATCTGCATTGCTATTAGCGTAAAGATAAGTGGCATCAACAATATCAAATCCCAACGAATAAGCCTTGGCTAAATCTACAAACAGTTCACCTTCGCCGCCTTCAATAACATCCCAAGCAAAGAATTTAAGATGACGTTTGGCGGATATTGAACCATCTAGCAAATTAAGCGACCCAGCCGCGAGATTCCTCGGATTCTTATATTTCTCAGTATCAACAATCTTGGAATTAATTTTCTCAAAATCCGGATAAAGGATAACGCACTCACCGTCAATAACATACTTCCCAGGCTTGTTAATAGTCATCGGCAGATTCTCAATGGACATAGCATGATGCATAATATCATTACCAACAGTACCGTTACCGCGAGTTTCAAGCCGAGTAAGTTTACCGTCAATGTAGGTAGCCGAACAAGTCAAGCCGTCCGCTTTCCACATTGCCACGCTATCATATTTAAGGAATGATTTAACCTCGGTAATAGTGTGTATTTTATCCAATGATAACATCGGATGTTCGTGTTTAATTTTTTCAATAGCGTCAATCGGAGCAGAACCGACGGTCTCTACATAACCAAGCTTTTCTGCTCTGGTAACAAGTCTGTCATACTCCTGATCGGACATGATTGTCTCGCCGGAACCGTAATATGCTTCTTTAGCTCGGTTAATTAAATCTACCATTTCAGCATATGTAGCCATATTCCTTCTCCTTAAAGTTTATTGTTATAATAGTTAACAGCAGCGTCTAAATAATTAAAATGAACCGACTTCTTTTTGTTCTTAACATAATGAACAACGCCATATTCCACACTCGAATTATCTAGGTCTATCAACGCACTCAGGGTAACTCGTCCATTTTTGTTGATATCAGAAGCCAGTTCAATTTCGGGTGTCCACCCTTCAAAATCTTTTACATTAATCATAATCGTTTTAGCGCAAGATACCTCACTTCTATAAGTGGTGGGAGGAATGCGCTATCGCCGTTAGGCGATACTCCTTTCTTCAGTCAAATAGTGTTTACTCTTCTCAAGCAGTTTCAACTTCTTATAACTTGCACATGGACTGATCTTTGTGCCATCCAATGTGCGAAGATCAAAATACCCGCTAGTACGCCTGCCAAAAATGAAACACTCTTGGTTTTCGTACAGCACTTTGTCGAAAAGACGGAACCCTTTGACTAGATATGCTGCTTGGTTGCATTTGCGTTTGCCGCCTTTTCCGATGGACATTTTATGGATCTTCCGATTGTGGCAACGCACCTTTCTTTGATAGTACAATGTACCATCAGATTTCGCATTTGGATGTCCACTAATGCAGCGAGCGTCAATGTAATGTTCCTTCGGCAAATGATTTTTGATTCTCGTATTTTTGGTAATATAGCCATATGTCATCGACACATTGGGATACGTTTCTTTGAGCTTGTTATAGAACGCCCAGCGCATAATACCCATGAAGGTGGCCTCCCTGAAGGACATACCCCTGCGAATACTTTTTGGCAGTTGTACTGTTCCCTTGTGATATCCGGTGTGGCAGACCTCACAGAGTGTGATCAAATTATTTGGAGCATTTCCGCCGGTTTTCCGACTCTCAATGTGATGGACATTAAGTACTTTGTCTTTGGATTTACCTTTACAGCATTGACAGGTATGTCCATCACGGAAGAGTATATACTCTCTAACGTTCCAGAAACCAAGTTGATCGCCTTCCTGATATTCTTTCCCACTGATATCTGGGTTCTTGATCTTCTGGATATCAAATGATGCTGTTTCTACAACAATTTTCGTAATTGGCAAAATCTCATGAATTTTATCCACTACACGAATATGAGTATCCACCTTATGCTGAACAGAAGGTGCAAGCCAACCTTTTTTCTTAAAGGCTGTCCTGTTGTTGAATTTGGGCTTCCGGTATCTGATTTTGCGATTTCTTCTTGTACGGCGGCATTCTCTCCGTGTGGAAAGTAGGTCTGTGATATCGTTTCTCAGCCCCACTTCAGCTTCGTAGAACACTTTGTCCTCAGTGGTAGCTGATACTCCAATATGTTTAAATCCTGCATCCACACCTAGAGTGATATCCTGCGCGTAGGAAGTTGTGTCATATAATAATTTAATGGTAAACGGACAGCGTCGGACCACAGATGCTTTTCCTTCCTTTAAAAGGATGCGAACCTTAGTGTGGTTCGACGTAGGCATCAATGGATTACCGTCTTTGTTTAAAACATAGACCAAGATTCTCACTCCTTTCAAAAGTAACCCAAACATGGTTAATAACTCTCCCCGAAGGGAGGTAAAATACCTTCGCCAATGTTATAGGAGGTTTGTATGTCAGCAACACTGCCCCTACCCATCAGGGCTGTTTAATCACTGACCTCAGAGCCGCAGACTAGGTATAACATCCACGGGTGACTATATATTCTCCCATAACGTAGTTCTCGAAGAACTTAGGCTAGTCAACAATGGCTTTTTCAAGCCCCCACTTCAAGGCGTTAGCCTAAGTGGTGGGTTATTGACAAATTACCTCAATCCCATAAGTTCCAAAAATGTTTGGAAAGTAACTCAAATGCCCGGTCTTTGTATTTATCAACAGAATTGTCGATGTTTAGAATGTTATTGTTAATAGTGTCAAAACAAGAAATCATTTCGTCCAGTATCATATTCCAACGATGCTCGCTGTCTGGGTCAAGTTCCCCATTATCCAGCATAAACACCGGATGACTATGAAAATTATCTCGGAAATACTTCAACATCTGAGGAACAACATTCAGAAACCATGTATCAATGTCGAATGTGTCTTTCTCACACCAACCGTATTTAATTCGTTGATATGCATATTTAATATTTAATCCAATATCATGAAGCCGTTCAATTGGGTGAAGCAACCTATAACGTAATGGAAATTTGTAACAAAACGGTGTATATGGTTTATATTTCATTTCTCATCTTCCTCATCAATTCGCAGCGGAAATTTTGTCGCCCTATATGATTTCTTAGTTCCGAAAATATCCATCCATGTGACAAGCACCAGTATCCAGAAAAACACATAAAAAAGAATTGCCGCGGGAATTGATAATATAAACAATACAATTCCGTAAATCCATCCCAGAACATTCCTTACGCTAAAGAAATCAATCCAAAAACGTATCGGCGCTTTTAATAATATATATGTAACTAGGAATCCGATATTATAAATCGCTAATAACACTAACAAAATTTTAATCCAAGTTACCATCGTTTCCTCCTGTTACGAAAAATTCTTGGGATAATCCATTCATAGCCAAGCCAGACTATCATGATTACATCCCTACAGATATACATCCTTGGCATATTGTGTACCCCCTTCGTTTAATAATTAATTAGTATAGATATACTATATCACAGGTTTATCATTTTTGCAACACCTATTTAATAATTAATTATAATTTTCTCCGGACATCGGCGCTATATATTCTCTCAAATATTCCAACATTCTTGACTCTTCCGGGAAGAACAGATCTACTCCTTTAGCACTGACAAGCCATCCAAAAAAGTTACTACATAATTGTCCATATCTCCAGTCTGAAAAATATTCCTTATGGATATTTTTCACTTCTTCGTAAAAGCTATCTAATCTATTGGGATCTCTCATGACGTCCACTCCTCATAATCTTTATTATTATTCTTTTCTTCAAAACATTTCTTACATATTGGGTAGAGCCAATAGCCCTTAGTTACCATCTTGCCCTGTTTGCCACAACAAATACAAGTCATTTCTGATAGATCTTCATACTTATTTATCCAATAATCATATTGAATGCTAATTTTCTCCGGCACTCCGCAATCATACCAGGTTAGCCGACCCCATTTCTCCTTAATCTCAAGGATTTCATACTTATCAAGATAATCACCCTCAATAAGTATATTGCGCAGTTCCTCGCACATCTGAAGTCCGAAAGCAGCATACCAACCCTCGGGCAATTCATCCAATTTCGTCCAACCATAATCATAATGAGAATTGTGGGGCTTCAAGAACGGATATCGTTCTATTAATTTTTTATTTTCTTCTCGAATGTTGTGACCGTCATACTTCATCATTTCATCCAGGAATTCATCCCAACTCATCATATCAATCACCACCATTATCCACGGAGCAATATTTCTCAATAGCATCCTTCATGATATCTTTTAATTCATCTTCCTCGAATGTTGAACCTACAACAGTTGAATGCCAGATACTATCTCTATGTGATATCATCAACATAAACACATATTTACCTGTATACTGATACGACTTTAGTGTAACATTAGATATCCAAGGAACTTCCAATATCCAATTATGACCATGCGAAGAAAACTCAATGTTCTTGCCTTGACTATAATTATAGTCCAATATATTTGTAATTTCGAAGTCTTCTAGGCTTAATAATCTTTTAATAATATCATGGATATAAATAAATGCATCCTTCTCTTCATATTTTTTGCGTTTATCCAGTTTGTTGCCATTGGTGTCTTTGTTTTTCTCTATCATGCCTAGCCATTTTGCAGCTTTGCCGATAGTAGCACAATCCAACATATAGTATTCTACTCTAGATTTATATAAGCCAAAAGCTTGTTTCTCCAGGAGTTCATACTCATTCTGAATATCTTCAAGAGCTTCTTTTTTCTTAGCTACCCTTTGCTCAGCTTTGGCAATTACATCTAATGTTATATCATCATTAAATTCATTTCTGATTTTTAAAATAGCCATATGTTTTCTCCATTAATCCATATTTCTATAATCCCATAGTAGAAAAGAATAAATAATAATTAAAAGCACTCCTAAAACAATATTGGAGGGTCTCGTTAACTTTATGCCAATAAGAATTGATGTTACTCCGTTAGCTATCATTACAACATAATACCAAAACCAAAATCCTAGTTCATGTTTCATTGTTTTTCCTCGACTTTTTCTCATGTGGATATCTTTTGTAGTGCTGCATCGGCAAACCATGCATTTTGCGCCAGTTATTCCTTCCCTTAAGAATAAATCTTTTCATATTTCTTATATCGACGCTATCTACATCTATCGTAGTTCTAAATGTTTTATCGCTGTCAAACCTACATATTACTTTATCTTTTTTCCCAGATGCAATATCATTAAGACTCGGGACTTTCATATTAAACATGCCGCTCCCAATAACATTACCAAAACCATCAAGTATATAACCAATATTTTCAACTACCTTCATATTGTTCCTCCTTATGAAGCCATGCCAATCATTTTTTCTCCATACCATTTATTCCATTTGTCAATAGCATCTTGCTGTAATTCAGTGACAGGATCGTTAAACTTCTGGCGAGCCTGGACAATTTTATTGTTTCTTACCTCAATAGTTACCAACGATTTATCAGGTAATTCTTTATATCTGAGGAATAAAATATCGCACTCCCCATCAAGGACGCGCTGTATATATGAGGCTACACAGTTATTTTGCATTACTGCTTCATCCTTAATGTCTTGAGTGGAACGAGGATAATAGAATTTATAATCGCCAAAGGTTTTCTCCATATCTGGATTAATTCTTTTCTTAAAAGCAATTTCATCAAACTGATGTTTTAATCTATTATAATTTCTTGCAGCAATTTGATGAGTAGTTAGTAAATGGCGTGGATATTTATCAAATTTGGGGGATATTTTTTTCATCATATATGCATAGTCTATTAATGTTCCTAAAGCGCTAACTATACTATTAAAAGCCTCATATGTCTTGCAATAATCTAAATATTTCAGTAATCCTTTTGCAGTATATCCATAGTCTTTTATGGCTCTATTATATGAACTTTTATAACCGCCCGATTGATAATATGTATCAGTAAATAAGTATCGAATGTCTTGTTTATCCAATGAGACAAAACTCATTGAAAATACAATATTGTAAGCATCCGGTATTTCTTTATATGACTTTACAAGAGTATCACGGAGAGGTATATCATATTCGCGGCATATTTTTATTAACCCTTTAGGGATATGTTTTATATCATATGACAATGCGTTTTCTGATAGTACATCAACTCCCGCAGAGAAGAACTGCTCAAATCGAGAATATTCCGGGACATGAGACAAAACAGTTCCAATATTGGTAATATAACAACTGCTATTATAACGTACCCACTGCAAGAATTTTGCATAGTTTTTATCCTCACAACTATTAAAAACCTCGTCCAAGCTTTTTCCGGATAGCTGTGTTCTTAGATCTTTAACAACCTTTCCGCTTTTGCCAATAGCAACCTTATTAGCAAAATCATATTTTACGGTTTTCCCATCATCAAGTTCGAACACGAGATACTGTTTCTGCTTATATACTTTCATATTTGCTCCTATTATTATAAATCTCCTTTTACAACCCTTGAATTTACGTCTACAACAAACTCATTTATTCTTTTATAATTCGGTTTATCCGGCAGATCCGTGTTTTCTTTGTCATATTCCAGACGTTTTTCTAGTTCATCTACCATCTCGAAAAATTCCGGTATAGGTTGTTTATTGTCATCCAGATATTTGCCATTACGGATATCCATTAGCAAATCATGTTCTTTTTCTCGATATGTAATAACCCGATGATTCTCCAAAATATCAAAACACATGTAGAATAGCCTTACCAAATGCATCATATGTTTTCCAAGTTTATTGTGTTCTATGGCATGAGCATTACGCTTACCAATTTTTGAATAATCCTTAACAATGTTGTTCATTTCTGACCACATCGCTTTATAATCACGCAATGGATAATGATGTAAGTTGATATCCATGAAAATTTCGGAATCGTAATCCTCTCGTGGAGACTTATCAATATATAGATTGATAGAATCTTCTGGATAATAAAAATATTTTTCCGGAAATGTATATCTTGCGTTCATGATACTGTTCAAGATATGTTTCTCTCTCTGTTCTTGATTTACAAGACGAACTGCTTTATTATCCAAACGTCTCAACTGGCTGTTAGCATAACCTCCAAATGAATTAACAGCTTTTTTAGATAAAAACATATCCGTATTGTCAATCAGTTCTCGCCCAATGTCGGAAAGATATAAATAATGTTCCGGTTTTAATCCAAGTATTTCAATAGTATTTGGATTGCAATTACTGAGTAGGCTTATCAGTTTATTAAAAGCATAAACAACTGTGTCTGTTTCCTCATTAATAAACTGTTCAAAATTGGCATTTGTCAATAACTCCTCTTTCGAATTGAGAGCGCAGCCGCGAACATCCAAATCCGAAGTTTCTACGTTAGTCCCATATGACCATGATCCGCCCAAACCGAGGAGAATTATTTTGTTTCCCAGATGTTCATTTGTGCGTAGAAAATCATATTGTTCTGATGCAATTACATCTTTAAAATTCATAATTATCTCCAATCAAATTTTATTTTCATCGGGTGTACATTTTTCCATCACCATGAAGCTGCATTCGTCCTGGCCATATAGTCCGCCGAGGCATACAAAAAGTCCAGTGTTTTCAAGGGTTTCAATAAGCTGTTTTGCTGTTTTTCTATCAATTGTCTGAATATCTGCAATTCTTTCAAATCTATCCATTTTTTCCTCCTTTTCCAATGAAACTCAGATTTCATTGTTGCTCACAGGGCGGAAGCAAATCGTATCTTCCGATCCTTTTCATTACCTCAACACTCATTGCTGATACATCTTCGCCACTATAACCACACATATGAACGGCTGTCGCTATTGCATTCCATAGTTCCCAATCTCTCCGCTCTTTTTCATTCTTCGGAAAGACTGGATGAACCGGAGTTATTTCATTAAAAAAATTCTTCTCAGTTGCCATTTATGATATATCTCCAATATATAGGTGTGCTATTACGCCAAAAACTCCACAGTGGATTGACTTCGGGGCGATGATAAGCAACAACAATCCACGATCTATAACTTATAATCTGTCTTTCGACTCAGCCCATGTGATGCTACATCACATTCCGGATAGCTATCACGTTCTATGTGCTTACTCACTTCCGGACTCGTTGCGATTTATTCCTTAGATGATGGCTGCTTCTAAGCCTACATTCCTATATGAAATCAATTTCCTATCTTAGCTGCTTCTTCTGCTAATTCCTTTAAAATCATGGCGAGTTCTTTATCGTCCGGTTCAATTATGTAAAAATTAAAAGGGAATAGTTTTTTTAAACCATACCTATTGTCTTCAAGAGAATAAACAGCCTCAATGACACTAACCATAGATTGTTCCATATATTTCCTGGTTAACTCTTTTTCGGTTTCTCCTGAAATTTTAAACCAGTAGTCTTTGTGGGGTTCTGTCATAGTATAAAATTCAAAATCTTCTTTTCGCATAAATATCTCCTGGAATCAATTTTTGATCACCACGTATATTGTATTGTCATTTTTTTAATTTTGGTACTATAACCAGGTCTATTTAAAATATCTCCCTTAAGGATGAGGAGACCTTTTTCATCATACCACTCAGTACTCCAGTCATAAGAAATCAAAATCTCTTTTGCTCTATTGTACTTATACTTCCACGCTTTTAAAGGATCCCTGACAAGTACGTTTTCGTGAGTTACAAAATCAGCATGCCCGACATAAAAAGTCTCTCCGGCATCTTCAAAGTATACTTCAATAATATATTTTTCCTCAGTCTTATTCATTATTCCTCCTAATCAAATCGGTTTTTATTTCATCATCGGACACATCTGGAATTCCGCTTTTTGGTATCACATAAAAATCATTTAATAATTCTTCAATATGTGCTTCAGTCCATATCGGCGCCTGAGTATTATCGACACTATTTATATACCAATCTGCCAATGTTCCAAAATCGTATGCGTCATTTACTCGTAGAAATTTTTTCTCCATTTTTATCCTCTAACCATTTCTCATTTAAAGATACTTAACCTTAACTTTCCTCATCCTATTTTTCTTTTCACAAATTTCAATAGCTTTGTTAAGATTTTCTTTGTCATATCTGAACACGGTTTGACCAAGTTCGTCGCTCATAAACGTCCAACCATTATCCATGCGCCATCCCCAGATATTAGTGAACCAAACCGCAACAACCTCGCATTGTCTAATCTTATATTTACCAAATAGTCCTTGATAAATCACATAACAATATCTGTCAAGTCCACCACCGGGGAACGGAACAAATGGAGAATCAAACTCTTTATTAAATTCTTTTATTTCAGTACCATCATAATCAACAGCTGCATCTTTGTGCGCGGTAAATAACATATTATTAATTCCTTTACAGACAAGTTTATTTATAATTTGAGCCGTTTTACACTCCGCTTCAGACTCTGATTAGTACACGGAGAAACCAGGCATATTTGTCCCTTATGTTATTATCCACGTTCGGTTGTGGCAAGTCTTTCCTTACATTTGTCTGTGAGCGGAAAGGAAACCTTTTAATGAAATTGCTCACATCTGCGGGCAAAGATTTGCACCTTGCAGTTCATCTTTACAAGTAGCCTCAGACTATCTAAGCATAACCCGTTAATGTGTTTTTATTGACTTTTTTCACCTGTCATCTCACCAGCTATGGTCGTTATGCTGACTACTATATGATCGGTGTTTCCGAGCAATACCTATTCTGCCACCGCAGATGAAATACTTATTTTATCGGTTCTTATCCTCAAAGAAACTTTTAGTATCAAACCATTTATCTTCAACAATGTTTCCTATAATTTTAATAGTATCTCCCCAGCCCATTGTTGCCACTCTAATAAATTTACCGGTCATTTGATTATATTTACTAACACCGACGGTATCCATAATTCGCATTATATATTCTGTCCCTAGTTCACAGCCTTTGAATTCTTTGGCTCCAAGATAACCAGTTCCGATTTTAAAGCCCCCATATACGCAGGCCCATCCATTACCTTCAAGAACTATTTCGGCACATAAACATCCATGGTCAGCCATCGAAAGATCTACTTTAGTGATTTTGGCATTCTCGATTTTATAGCCGGCTTGTTCAAGTAATTCTTTATTCCATTCTTTCATTTTTTCTCCTATCAACTAATTTTACGTAGTATTCTCTATCAAAAAAACTGCCATTAGATATTTGTAATTTTATACTATTACCATTAATAATAGCTTCAGCAATTTCGCGCCTTAACCATTCTGGACGTATAGAATCAACTACTATTTCATTTTTTATATCAATCATGCCATAACCCTCTACGATAAAACTTAGTTTTCAAGATATCGTCTATTTGTGTTCTCAAGAAAAACACAATCAGTATTCCAATCATTAATAAACATGTCGCTCATTAATTTTTCTTCTACATCAATGAAGTATTGAATCTGATGCTCAAAGAAATATATTCCAGCTTCTTCTGATTCAAATTCTTCTTCGGATTCCCAGTAGAATGCCCTCTGATTGGTGACAAAGAACGAATCTGTATCTGGGCAAAAGGCAATAATCCAAGTATCATGTGGTTGCATTGCATCTGGTGGCATCTCTCTATACATATTTTTTCCTCATCAAAAACTTCTTTCAGCTTCACACCAATCACGAAGTGCTATTACTTGCCTACTTGTTCACTTCTCAAGTCGTGCTTTAAATAGGTTAATTTTCCTCTGCACTTGCTATAATCACATAATCCTTTGTCGGATAATATTTTCTTTCGTCACCCTTCCAGATGCCGTAAATATTATCATGACAATCTATCCGCTCTATTACCCAGCCATATTCAAGTAAACTGCTTATCTCTCTATTTAGATCTTCGCATGTATTTGCCGGTCGGCCATTCCCGATGACACAAAAAGATCTGTATATTCGTTTGGGAGTATTAGACGGTTGAGCAATGTATCCATCTGTTTTTATTTTTGGCATTGGCAGAATTGTCGGTTTATCTGGTATGTTCATCGGCTTTTCTCCAATCAATCCTCAATTTCATTCGCTGGTGCCACAAGTAATTCTAGCGCCTTTATTCATGTAAAGAGGTGCTGTTGTTTCATCACTCGTAAGCATCGCCGATGATGGCCACCAGTAACAAGAACTACGTCCGTCTTCCCACACTTCGTTTAATAATTTTTCCAACTCATCTTTAGTAAATTCAATTTTGCCATCACTGTTTGTTGTAAATACTTTAACCATATTCCTCATGCCTCCTCAAAATACTCTAGAAACTCTGGCTTATAATCTTCCAGCAATTGTTCAAAGATATAAGTCAACGGCTGCGCCCAAACAACATCATCAGCTTCATATGGTGCATCGTCCCATAATCTCCTAATAACAAACTCCGTAAATTTAATCGGATCTTTTACTTTACAAATTGGATTCTCACCATCAAAATTTGTCGGGGCTTCATCAAATAACTTTACCAGGTCATCAACATCTATTCTTGCTACCAATTGCAGCGGATGATTTTGCTGCGAACCACGACTGTCTTCTCGTTCTATTGTAAATTTACAAATACTGTCCTCGTTATAACTCATATTTTTTCTCCAATCAAATCTTTTCATTATCTCCCTAATTAAACTATATCCAATTTTTGGCGGACAAGTAATCCAACACGTATGCTTTGTATCTTGATTTGATAACCATTTAAGATATTCTTTTTGATACTGGAGTAATTCAATCCCTAAATATTCTTCTACAAAAGTTACTATATCCATATCGTTCTTCTCATAAAATCTAATTTTCGTCTGTTACTAGCGTTGCCCACTCATTAACTCGATGACATAGACAACCATTATTTTTATCCGCATATTCCTGAAGTTTCGGTAAAATATTACCAACGCACCAAGAACTTTCATTTACATGAAATTCAATCATATCTTTGTCCCAATCCTCTGGAACTTCAATTTCAACATCAATTGGAAATCTAATAGTTACATTTTTCCAGTTCATATTTTTCCCTCATCAATGACTTAGTTCATCCCCACCATAAGCCATGTCCATTAGTATATTTTGAAGCTTCTTTCTCCGACATTACTTGATCTTTATAAAAGTACTTCTCCATATCAGGATGTCCGTCTTCGTTAATAGCCCATTTTAGCCATTGAATAATTTCACGTATTTCATTTTTGCTATAAACAACGAATCTGGCATCCTCATCAAAATCATAATCGGCGGTATCTACAGTTGCCCAATTAGTAATACGCTCCGCATGGTCACTATCCCAATTAAAATTTGCTTCCAGATCAAGCGTACCATTAAATCCATCACCATGGCTGCCGGTTATAATTTCAAATCCTTCAATATTGTAACCATCAAATGTGGAGAACACCGTGCCATTTGGCATCTTGGCTAACTCATTACGATTAATTATCCTCATTATGTTTCTCCTCATCAACTACAACTTCGAGTTCAACCGTCTTATACTTTGATCCATCTTTCGGAATAAACCCCAAACAAGGTTCTTCATTGCCGCGACAATCATGATAAAAGCAATCACATTCTACACAATATTCAGAAACTTTTGATGCAGATTCATTCCCAGCTACCATAAAGCTACCATACACTTCGCACTTATTCATTGCCACGGCGCTTCCATAAATTTTACAGAAGTGCCGATAGCAAGAATTCGCTGCAAATGGATTATCAAATATCATCATTTGTAGTTCGTTGTTTTTATCTATGTAAGTAACCGCCCAAACAGTATGCATTACTCCTCAACCTTTTCAGTGCAATAGCAAACCCCATCAAAAGTTCCAAACACCTCTTTGGCAAGATCCTGGTAAATCGTAGTGCGAATACCGTTCAGATCAAAGAGTGTGTCATTATAATACTGAACAACCTTCGGAGCAAAAACCACGAAGCTGAGTGGTCCCCAGAGAGTTTCTACTGTAGTGATTTCCGATACTGCCGGATTTCCGGAAAATGCCTTACAGAACAAATCAATCTTGTCTTCTCCGAGTTTATTAGCCGGAATAACTTTAACCTTTACGGTGATATTTCCAAACTGTTTCTCGGTCGGAAGAAGTTTGGAAATGGCCTCGGCTTTGTCGTTGCCATTTACTCGCAGCGTAATGGTCTTACTGAGATCATCATAATCGAACTTAATATCTTTATCTTCTTTAAACATCGCTTCTATCTGATTTGCAAACTCTGTCCAAGGGGCTACCAGTTTTGCATTCTTTGTCATATTAATATCGTAACTCTTCATATTTGTTTCTCCTTTAACATTATATTTGTTATTATAGTCAATGTTGGTTTTCATAGCACTTCTCCTTTAATAATTAATTGTTTATGCTTATTATCTATGATAAGTAACTCGTTTATTGTCGCTAAACACCACCGTTATTTTGTCAGGATATCCATCTGGATTTGACTTCAAGCTTCTATACTTAGCCGATTCGATGCTTTCAATCGTTTTGTGAGACTTCTCACATTCTTGGGCAATCTTGCTCGATGCATATTGAGTGCCACAAATCTCACATTGATACAAGTTCACTTCTTTCATAATTATCTCCTGCGTTTAATAATTAATTAGTACTCTATTATAATAGCACACATGCTCGATTATTGCAAGCCATTTAATAATTTATTTTAAATTATATATCTGCCAACCGAATATAGCAAGGATCATGATCATAACTCTTACCTTTTTGCCAGCCGTCTGAATTGTATTTTTTTGTATAGTTACCAAAATCAACGGTAATATCTCCACGTTTTTTGCTTATACTAATAATTGTTCCTATTCTTTTTGAGCCAAAACCAGAAGCCTGTTCTTCAATAACTTTATCTCCGATATTAAATTTTTGAATGTCCATATCATCCGAATCCTCATCTATAAACTTTTCGCAACCTTCTTGATGTAGATCTTTACTGATAAACATCGATCTTAATCGACATGCATAACCATGGTCGCCATTCATATGTATGTTCCAGGCTTTTAAATTGGCGCATCGTTGACATTCACTGTGTATATCTTTAAGTATCATGGCATCTCCTCCGGTTCATAAAAATCCAGTCCTAGTTCCTTAGCTCGCCCAATATACTCTTCCGGACAGTCCGTACTTATTCCCGCGACAGGATGAGTATATCCTTGCTCCAAAAAGTATGTACATCTATCGCAGTAATAATGCTGTTCAACTATTCCCCAGCCAAATTCCGAGTAGTATTCATACTCGTTCTCCTTACCGCAGACAGGGCATTTTTTTATCTCTTTAATCATCTTCCTCATCTATACTCTCAGTCGTAAACTCATCAAACCAATATCTAATATCATCCAACAAACATGAACCGTCGCATTCGGCACCGTCATAATAAACGGTTTCCGCTAAAATATTTAATACATAATATGAATCCTCTTGCTTTTTAAGTAATTTCCCGGCAGCTTTGAGAAGTGTCTTGACTCTGTTTAATGCTTCTTGTGCGTTGTCCATAATATATCTCCTATTTATATAGTTATTAACCAGCTAATTATTACTTATATCAAATAATCTTTTTATTAGTACGCCCATTGTAATGCAGTAGGAATAAATGACACACCAGAATCAGTTTCACAGTAAAAATCATCGCCCTCATCATTAATATAAAAAATTTTACTGTCTTTAAGAGCCTTAAATATTTCTTCGCATTCCCTAATCTCTTCTTCGTCCATGCCATAGAAACGTTCTTCGTATGGATCTCTTACATCCTCATAATTGATGCTTGGCATACCATCGTCTGGAGCATAGATTATAACCTCTTTGTCTGGGTGCATTTTTACAAATGCAATCAGCTCTTCTAATGTATTAATTTCTGCTTCTAATCCTTCTTCCCAAAACGAAAAATCTTCGGCTTTTATTGGAACGCTTTCAACTCTCTTCCCCATTTTATTTCTAATTTCTTCGGCAAGTTTTTCGTCATAGTCTTTTATACCATCAAGATATATTTCAAATCTCATTTTATTTACCCCTATCAAAAACTCTTTCTATCAACTGTCCAGCTGTTCCGCTTCATTGTTTAATATTTCCAAAATCTTTTCTGCTTGGTCTGCGGTCAGATTCTTCTTTTTTTCAAAGGCATCCCGGCATTTTCTAACTAAATTAACCTGACGGATTCGTTCTTCAATTTCTGGTGTTAATAACTGAATATGTGATCTACTCCATATATCTCCACCTCTTTGCCATCCATCACATCTATACGTTTCTTTATAATTTCCATAATCAACAACATAATCGCCACGCTTTTCAGTAATGTTAACTACGATGCCAATTGATGTCGGGAGCGAGTTCCCATAATTTCTGATTACCCTATCTCCGATTTTTAAATTTAGATTATTGTTCATTTCATAACTCCATCAAAAACTCATTTTAATGCTATTGCATCTATTATTTGTTTCTCATCACAGCCTTCTGTTTTAAGATATTCAACGTAAGCTTTTAAATCATATATATACTTTGTTAATTTATCTTTCCAATACTGTTCAGAATAATTGTCTGCATTGACTGTTCTAACAACAACTAGTTCTTCCTCAGTATCAATGTAATTACTATAAAAATTATCATTATAATCTGATTCGCAATCTTTCCATGATCTTGCAATTAGTTTTTCTTCTTTATTTGGATACCATTTAAGACTAATTCTGACTTTGTATAACTTATTTATAACATCATCATCAGAAGTATCATATTCTTCAACATTGTTACTATTTGGAAGCCACTTTTTGTACTCTTCAGCCTTATCTTTATTTAGAAAAATCTTTCGTATCATATAATCCGAATATACGCCAGAAGTAACTACATATACTTTCATATACCCCTCCATTAAAACTCATTTATAACCATTAACATTTCATGACGTCATTCAATCTGATTACTTGTTCTATTGAATTAATAGCAATCTTAATCATCTCTGGGTTAATCGTTCCAACAAACAGATGATTATCTTTATCTATGTCATTATATAAATTCTTAAATCCTTCGAGAGCTTTTTCTTCCGTCATTATTACTTCCTCCAACAAATAATCGTCCTATACAAAGTAGATTAACATCTCTCAATTATATCTTGTCCGCGACATACTTCTTTCCAATAATCAATATACTCAATACTTTCTTCAAGATCGTGTGAATATTCACTGAAGATTGATTTTAACAAATTTCTTACATCATCATTTGGGATTTTAATGTTATCATATCCAAGATTTATAGCCCCAATTATCTCATCACATATCTTTTTCTCTTCCTTCAGTTTCATATGCTATTCTCCTTTGAATATCATTTCTTGTTTTGCCATCTGAAATATAAGTGTTGTGGTTGTCCATGATACTATTCAGACAACATGTACCGTCGCTTTCATTATAATGGGTGAAAAAGAAGCTCATTTTCCAATCACGGTTCCCATAGGTAGTAAAATCCTTCAGCACTCTGGATTCTAAATCGTTCCAATCCAAAATACCATAGCGCAAACTACCTTGCCATTCGTTCCAGATATTTGTTTTATCGGTAGCAATATAATGACTAATTTTTCCAGGCTCACATTCTGTATCAAATCTGCCGACGCCATGTCTGGTAAGATAAGTACGACTTACATATACTACTTCTACATCTATATCATCAGGCAAATTATCGCGTATCATTTGTGCCGGATTTTGTAACCCAGTATTACTCGGAGTGGTGTTTTTACCGTACCCCTCTACATTCTGATCCAGTAGCAATCCCTGACCGTTTTCAAAGATGATATAATCATAAACTCGCAAGATAGAATCATCAGTAAATATTGAGTTATTAATCAGTAAATCAAAATCGTAAATATAATTTGGTATAAGATTAGGAGAGTAAATAATGCTATCCCATTTCGTATGATTGCCGATACCCTTTGAGTTAATTCTACGGCGGAAATAATCATCGCGCACGAACTCAAGATACTGAGTTTTTTCTTCCGGCGATTTTGCCGCAAACTCCCCGACCGTAATACCATTTCGTAAAATTGTTTCCCAGATTCCGCAACCACAACTTCCATGGCGATTTGGGCCGCGAGATTCCTCGATCATCATATTTGCTATCATGTCAAACGGGGTAGTTAATGGACAATCTTCGTTAATCAATATCGGATAAAATCTTATCCCAATGGTTAACAACTCTCTATATTCCTTTGCGAAATTCATAGGATTAACAATAAAATATGACGGCAAATATGTCTTTGCCCCAACAAATGTTCCAGAACCAAGGTGATGAAATACGTGAGATGTTTCGCTACCTGGCAGTGTAACAGTATGACCACGCTGACTTCCGCCGTTAGTTAACACGTTGAGACAACTTCTGTGTAATCGATAAGACTCGGCTGCAAAATAATCCGTAACCAATCCTTTTCCCTCATCCCCCGCTGACGCTCCTATAACAACTTTAACCTTCGTGGTCATACTGATTTATCCTTTCTGTTTACCAGCTAATACCTTCGCCATTGGCTGTAGCAACATTCTGTGTATCGTTATTAGTGATAATATTGATAATCGTGTCGGCAATATTATCCATGTTGGCTTCATGATAATTATCTCCGAGAAACTCCCAGGACTTTTTAATTCCATCAATGTCCCAATCTCTCCCATGGTTAACCTGGATATGATAGATGTTGAATTTCTGAGAAGCTTCATCGTAAAGATTTTTTGTTTCAACGTCGCCTTCGAGAGTGTCACCGGTTAACTTCTGGAGTTTTACCATTGGCAAATATGGATTACATCGCTCATCTCCGATTGTGATAATGATTCCTTTTTCGCCACGCTTCCAGCAATCAAGGTCGCAGTGTCGAGATCCCATATACCATGCGGCGGTATACGATTCGCTATAGTTTCCGCCACCGCCGAATTCGAACCAGACTTTATCAAGCTGCTCCGCAATACGGATATCCGATTCAAACTGTGAAATCTGAATTGGTGACCTATCACAATAAAGATCGCCAATTCCCATAATACAAAATTCAACATCTGTGATTTTATCATACAGATTCGTCATGATAGTATTGAGTTTCTTAGCTACTTCAACTGCTGCTTGGCCCATACTTCCTGTAACGTCCGTACATAGCAACACGGGCAACGTATTCGGATGTTCTTCCGAATCTCGACATTCTCTAATTACATTCATAGGGTCAAGTTCAGGTTCGATGCGTGTATTTTTAAACATATCTTGATTTGTTGCCGTGGTTACAACATTACCTAAAGAATCCAATGTTGCGGAATACCCACGCGAAACAGCACTGGTTGTTACATAGTTAGCAAATGTACTTGTACTCCAACTTCCGGAACCCATTACTCCTCATCCTCACTTTCTTCTTCAGCATCATCTACATCAATATTAAAATCGAACATGCCGTCAAACATATTTTCAAAACCGCCATTACCCATCATCATGAGCGGGAGCAGATTCCCCATTCCAGATGATCCAGATCCAGATCCAGATCCAGATCCGCCTTTCATCATTTCTGACATCATCATATATTTGAAGATATTATTCATGCCGCCTTTTTTGCCATTCTTAAAGCTATCGCCGAACATGCTGACAATTTTACCGTAGAAATATACGGAGCCCATAAACACATGTCGTTCCGGCAGGATAGTGTCAATCGTGCTGTCCTCATAGTTAATAACAGTGATTTTATTATCTTCTACTCCAATTACGCATTTCGGCTTGCCATTAACCAGAATGATATCGCCTTTATGAACTTTATTCGTTGGGATTAAGAAAAAGAAATCTTCTCCGATGTCGAAGACGAAGTTGCTGCAATTAACAAGTCGTCCCGTTTTCATGTTGTAAGTTTTATAACCATTACTCGTCTTAACGGCAATATCCCCATTCATACCAAGTCTGCACATTCCAGGTGCAATTTTTCCAAACATATTGTTCATAAAATTAGTAGCGTTCATATTTATTTCCTCCTTTTATAACAGATCTATAAATCGTTTTAATATTTTTAGAGCATCAAGGCCAGATTCTTCAGACGGCTGAAATCCATCCCAGGAATCTTGTAATAACCAAAATTCATTATCGTCAATCAACACACCGTAGTCCTCAAAGTCCATTCCGACATTGCTAACCACTACTTCAGGTTCATCATATATCGCATACATGCCACTCTCTGCATCATCAAACGGAACAAGAACTAAATCATTTTTCCAAACACACAATATTTTTCTATCATCCATAATATCGTACCTCCATGAAAGAATCGTTTTACTCTATTTGTTCCCACTCATCATCTGTCATTCTAAATTTATTCCCATCAAAAAATATTTCAGTAGAATAAAATTTCCTAGTAGCTTTGTCATAAATAACAGTTTTACATTCATCAACAATTTCGTTAATAATATTCTGAGCAGTTATTCTGCAAATATCACCGGATGAATATCCATTAATCTTTGGCGGGACACGATTGCAATTTGAGCAAATTCCAATACCGCTGGCATTACAGATCTCCATTTTCTACCTCATTAATATTTTCTGCGATCAAAGAATCCTCTCATTAAAATTCAAGCATAGACTCATGTTGTCTATAGTACTCGATATTAAATTTATTACAATTTCGTTTAATATTTACTTCATATCCATTCGCTAGAAGAATAGAAACAAAGTCAGATACGCATCCCTCGCTGTAACTTCTATTCCCCATTATGATATTAGCCTCGCCACATTTTTCTCGATCATAAATCGTAGGTGCATCATTAATCATTTTGGCTATCAATTCTCTTGAATTAAGATTATCTCGCCACACATGTTCCATTAGTTCGTTGGCATCAATCAGTCTCATTCTATTATTATTAACCATTATCATCTTTCCTTAGCCCCATCGGCAAAATACTTTGCGTTATATTATCTATACATAATTTTCGATCGGTAAATTCCCAAGTTTTTTCTACTGTATTAAAATCACAAGAGTGCTGAAGTGTCTTACCGCTGTCCATTAAAATACAATACCAATTCAATTCCGTATCTATATATGTAACTACCCCATATATATTTGAATTTTTTAAATGAATTACGTCTCCAACTTGAAAAGTTGTTGCGGGACATTTGTTTTCCAAATAATCTTTTATGGCTTCGTTATCTATATATCCGCCTGGATCATGCCAGTTTGCAAAATCTTCTAACCATTTATACAATCCAGCATCAGAAGTATTGATTACTCTTCTAAGTTTTTCTATATTTGTCATTTAAACCTCTCTAGAATTCAATTATTAAAAAATCCGTTTATTGATTATTTTTTTAATCTATTCCATTCTTCATAATTTAAGAATCTATTATATAAAAACTCTTCAATCTCTTTCTGAGTTTCTTCGTCTGGAATACTTCCTCCATGATAATAGTATTTAAAATCATGATATCCATATCTTTCAACTATCATATCATAGGATTGATTTTTATAAAAAAGAATTATATATACCGGATCGTTTTCAAGATAAATACTTTCTATATTCATTATCTCTATATTGCTCATTATCAAATAACCCTTTCATTCCCATTCAACAGATCTTTTTACGACAATCTTTGGTTCACGATTACCCCAGTCAAAATATGCTCCGCACTTATCACATGAAGTTTCTTGTTTATATCCCATGATCCAATTATTGCAAACTGGACATCTGTACTCTATGTAATATCTCATATCTCTTCCATCGCATCCATAATCCACTTTAACTCTTGCATTTGGTCTTCTCTTTACTATATCATTCATATAACGCCCTTTCATTGTACTTTTAACCACCGACACGATGTACATGTAACTGGATGATCTTCGTCTAAATTGCAGTTTTTACGGTCTTTTTTACAGATATATCTGCCGGTCTCTTCAATAAATGGCGGATAAGGCTCCCATTCTGAATAATCGCAATCTTTTTTAGTTTTAGGCAGTTCATCTACAATATATTTCATACTTTGTCCTTTCGTTCCATATCATCTCTTATTATCGGGCATTTACCCTGAAATAATCCAATACACCGTTCGTCAACTTGTGGCTCAAAATAACACCATAATGTGTTGTCATTTGGATCTTCTTCCAGAAACGGACAATCTAAACGATTTTTAGGCATTTCAAGATCTAATTTAATCATCGTTGCCACCTTTCATTCTGCTTCGACAATCGTAGGCGCATCATAAATCTCTTTTGTATCCACATATCCATAAGCACCATCTTTAAGTGATTCCGCAGCTAGAACATCTGCATCAATCAATCTGCCGTGATGTTCCGGGAGTTCTACGAGTGGACAATCATAAAGCCTTTCATCGTCACAATCGAAATCCACTAGAACCATTGTATCACTCCACCATCTTGTCCCCGTGACAGAACATGCCATCTGTTCAAGGTTCAATTGGCAATCAGAACACGACTTTGGCATTTCCATACCTTTAACCACTATACTCATCCGATAACCTCCATCATCTCTGTCATTAAAGCCCACGTTGCAAAAATCTGGCATACATGAATTATTTGATCAACTACCAAACTGCAATTCTGCACATTGGCTTTTAAATGATCCACCCATCCGTGGATAATCCAATTAATAACAAATGCTATACTCCATGGAATTATCAATATATTATTGTTAACCGCCATCATCACAGTTATTGGCAGCATAATCATAAACGTCCAGCTAAATGCATGTTCAATCAACGCAACCTTGTAATCGTTTTTATAAAGCGGATCTGGCGCATTTTTTTCCCACCAGGATTTCTGCTTCATTTGTGCCAGGATTCCTTGAAGATAATAGTCATCTACAATATGGAGGAATACCATGGCGTATAGTAAAATGGTTCTCATAAAACAATCCCTTTCTTCCTTCTAAAAGATGTTTTAACATCAAATCCATGGCTTTCAATTTTATCAATATCAGTATTACCAATTGGTTCTCGCCTCTCGGAAGAACTTTTTTCTAAAGAAAAATATTCCTCGAATGCTAGATATACATCAAGCGGATTAATCCATTCAGCAATCCCACATGCTTTCAATAGCGGAATATGTTTCTCGATTTTTCTGTTCGAATCATTACCAGGATAAATAAAAAATCTATTTATACTCCTCCAAATTTGATAGTTATTAGTATCGATTGCCTGAATTTGTGAATCAATCATTTTCTCCGGATCTTTAAGTTTATAATATCCGGGAATAAATCCAAAGTATATAACGTCTAAACTGATCAGCTTCCTAGCCTTATCGTAGTTTTTCCATGATCTTAGCAATTCTATATTATAATCAGATGGGCGATAATCATCGAACTTGATTATATCTACGCCAAATAACCAAAAGGAATTACAGATTTGAAGTAATAGATAGTTTTTATTGCTATAATTAGCAAATCGCCAGCTATTAACTTTTAAACTCTCACAAAGAAGTTTCTTAGTTAGTAAAAATGAATCTCTCCGATCAAACACCAAAGAATTATCTCGGTATATGTTCTGAAGGTAATCATAGTAATCTGTATTTGTATCTATTATTCGCATATCAGTCCTCTACTCCAATACATAGACCCAACAAAAGTAGCAGAATAAGACCCATCTTGTTTGACATTCACCACATATGTACCAACATAATGTGCATCAAAGTTTATTGAAGCGATTGGTTCCGGAATGTCAATTTCTATATTATCGCCAAGACCAACCACTTTAACATCACCGTTAATATATTCAGCCATTACTCTCCTTATGCTCCGAATTCTTAATTGCGTTATTAATAAAATAATTTGCCCACTGTTTATAGCCATCCTCATAACTTCCGGCTCCTGCAAGTGCATTAAGCTCTTCTATGGAATAATCCATTAATTCTGCCGGTGGATTACGTTGAAGATATTTGCAAGCGTTGAGAAAAGCTTGGTTGATTATTTCAAATTTGATCTCTCGTGCTTCTTCTATGGGGGTTGACACCCTCTTGTTCCATATGGGAACGACATTATTAATTGCCTCTTCATCCGAGCGATATACAGTATCATTTTTCTTATAATCCAACTCACATCCACAGTTAGCACATCGAATTGAATATGAATAACATCCGCCATATCCACGGATAGGCTCCTTCTTTAATTCAACAGTACTGCCACAAAATGGGCAACATTTTAATTCCATGATTTCACTTCTCCAATCTCGGGCACCAGTCCGGACGATGTTTTCGATATAGTTTAATCGGTTCGTAATCCTTAGCTGCGCAATATCCTTCATCGGACATCTCGTTATAATCATAAAGTTCGCATTGACTGCAAACAGGTTTGGCGAGTGCCGTGGACATTTGCGCAAAAGTTTTAAGACGTACGAGTATTGATTTTATTTCTTCATCACTATAGTTATTCATTACGCATCCCCACCGATTTAGCACGTAAGCTGCATCGATTCTTCGCCTGGGCTAAGTCTAAGCCCACTAGTAGTCGGCGACGATGTCCACCAAAGTGATGTATTAGAATCATATCCATCTCGCCACACTTCGTTGAGCAGCTTCTCAAGTTCATCTTTGGTAAATTCAATTTTACCATTGCTATTTGTCGTAAATACTTTAACCATAATTCTCTCCTTCTCAGAATTCAAATATCTTATCTCCGATATATTCTGACCTCAACATATCAAGCTGAATTCTTTTGTCGTCTTCTCTAACACTCTTACATGTGCTCTCTAGCAACCAGAATGCTGCATATGCTTCGGCAAAATTCTCGAGCCAATCGGCAAACTCTTCCTCTGTCATCTGGCGAATTCTATCAAAATTAGTCATTAGTATTTAACTCCATCATATACATCGTAGGCTTCACTATTTTGAACCCGCATTTCTCATAAACATGAATTGCCTGATCATTGTCGGCATTGACCCATAAGTTATTACAACCGTACTTCTCACAAAGCAATTTAACTACTTGCTGTCCGTAGCCGTGATTTTGATATGGCGGAAAAATACTTAGTCTGGATAACATTTTATTTTTAAGGTCAACTTCTGCTTCACCGATTTTTCTATCATCATCAAATAATTCAATTTCTTGATATAACTCAGCTTCTTTAATCTTCAACATGTATGCATCCATCCTTTGTTATTACTATTTTGGGACAACAGTTATTCTTTTTTATCTCCTCTATTGTCTCCTTGAGATTTTGTATACATTCCGGGCAGCAATCATATTTAAAATGCCATTCACACTTTAATTTTCCCCATTTAGGAGGCAAATCTAATGATTGATCGATTCTTTCTTCTTTGCCACAGATATCGCATATAACTTGTTTATAAGATATGTTCTTAGTCACGATTTTCACTCCTTATTGCATTTGCTTGCTCGCTAGTAATCGGATATATAGTTTTTAATGTACTACCAGACATTCCATCATCGTCCCATCTTATCCTTACGCCATCACAATTATAATAAAGATTCTCCGTAATCTGTTCGTCTCGAAGGTATATAATATATGGCTTAGCATGATTATTTCTCACTATCTTCATCGTAATCCTCGATTTCTTCTACTGAATAATACCAACTGCCACCACTAATCGCTGCATCACTTGCAACTATGAATGCTTCTTCTTTGGAATCCGCAATGATATCATCGTACTCTTCTTCAAGCCTAACCCAGACTTTATACCGTTTCATAATATCTTACCATCATTGATGTATGTCTTGACGGCATCCATATATTCATTGCGATAGTTATTAATGTCTGATTGCCAGGATTTTATCAACTCTGCTCGTTTTTTATCCATAGTCGATTCAAGTGCCAATTTATCGTCTTTTTTCTTCAGTCGGGTCAATCTTAATTGATCGAAATACGTTTTCATATAAATGTGAGTATCACCATAGCGTAAATAACAATAATCCCAACCGTCCATAATTTTCCACTTTTTCGGAGCCATCGATGCCAGTTTAATAAATTCATCATAAGTAATTTTTTGATCATCCTTTTCAAGATAAAAGAAATGATAATATACTAACATCATGGAATAGATAGTTATTCCCAGTACTATCAACATTATTATAACAAACATAAGTATCTCCTAATTCTGCGGATGTGGATTTGCACCACATATAGCGCCATTGCAATACAACTCGTCATTGGTCGTTCTGAGTATGCACCTTATGTATAAGCGTCTACAAATGAAGAGCGTTCTGCCACTCCTTTACCATCCGCCCTGTTGCCCAGATTGTGGATGTCTATTCCGCCACCGCAGAAACTCATTATTCATAATCCGGAGTTTTCCCATCTATAAAAGCTTTGCAAATTCTCAATCCGTTCCTAAGCCCAACGTGATAATTATCATTCTCCCCATATTCCAATCCCAATTCTACATTGATTGACCGCAGCAACTCTTCTTTATATTCTTCAACGTCCATTTCTGGCATTGCGTCTTTTTCGTTATGCATAATCATGTCTCCTATCAACTAACTGAATTGGGTATTCTGATATTTTTCTCCCGTCATGATACATACTAATCCTGACTTCGTTACCGCTGCCAATCGCTTTAACTATTCCCTGGCGAAACCACTCGGGTTTTATTGTGTCGATGTACATTATTAGCTTGTTGCTTCTCAGGCGTTTCTTCTCATGTTCTTTTCGGCATTCTTCTTTCTGCTCATTATGAATGCGAAGCAACTCTCGCAGATCGGGGGCAGAATTATTTTTATCAAGCATATATATCTCCAATCAAAATTTTGTTTCATTTGTTATTAACTATAATAATTTTCTTATTATCTGGGTCTAGACTATCTGATTCTTCAGCAATAATATTTCCGAAGTTTTTGATTTCTCGCTGACCGTACTCACATATAATTTGTGAGGAGCCTAAATCACAATGAATACTAATCATATCAAAACAACTTTCAATGACATCATCGAACTCTCGAGGTTTTATTTGGTGACCGGAAACATATAACATTCGATCTGTATTATTACATATAAGCATAATTAATCCTCCGCTTCTCCCAATACTGCTCTGCCGACATACTCAAACTCAACATCAGGTTCGCTAGACCATATATACGCAGTACCTTGCTGCGGAATCGGCACTCCAATCAAATAGGAAATATCGCCATCTTGTTCTCGTACATCGGATATAATACCGAGTGAAGCCATCCACTTATGATTTTCCGTAAACTGGACTACGTCATTTTTTCTATATTTTGTCATAATTAATCTCCTCATCTAATATGGCTATGGACCACAAGCCAGCATCATGGTTATAACCAATTCTCATTTTAAAACCGGCTTTTTCTATTTCTTTCATTAGTTCATTGCATCCGTTCTCAGAGTTATCCGCAGGATATATTTTCATGCCTGGTTCAACCGCAACAACTCTGATCGACAGTGGTCTACGCGGTGGCCTATAAAATAATTCTACATCTTTCAATTCGTATATATCGTCATCTTTTGATATACTGCAAGGGAGATAGCCGGGAATTTTAGTTCTCATCATTTTCCTCATTTAATAATTAATTGTTTTCTACATGTCTAAGAATATCACAGTTTATATATAATGTCAACACATATTTAATAATTAATTATTATCAATTATATTCCTCGGTATATTCACCGCGCAATATCATAATAGCTTTGAGAGCATCAAGATCCGTGAGTCCAACATTATAATCAGTAATTACCAGATGACCGGCGAACTCCGGGCGAGAAAAATCCTCAAACATAATATCATCCAACACCACCCATGAAGTAACTTGCGGATGTCGCCCGAGCCAAGCAAGTATCTCTTGTCCGCGACGTCGCCAGTCAATATCCGGGGTTTTACCATAAATACGAATACCGCCCTTGTACCATAACTTGTTCTCTAGGTACTTATAATCACGATTTTCTGGTTCACATAGTCTCCAATCGCTACTGAGAACAACTTTGGCATCTGTAAGATTAATAATCGTTCTCAGTAGTTTAATCTTGGAATCCATAACACCCAATGCTCCGCTCGGTGCAAGTGCTTTAGCAGAATCGCAATTTAGAACGCCGTCAACGTCTAAGAATATAATGCTGGTAGCTACCTCATTACTCATCATATTAATCACTCTCTCTCCAATCTAGCGTCTGACCGCATTTAGGACAGCATTCAAACTTGTACAGCATATACGCACCGCAGTTAGGACACAGAGGTTCATTATGATACCACGATGGGTCGGTGGGTTTGGTAGGGATTATCTTCTTTAAAGCCTCATCGTCAAAAGAAAATCCCCTCGGATACCCCGGGATACCCTTCTGGTTAATTTCGCCGTAGTTGAATGCACCGGTATCATTAAATTCGAAATACAAATCCTGTTTAGTAGCTTCGTTAATAATTATTTCAAGATAGTGATCTTTTTGTAATTCACTATATTGTTCTTCAGTCAGCACTATCTTCATTAGATTCCTCCTGGACGAATTTAACATCATATCGACTACTCGCTTCCATCACGCTCGCCATAGAATGATTATTTAAATCATCCATGAACTTCTGAGTAAGACCGTTAACCTTATAAGCAAACTGCGAACCAAAATATACATGCGCACAATCAGCTTCTTTCTTCGGAATAAGCACATATGTGGTAGCTTCCGTCATCGCAGAACCGCCGACTCCCGGGAATCCCAGTGCGGTACTTCCCCAAATCTGTTCAAACATGTAAATTGTAAAATCAGTACTATATACCTTTTCTCGTCTAAGAAGGTCGTCCTGGATTAACATTAATTCCATTGCGGTTGTTAAAACTTTCATATTATTTTTCCTCCATATTTTTTTCAGTAGCATTATCAATAGTTATACGATGGATATCTTGAACGTAAGATAACAAACCATCCTTAATTAATTTACCGAGATTTACTGGATCATAATTAATAACATTGGCAGCTACATTCAGATGGCGACCATCAGTAAGACCGCTGTCATTGTGATTATGCCCATGTATATTGAACGCCCAGGGTACATCCACCGGTTCATGAGACAAAATCAGCTTGCGACTGATTATCAACGGTCCCTCATAAATCTCATCAAAATACGGTTTAAATCGACTAGCTGATTCATCATGGTTCCCCATAATCAGAACTTTGTATCCTCGGATTAATTTAAAATATTCCGGATTACCGACGTCCCCCAAATGAATGAGAGTATCGGGCTTATGAACAGTACATTTAATAACATCAACATGGTCTTGTGTAGATATTGTATATCCCATAAGTTCCCGATCCGGATCGTCAAAATGTGTATCTGAAACAATGTATACCGAGCCAAACTCTGACCATTGCTCAGCGAATTTATATAATCCTCTAATCATAATTTCTCCTTGGTTCGGCGGGTGTGCAGTCAGAGCGGTTTATCCCACTCCTCAATCACACGCATCCTCTTCCGGGTTGCAACGATAGTTCTGGGGAACTTCCCCGATGGTGTCTCTCCCCTGTGTCCCTTTCCCGAGGCTAACATTGTCTTCTCGACTTTGAGTGCTTGTCTACCGCCGGAAATTATCTATTATTATTCTTCGTAAGCCGACTTCTTAATAAATACTTTAACCACCGACCCGTCAAATGGCCCATCGCCTTCGAAATAATCACTGGTTACTCCCGTTACGTCCCACTCCGCATACTGAACAGGATAACTTTCAGCTTCAAATATACCGACATACTCACCGTCTTCAATGTCTAGTAGCGTAATTGCATTAGACAAAAGGACATTCTCGAATAAATCCTTAACTTTCATAATCTTCACAACAATTCCTCCTTACCACTGTCGCCCTTGCAGACAGGTCATGATATATTTTCCGAGTTTGCTACTTTGTGAGCAATAAAAATACTTCCTTTTGCCACATTCGGCACACATCTTGAGACCCTCTATAAACGGCGGATTATTATTTATCGGGCCATGAGTATAATGCCAACGGATTATGTGATACTCATGGTGACACATTAGTTGTTTAATAAATCGTTTAATTCTGTTTACCATTACCATATCTCCCCTCAGTGATTTTATTCAAGCGATCTGCTCCCAAATCTTTATCACCAATATCATAGTATTGAAGAATATATATTAATCCGCCCAACGTTCCGGCCCTTGTCCAGCCGTCAGTGCCATGGTTAATCTCTTCAACATATCTGTTGATATAATAATCAATCAATTCCCAATCAATCGGCTTCGACATCATCGTCCTCCTCAATTACATAAACCTCAAGTCCATACTGATTAGCAATGCTTACCATATTGCGAGTTCCGCGAGAACTTCCAATCGGAAAAGCAACTACAATACCTTCATCAGCCCGGGCAGCATATTTAGCTATCTGGTGATTACGGATTGATTCGGCGAAATTATTATATGTTTTCCTGTCGGCTTCAAGCACTTTCAACGGATACCCATACTGATTGGCAAATTTTTCGCCTAGCATGTCCGCTCCTCTCGCATGACCGCTGATGATTTCGACATAATCGTTGTTAGCAATGGAATGGATGCCAATATTATCCATTACCCGGCAAAGTTTGGCATAATCATTAAATTCTCGTGAACCACAAATAATAATTCTTACCACGGGTAAATCCTCCTTATATGCATCCGCCACAGCTACCATAGCGGAAATCGCTCTCATTAAATGCGAAGTAAATCTGGGATTTGAGGTTATAATCATCAGTTATTGTGCTCAACCACTCGTCATTAGCGGCAATCCAATCAACTGAGGATAATCCGTCTTCGTAATCTTCAAATTCCTCTTGCCATTCGTCATTAAAATACCACTGGGAATATGTACCAAATGTGTACATCGGCTCATTAACAATCTCCCGAGGTATATGGTCAGTATAATCCTTACCGTCAATAGTCAGTGTCCAGGTACCGCTACATAAGCATGGGTACTGCCCGGACCAAGTGGCGTTTACTTTGTGATTATTTTTATTCATGGGGTTCCTCCTCAAGAATTGCAATTATTCTGGCTGCCTGATCGGCATTAATTGATGTGGTATCTTTCATCATTTCTACACATTTGGCTATCACCAAATCATCTCGTACAGTTTGTTCAATCTCGGGAGTGAGTAATTCAATACGGCAGCCATAGAATTCGTCCCAAGATTTACTGTAGTGAGTATAAAGATCGAAATCACACATAGTTCCATTAAAATCTACGGATATTGCCCCTTGCTCATCATTAACTTTAATAACTTTGCCAATAACCGGATGTTTACGGTAGTTAAGCACTACCTTATCTCCTATAGTAAATTTTGATTTATTCATAGCGATTATCTCCTTGCATTCGGTTCATAAAACTCAAAAGAATTTGTTTTACCATTATACCTAATAAATCCATCCATACTCTCACGAAGACGTTCTCGGTTCTTTATGCAACACTGCATGAGGTCATCCATTAGCTTTGGGGTAAGTCGTTTTTTGTGGTGGGCTAAATCCGGCTGGATGTATTTGAGCACGTCCTGAACGGCAAGCAGTCCTTGTGTAAAACCGCGATTGTATTCTCCGGATAATCGTTCCATGGCAAAATCTCCTTATACAATTTTGAAGTAATAATTAAACTGTTGGTTAGTTAGTAACACTGTGCAGTAATCACTTACATAGATTACATAATCTTCGCCGGCTTTGGAGTATTGGTATAATTCTCCGCTAGTAAATAGTTCAGTTGGTGGATTGATGCATTCTGCATACATGAGGTGTCCTCCTTGGGAAAATAATAATAAAATTCAATTTTTACGCCATACCAATAATATCTTTTTCGCTGACCGCAAATTTTTCATCGCCTATATTGCTGACGAAGCACTGACTATTTGTTCTTTTATATCCTTGCAAAATATAAAATGTTGGTGCTTCTGCGGATGAAATTACCTCGATAACTTTGCCATATCTATGACGTCCGCCATAATCAACCTTGACCATATCACCTTTAGTAGGTATGAACACTTTAATGTCATCATTAATAAATTCAACTACATCGCTAATATTACAATTTAATCCTCTACAAATTTTATCAATCATTGTAAGCGTCAAGGATTCATTCCGTTTTAGTTTGGCTGCCGTTGCTGTTGCAATGTCTGCAACTTTTCTCAAATCACGGATGTTCATATTTTTCTTTTTTAAGGTTTTCCATAACGGCGCGTATGAAATCATTTTGTATTATCCTCTTCATTTAATAATTTATTGTCTATCGGTGCGAGCCTATAAATATCTCCGCGTTCCTTGGTTATTTCATACTCTTCTAATAATGATGCTGGTATTTCATCCTCGGTAAATATCACCTCTTTGTATCTAACCTTGTCGGTCATTTCGCAGCTATTTGAAATTATAATTACCAAAGTTGCGACAACAATAACCATCGCCACAAATGCTCCAAAGTACTCACCTTGTTGTGATAATGCTATCGAAAGTATAGTTCCAATTACAACAGTTAAGAAAAATAACACCACAACAATATCTGGAAATTGATCCAGCTTTCTCAAATACTCAACATTAACTACCTGCATTATTATTCTCCTCAGCTAATCTTTCCTTAACCCTATTCCAATGTCTCCGCCAACCAAAGCACCATTCATAAGCCCTATCATCATTCCATCCGGCAGCAACCATATCTTCATAGAGCCGCTGTCTCATAGTATCACAGTACGGAATGTGAATATCTTCTATGGTAGCTTTTTCGCCGAGTTCTCTGACACGGTTAACAAGTTCCTTCTTGTACTCGGCATCGTTATAAAAAAAACTTATCTTCTTCAACGCTTCGTTAGTATCAAATTGCTCATGTCTACGTTTCTGAGATCGCCAATACTGTTTTAAACTATTCAATGCCCATGTAAGATGTCCTTCTTCTTCTATGTCTACGTAGGATTTTTTACTGAGATATACTATCATATTACCTTCGCCGTCAGATACATGCATACCAATTATATATGGGTAATACGGCATTAGGTCTTTTTGTGAGTCGATACGTAACGGTATAATTGTATTATTAGCTGCATAAATTTTTATTTTACTAAAATCCGTGACCTCACGAATATCTACAAGAACATCGTATAGATCACATTTACCACTGTAGCGGCTGATAATAATCACCACCTTATATTGCGGTACTATTCGGCGACCGCTTATTAAACTCATCAATAGCTACATGAACATTACCCGACAGCTTTACAACCGAGCCGTCCGGATACTTGCAGTAGTACCACTCAATGTGGTTAAACAAATCTCGGAACAGTCCGAATGTCATCAGTCGTTTGTCCGTATATAAGTCCATCATCGTATTCGTCCACTGGAGTACATGCTCCTGGGTTAGGGTTCCGGGTTCTGCCATATAATCGCCTCCTTTAATAATTAATTGATTATCTATACATTACCACACATTTAATAATTAATCAAGCACTTATTTCTTGATAATGTAACATTTTTTCAATCTGGTCGTCACTCATATCATTCCACTTGCGGATGCCGGCGATATCAAGCTGCGAGAAAATGCCCATGAGAACCGATCTGACAATGCCGTTGCCGGCCTCCTTAAAGAGCTGGCTGTTCGAATTCGTTGTTTCTGCTCTATTAAAATACTCATCATTTGGACCGGCTATATCCATTAAACGCCAACATTCTTTTGGCGTGAGTTTTCGAATTCGATATCTATACTTAGTTTCTTCCATAATATCAATCAATCCCTTCCTTCGTTATTACTATATATCTCAAACACCCAATTATCCTTAGCTACCGAAGTTATTGTATGGGCGAGTTCATCCTCAGCAAGTTCCAGACGTTGCACGAGAATACCGCCACCAGTCTTGGATCGATCATTTGGATTATTCGGGTTACGTCCTCTCGACGCGCATATTATTTGTTTGATTAGTTTCATAATTTATCTCTTTAATAATTACTATCGGTTCACGGTTACCACCGCCGGCAGTGTTAATCGCAGGACATAATCCGCGATGGGAATATACATTGCCGGCATATGATCCACCGGTGAAACCGTATATATTACCTAATCTGATTAGTTCTTTCATTGTTCTCATGTCCTACCACTATCATCGGCTGAGTATTACCGCCCGAGTTCGCCTTGATTGCCGGACACAGCCCTTGTACTCCAAACACTGCGCCGGCATAGGCGTCTTTATGACCGTAAATATTGCCGATAAAAATACTACTCGTTAGATTGATTGTTTTCTTCAATTTCAAGTACTGCATTAGCCCAATTACTCATTCCTTTATAGTCGCGAACTAAAAGTGATGTTGCCACATCAACAAAATATATGTTGGGGTCACTTGGTTTACCCTTCGCTCGCTGAATATCTTTAATTATTATTGATGTAAATCGCTTCTTTGTCATATTTTTTCAACATTGTATAACACCAGATCCCTCAGATCTGCGGTTACTGATTCCGCGGTCTGTCCTTGCGCTGACGCAATTTGCGATATCAAGAGTGTCTGGGTTATTAACAGATAAATCAACGGCTTCGAGAATTGTCTCCTCATCAAGTTTGCCGTCTGCAATAAGTTGCTTGATGAGAGCATCAGCTTTTTCATTGTTGATGTAGAACTTCTCATCTACAACCGGATCGAGTCGGTCTTTCATAACTTCATGGAGCGGAATCGGTCGCGGAAATTCGAAGTTGATTTCTTCTAGGCTACTAACCATAAAACAACGGTTGCGGTGCTGTGGTACTCCATACTCACTGGCTTCGAGATCTTGCCAGTAGTTGTGATAACCCTTGGATTCAAGAAACGAAATCCAGTTTTGGAAATTCTCTAAATTTTTCTTACTGTGAACCTGTGTGACATTCTCCATGATGAGTATTTGAGGAAGTTCTTCCAGTTCATTCAACAGACGCTCAACTTCCCAAAGTAATGATGATCTAGTTCCGCTATCCTTATCCATTCCGGCTTGCTTACCGGCAACTGAAAGGTCATGCTATTGGCAGGGAAAACTATAAGTCATAATATAAGTATACTTATCAGTATCCCTGATCCCTAAATCATCACCTCCAATCTCTTTAATATCCATTGTTTCGAAGTTAGTACCGTGAATTGCGTTATAGCTTTTAACCGGGAATTTATCGAATTCTACTAAACGATAATGCTCGAATACGTCATCCGGATTAAGACCATTTGCAATAGCCAAATCCCTCAAACCTATCGACTGGCAGCCAATACCGCCAAATAGCTCAATCAATCTAATTTTATTAGTTATCATATTACTCCTTTAATAATTAATCGGTTTGTTATTGTTACTTTTATCACCAAAGTGATATCGATTTAAGAAATCCACATACGACAAACCGGACATATCCACATCTGTCCGGAAGCCGCAGCTACATTTAAAAATCCTTTTAGGTACTTGACCGTGTGCATATGTACTGCACAGGATCATTGCTCTTCCACAGATAGGACATGTCCGATAATTCATAATGTCTCCTTCCTTCTTATTTAATTATCTCAGTGATTATTACATTGAGTACTATATCACGGTTTGATTATTACGTCAATACTATTTAATAATTAATTTATGGAAAATTTTTGAGTAAACTTCTAGCCGGCTCCTTCTCCATATTTTCTTTCGCCCACTTGATATAACCCGGATCGAGGGCATATACTTCCGGGATTGTCTGGCCAAAATGCTTTCCAAAATTGAATTTCCAGCTTTCTATATCCGGAAGCTGTTCTGCTGGCGGTGTGGTCACCGGAATTGCTACATCATCAAATTTCATCTCAATATCTTTGCGAGACGCGAGATAATCTGCAAGATGAAGAATAATCTGATATTTATCAGTAGGTTTTGGTAGAATAACATCTGGATGACGCTTATCCTGACACCATTGGCCCATGTGCGACTCAATTACATGTGCGCAAAAATTTCGCTCTACTTCCGGTATTCCGTCTATATGTTTAATCATCTCGGCTGCTCTGAGCGGATGGTCAAATTTTGTATACTTGTTATGTTCGTACTCCTCTTGTGTTCCACTTTTCATCATATCATGAGCAATACCTGAAACTCTAAGCAAATCTCGTTCTCTGGAAGTAAAATTCTGAGCTATAGACTCTACTCCAAACATATGGTTAAGCAATTTTACCAAAGCAACCGTATGTTTTGCCAGTCCGAGCGGAGTTTCACAGGCATATTGCGGATGATAACGAAGCGAAGATGAAGCAGGCACAAGGAAAAAATACGGAGGTGCTGCGTCAATAACATTTTTTGCAAACTGCTTTATGTCTTCGTTCTCGAACGTTTCTAATATGCAATCAAAAATTTCTTTCATTGGATATTCTCCTCTATATATTGTGGTCTATGTTGTTATTCAAACACTATATATTGTGTTATGATTATTCTGTTAGTCCATTCTTACGAGCCAACTCTTCTGCTCTCATATCTTGGGCGATTTTGATAGCTTGATTAGGAGAATTAGCGTATATGATGTAGGAGCCGGAAGATTCATGGGAGTTTTCTTTGTAATTACTCCATAAATCATACTCATCATATTCTGCCTCCCAGTCACCGGTATAATCAGTAACATTGTATCTAAATCGTTTATCAATAAATTGATGAGTGTCGTATTCATCGTAGCTAATTGAGTCATCATTATAACTGCCGCACTTAATAGCTTCGATGACATTTTTCGCCTCTGTTTCAGATTCAACAATACCAATTATATGACGATCGGAATAATAACCCTTTTCAATAACATAAACTTTCATTGTCTCTTCACCTCACTTGAATACCACACGGTGATTTCATCGCTACCGCAAATTCGGCAGCATAACAAGTCGCCATCTATATCAAGTACTTCCGCACGAATACCATTGTTGGTAACTAAATCCCCGATTTGGATTGGCGGTTTATCATCCTTGTGTTTCTTAAATCGTAGCTTACCGCGAGATTTCTCCAACATCGAAATATCATTTAGTCGATTAGCAATATTAGGATTTTCCCCCAGAAGAAGAGTATCTTTGATAAGATAGGTATAAACATCATCCAGGAGAAAATTATCAGTTTCTATTACACAATTACTCATATTATTACCTTAGTTCCACCAGATATTTAATAGTTACTTGATCCACGTTGTAAAAAACAATCTCATCGTTTCTGAGCATAGAGCCAGCATGAGCGTGGAGACAATTTGCTCCAGGACAATCTTCTCTTAATCTTTTATAGTTATAGTTGTAATATTTACTATCAAAAGAATAAACATCGTATGGCTTACCATAATGAAAATTCATTAATGCCATAAAAGCAGATGAAGAATTCCCCCTTGCCCAGTAAGAACCGCTTAATGAAGTATATCCAAGAGATTTCCGTGCAGTTGGCGAGGCATAGATCGCATCTCCAAACATCGAGCCTGTGTATACGGCATTAGAAGGTCTTATCATTAGTCCATTGTTAATAATTGACCACCAGTTCTCATTTCTGCTTCCATGCCAAAACAATCTAACGTCTTTAATATTTTCTTTTTCTACAAAATCATCAAATCGTTTTTGTGTAGCCAAGTTGGTTACTCTCCATGCTTGATAGAATTTATCTTTGCAATCACCCAACATATCTTTAATGACTTCAATTTCGGTATCGTTAACGGGTTCCATCACAATACCCATGGCTTCAAGAATTGTTTTGTCATTAATCGGAGAATTTTCAACGCTATCATCTCGAACCGTCTGCTCATCATCCAGAGCCGAGTGAGTGATTACCTGGCCTCGCATAACATCAAGCAGATCTTGCTCATCTTTAATAATACGGGCAAAATCATCGGTTGACTTAGCCAAATAATCATTAACATTACTCATCTTTCGGGGAATTGTGGTAAACAATTTCATCAATTCCTCATTAAACGGCTTAATCGTTGTTATCGTTGTAAGGCTATCAATTATTTTCTGTGCCTCGTCAACCATCGCCTGGGTAACTTGATTTGATTCCACACGGTAATTTTGCTGGACCTTCTTTTTAGCCATACTCATTAGGCGATCAACAATCTCTGCTATGGCAGCATTTTCGATTGCTTTATACTCCGGAGTATCCGGCTTCGTGTCTACCACGGATATTAAATCTTCCATCAGATGTGTCTGATCTACATAACCTTTGCGGATTTTCTCATTATATTTTTTATCCCAGTCGCGCAGAGGGTAAGTCCTCGTCTGAGAACTCGCCCCTACTCTGCCGTACTGAACCGTAAAAGTTTCGCCGTCGGTATTCGCCAGCATCCGATAGTATTTATTGTTATTGTTTGACGACACCATCACTAAATATACAGGCTTATAATCACTCATAATTAACCCTCATATGCGGAACAAACATACCTAAATACTTCATCACCTACATACATTACAATATTGATATTAGTGTCGAAAAATATCTCATCGATTGCCTGGAGGACATCATCAACGGCAAAACCATTTTTCCCGGTACAAATTGCCGGCATGGCAACTTTTGTGATACCGTTCTTTTTACATTTTGCCTTAAACTCCTCAAGACAAGCAATAAGATTATCAAACACCGGTTTATCATAACTCATATCTTTAACAAGCAGCATATATAAATTATCAAGTCGGGCAAGCTTACCGCCCTTAAATACTTTAATATTGGATTTACGTTTCTCAATATTAAACATCTGATCCATTACTTTATTGATACCGACGCTACAATTAAAGTCGGCTGAAAACGCACTGACGATTGTATAACCCTGGGGTGCGAGTTTTATATCTGCATTAATAAAATTAATCATAATCTTTCTCCTTATTTAATCATATTCCTTAAGTGATAGCAGAAATGTCCATAGATAAAGTAACCGCTGTATTTAGGGTCTTTCATAAAAACAAACGGTACATTAAACTCATGCCAAAAACTATGGACAGTGCCATAATAACTTTTGGCTGCGTATTGTGATCTGTAATTCCCCAGAATCATATCCTCATAGCTTGCATTTTCGATGAGGATTAATTTATTAGCCGGAGCAAGTGTGAGTTCTTTTTTGATTCTGTCTCGTTCCTTCGTAACGTTACCGGCAAACTCGTCCAAATTTGCTTTTCGCTCTATGCAAATTTCGCGGTCAAACCATAAATCACGCGGTATTCCGAGGGCTTCGTTCTTTTTCAGGTAATAGCTGTAATCGCCGTAATTAAGCTTAGTGCTGACCCAGGGGATTCCTTTGCTATCGAAGTAATCCGTAATATGGGAATTCTTCTGCTCACGGGTATCGCAAATAACTATTATATTTTTAAGTAGTTCCTTCTCCTCAGCCTATGTGTAGTGATAATTTTCTAATATCATTGTTATCTCCTCATTAAATGTGACAATCTACTATGGTCAATATCCAATTTGGATCTGAGCCGCTAATGAATCTATCATCATAGTTACTAACCCAATCAATCCATGACTGGTCGGACTCATCACTCATACCGAACCATCCCATGTTGCCCGGAGCATGCCATTCACCGTCTGGGGTAACTACTGCATATGTGGAAAATGTCGCCATAAGTCTGGCATATGTTTCCGCATCCCTATAACGGCGAGTATAATACTCTTTCTTGAACCCGTTGAAAAAGGATTCCTTAGTTTCTCCAGATGTCAGCGGTGAATCGTTGACTACGACATCCCAGTATCTCAAACGATATTGGTATTCCGCTTCGTCTACATCAAGATCAAAATCTTTAATTCTGCCCTCATCGATTGGAGTTCCATTTTTATTCTTTAGCAATCCAGAATACCTTCCGCCCGGTTCCCACCAATCCCATTTGGATTTTGGATTATACATGGAAATCAAGTTGCCGTTGATATCAACTTTATAATCGTCTGCCATATACTCATAACAAGCTTCATCTGAGGCATTTTTGTCCATATAATGTTCTCTGGCATATGCTATTGCTTCATCTCGGGTGTATTCTATATATGGTTCAACTTCGAGATTTTCATTATATGGTGCTAGTAATTCTTCTACTGATTGATCGTCACGGTGTATAACCGCTACCGCAAAATGGCTCATAATCATATTCTCCTTTAATAATTAATCATTAGGTTCTTTAAAAAGCGGCGGTTTCTCGCCACTAGAAATAACCTTTAAACATTCGTCAACAATGTCCTTGCAAAGTTCCGGCGGATATATAGCCTTTAGTGCCGGGTCTTTGATAGCCTGGAGACCGGTTCTGGCGCCTCGACTTGCCGGTTCATGACATGGGTCACCATTTTTGCAAGGTGGTTTTAAATGAAGGTCGATGTTGCTAAAAAAGTCTGTAGCCTTGCGGTAACTGAAACCGTACTGGCAATATGTGGTAGTATTGATATACGGAATACACTTCATGAAATCCATCTTGCGGAGAGCGCCGACAGGATTCTCCCAAATCTGGATTGTGGGATTAAGTTCCTTAACTAACTCTATGCAATGGATATTGAGTTCGTCCGCAAGACGGGCTTTGTCAGTCTTAGGTGCGAGATTTCCGCTGGGTTCCTTGGTTCGGTGACGACCGATTGCAGCCACGGAGTATGTGGTGCAATCAGTGCCGAGAAAAATTATATCGGGCTTGCCGAATACTTCCAGTATTTCTTCGGCAGTTATGTCCCGAATGTCCTTGTGAAGGTCACTCGGAAAACGTTCGTCATAATCAACGGTAAAGCACTGACATCCTCGTTCTCTGAATGCATTACTCATGCACTCAAAGCCGGAGAATAGTTCCAGTACTTTAATCGGTTCTTTAAGTGGTTTGTTCATCTATTTGTTACTCCTCTATTATAGCATTATAATTCAGTATTTACAAGGGATTTAATAAATTATTTCACTGTTTCTCCCAATCTGAATCAGTAGGTAATTTTCCGCCAAATCGATAATGATCGGCACTCCATTTTAATTCTAATAATTCGTCAGTGTGTTTTCGCGCTGCGGTATTATATTCGTCGTTCGTAATTTCTTTCATTGTATTTAAAGTTCTATTCCATATATCATCTACATAAAACCCATAAAAATCAAAGTTACCTAAAAAATAATCCCCAGGACGACTTATGGCTGACCTTTTATAATCAAACCAATATAATGGATGTTCATAGAATATAAGCGCCGAAACATAATCATCATTGTTTGATCTTTCTGAAATTATTTTGTAATATTTTTTCATTTTAGGGAATATACCATTTTTCGGGCGCGTATCTTCACAATAACATTTTCCAACATATTTCCTATTAGTGTTGACATTTTCTCGAATTTGGCTATTGTATTTTTCTTCGATTACTTTTCTTAATTCGGCTAATATTTTTTGTTTATATTCATCGGAAAGACTATTAATTTCATTTAATATTTCATCTATTTTCATAATGATTACTCCTTATAAATTGTCGATCATGTCGTAATCATACATCCAAGCATACATAACCGATGGGTCACTCTCCCAACCGGTATCCGTCTTTTTAATCTTGGGTTCTTTCCCCCAAGATATTAGATATAAAATATCTCCATTCGCAAACGGCTGATCGGTAAATGATTTCTTGCATTTGTCATTGCGATTCTTGGGATTACGCTTTTTACGCACTCTCATTTCGGCGGTCGAACCATTATTTAAGCAGTATGCGGTAAACTTCGGCGAGTACTTATCGTCAAGCTGCGTGACTACGAAATAATTCTTGGGAAGTTTTGGGTCTTTATAATCAATATAGCCGAGAAGTTCTTCTTCGTATTTGATTTTCTGTTTAACAGAACACGGCGGATACTGACATATGTTTAATAAATATTTCAGTAGTTGCCTAGTATGAATACCATCAAATTTGCCGTATACGGTTTTGGTTGCATACTTCTGTTTTTCTTCATCGGTTATCTCATACTTCTTAAAAATCTTTGCGAAGCTATAGCCGTTGGGGATTTTATCCTTAGTGCCGTCATCATGTTTCTCATGCTTATATTTGATACAATCCTGAAGTTCTTCTTCGATATTAACTATGCCGAGTGAACGTAGATACAGATTGTAGTCAATTTCGTCAACATGTGTCGGTGTTTCGGAATCGCAGAATTTACGGAGTGTTTCCTCTGTGAGTAACTTTACGAATGGGGAATCCTTTTTGATGGATTTTTTGCCGTATAATTTATCAAACTGCCCGGTAATTTGTAATAACTGATTTATATCACCAAAATCGCTAAAAAATCCTAGCTTTATAAGAATATCCAACTGAGTTTTATTTACCGATGTATTTTCTTTTATATCAAATAGAAGATCAACAAAATCGTTATAATGATTCTTGCTCAATTCATATAACTCTTCTGCCATTTTTGCATTGCACTCTTTGATAGATTCAATATCATTGTAAATACAATTCTCATCTACATCCATAAAATAGTCTGCACGAGATTTTCCGAATCTAATAGGTCTAATCTGAATACCTTTTGATTTAACATATGATTTAATCTCTATCATCTTGGATTCATTCGCTTTATATACATTTAAAGCAGCAGTAAAAAGCTGAAGCGGATAATAGTAGCGTAAATATCCAATATACCATCCAATCATGCTGTAAGGTACCGAATGATTTTTTGAAAAAATATATGACGAGGCATCCTCTATTACACCAAGAAAATACTCAATACTTTTTTCAGCATGTTCTTTTGTCATACCATATTTTTCTTGTGCTATATGTATATATCCAGGAACATATCTATCATCTTTATTACCGTGAATATCATCCATATATCCACCATCTTTAATAATAGGTATATATTTTTCAGTACCAGTTTTTTTGGCAAATCCTCTTCTAATAATATCGGCTTGACCCATTGTAAAACCACAGAAATCATGTAAAAAATCTATAATCTGCTCTTGGTAAACGAGGTACCCCAGTGTAGAAACTAAAAAATTATTTAGGGCTTCTTCACCGTTATCGTGATACTCACCATTGAATAATGCATCTCTATATGATTCACCAGCCGGTCGAATTGCACCTGACGCCATTGCCATAATATCCAAATATGATATGTTTTTATTTTTCTTCTTAATTTTGTCAACAGTCTTTGGGCTAAATACTTTGCCCAATGCTTCTCCAGCATAATCAGACTCGAACTGGAATATCATTGTTGCATCTTCAGCAATTGATTTAATAATATTCTCGTCCGTGAAATCAACCATATCTGGAGTAAGATTTGGTATCCCGGCCAACTTACATGCTTTGTTTATTAACCCGACAGCATTTAATCCAAGAAGATCCATCTTGACATAATTTAAAGAATCAATTTCATGCATGTCAATCTGACTAACAGGACGGGGGTCTGTATCAACCGTAAGAGTCCCAAAATCATATCTTAAATCAGTTGGAGAAACTACTATTCCGGCTGCGTGTCGCCCAAGCGATACTATTGTTCCCATGACCATATCCACATAAAAAAATAGTTCTGGATATTTTTTTCTTATTTCATCTGGAACGAACTCATTTTTTTTGTCATCTTCATAGACGGTATTAGAAATTTTTTGTGCTTCATCAATTGGCATATCAAATGCCCTTGCAACGTCTTTAATGGCGCCTCTCATTTTTATTGTATTAAAAGTAAGAATGTTACAACAATATACGTCAGGACGATTAAAGAAATATTCTCGCACCTTATATCTATCTTCGGCATAAATATCGGTATCCACGTCAGCCAACGATTGGCGGTCTGGGTTCATAAACCTGGAAAAATTTAAATTATATTTTACAGAATCGACATCAGTGCTATGTATAAGCCATGCAATTAAACTGCCTGACACAGATCCTCTTGATGGTCCATAATACATGCCTTGTTCTCTCATCCAATTTTTATAATCAGAGTCAAGCAACATAAAATCTATAGCATCATTATGCTTATATGTGTCGAATTCTTCTTTTATCCTCGGAAGATAATCAGTCTCATAATTTGGCAGCTCTTCAAGTTTATGTTCTTTAATTCCATCCTTGATACGTTTTTTAAATTCCTCTTCCGCATTTTCTCTTCTAGGATATTTATTACTATAATCAAGTTTATAATCTTCAACTAACTCTGCAATATGATTTGTTTCAGCTATAGCGGCAAGATAAACTTCTTCTTGGAGCGAGTCCTGTGTTTTAAAAACATTAATCATTTCGTTATAATCATGCCAGCTTAAATCACATTCATCCTCATCATGAAACACAATTTTTTTTGATTTTTGCATGACGGCTCTTCCCATTAAGTGATCTTTAGATACTGCATGCACATCACTCGTGGCAACAAGAGGGATATTGAATTCCTGTGATATTTTATAAAGATACTGATTATACTGAATTTGAGTATCGAACTTATGCGGTTGTATTTCTAACCAACAACGATGTTTATTATTGATTATAAATGTGAGAAATTTTTCTTTTACTGAAGATGTCCCCCTACATAAAATGCCGGCACAACAAGCGGTAAGTATTAAAACATTATCAGAAGTATTAAGGACATCAGATAATTCAATCCTTGGTGTGTAATAATAATGTCCATCCTCCCGGTTATTAGCTATTGATGAGAGATAATTAATCTCTCTAACGCCCTCTTTATTTTTAGCAAGCATTATAAGATGATAATTATCTCTCACTAAATTTTCTTTATCGATTGTTTCTGTTATATAAAATTCTTGACCGTGGATGTATTTTATTCCATTCTTTTCACACATCTGCTTTTTAGCAACGTTATGTAGTACCGCGCCATGTTCTGTAAAAGCGATAGCTGTCATACCACATTCTTTTGCTTTTAATATATAATCCTGAAACGGTGTTACTGAATCTATTGTTAAACCACTTTTAGGGTTGGAATCCATACTATGTAAATGAAGCACGGTATAATTATTACCCATTTATGCCACCTTTAATACCTTATATTTAATAATATCTAAATTACTCGGTACATTCTCTAAAATTATTTTATTCATTATATCGCTTGATTCTTTATCAAGTGTGATATATCTTGTGTCTTTTTGATACCATGCAATAGCATTAAAAAGTTCTTTTAATTTTCTAATATATAAATCCTTCTCTTCCTTACTCCACTCAGCTAAACATATTTCCCAGTCATATCCATTATAATAACCATCGTCCAAAAAATGAGTTGAAAATCCAAAATCATCCAGATAATCAATTTTATCATATCGTGTCATATCTCTAATTTTAGCCAACTGGTCGATTTCTCTAGTTGTTATTCTATATGATGCTTGACATTCATAAGACTTATTATTAAACCATTTTATTTTCGCTGGATAACACGTTGGCCCTTTTAATTTACACATGTTTTTTAATATATTAAACTTCCAAAACATATAATCCTTCTGATTTTCCGCATGTGACTCAATATATACAGAATGCTTTTTTGCTATATGCCCATCACCAAGACATCCAGAAATAACCAACATTTTTTGTAAATCATTTAATCTAAAATCTCGTTTATAGTCTAAGCGATGCTTCTCATATAGCCATTTTTCAATTACTCTCTTTGAGTATCCAGATTCTTCTGCTATTTCTTCGGCTGACATACATCTATTAATAAAACGTTCATAGCACCAATCATAATCATTATAATCGGCACTATATTTTGCGTTATTTGTTTTAATGTATTTTTTTGTTAATCCAATTTTTTTAGCCTTTGAAGAAATAGCTCCAGTCGTTCTTTTCGGAAGCATTTTAATAACTTCGGACATTGGCATATATTTGCTATAACACTCTTCTAGTATTTTTATCTCTTCATCTGTCCATTCAGATCCTTTCTTTGCCAATCAATCACCACCCTCATTCATTATCCTCAACATCTCCAACTGTTCATATTTATACGGGCAATGATACCTAATAGAACACAAATTCATGCAGTAAAACGGCGGGTATTTATTCTCCTCTTGGGCTTTAATAAGTTCTTTATTTATACCCCATTCAGTCTCATTCTCAATTCTATTAATCGTATCAGCTGCCCAGGTAATACTGGCTTCATATTCCTTCTGATCAAACGGTATTTCAATAAATCGTTGTTCCTTGAATAAATTCCATTTTAATTTATCCACATGACCATATTCTTCAATTATTGGTTTTGCATACAGGTATAACTGTTTCTTAAATGATTCAAAATGCTCTCTGTCTTTCTTGGAAACTGCGCCTGATTTAAGAATTTTTATCGAAGCACTTTTGTGGTCTTCGATAATAATCTCACCAGTGTCTTTATCCTGGAGCAACAAATCTATGAATCCGATACAATCATAACCGTTGATGTCGAAGTTTACCTCACGTTCCACGCCGAGTATATTATAGCGGTCAAGGTCTAGATTAATGTTATCCAGGTAATCTAAACCTTGTTCATAATACTTCTGGCGAAGGTCAACGTATTTATTCGGCGGAAAATCATAGGTCACCACTTCATTAAAATGTTCTTCGTAGTACTGGCTCAATTCAAATATATCAAGTTCACCTTTAGCGTATTTTTCCAAAATAGAATGGATTAGCGAACCAAACTGTGCCATTGCGGAATCATCTTTTTCGGTAGTAGCATCAATGTAAACTCTATACCACTCGTATGGGCACGTATCGAAGCTATTTAGCCGTGAAAAGCTCCACTTCATCGTTGATATAACAAAATCATCACAATTGTATTCATTCATCCGGTGATAATTCTCCTTTATTGTGTTATGTGGTACATGAACTATAGTTTATAATCCATGTACCACATCGTTAATATTATTTGCTAATCAAATCGTTAATATCTACCAGCATTTCGCCGGAACTGCCGGACACTGTCGGAACATCACCATTCCACTTATCAATTTTAGATTTCTCAATAAGTTCGTCAGTAAGACTTTCGGCAATTAATTTGTTAGCTTCAGCTTCTGCCTCAGCTTTGATTTTCTTTGCTTCCGCCTCACCTTCGGCTTTAATTTTTGCTTGTTCCGCATTAATAACAGCCGTCTCTTTTTCCTGTTCCGCCAGAATAATTGCTGTTTCCTTATCTTGCTGTGCCTTAGTAAGAGCAACTTCTTTTTCTTGGTCGGCTTTTACCTGTGCAGTTTTCTTCTCAGTCTGAGCAAGTTCTAGCTCCTGGATTGCATTCACTCTACGCTGAACTTGAGCTCTCGTCTCTTCATCGGCATCAATATTTATCAAACTGGTATTTTCGACAATAATCCCATAAGGAGCAAATTTGTCTCTGATATAATTTGACACATCAATATTAAGGTTGGCCCTTTCCTCTCCGAGAATTTCTGTAACCGGATATTTTGCGGTAACCTCTTTGACCCATGAGATAATATTCGGCTTAATAAACGAATCGCGAACTTCTTTACCGGACTGCCCTTTAAATTTGGTGAACAGCGTTGTTACCTTTTCCGGATCATATCTATAAGTAAATGTAAAATCTACTCTAAGACCTTTACCGTCACTAGTGGGCGCCTCGAAGCTATCATCGTCCGTAGAATCTCCATCTTTTCCGGATGTTAAATAACTCTGTTCAATTCCGATAGAATATAATGTAACTTGTTTAGTAGGACCAACAACATGCCATCCTTGCGTAAGCACCTCATCGGAAACACCACCGCTCATGTTATAAACTATTCCTACATATCCAGCAGGGACTTTCTCCATCATCATAAAAAATACAATTACCGCAAAAAGTAACAAAACTCCGGTTACTATTGCTCCTACTTTAGCTTTCATCGTCATCCTCCTCATTATCCTTTGTTATATATTTAAAGCACTCTATCCATGTCACGATTGCCTTCCCAATTATTGGAAATAACATTGCACTTGCAACCCATATTAAAAATGCTCCTATCAACACGCACAATATAAAAACAGGGTTAATAATTATCACCTACTTTATAATTTTATTTTGTTGTTATATAAATATGTCCAAGTATCTTTCCCCTGATCACATGGCGAATCCTTATCTTGTAGCAATCTCCATCTATCATAAACAACATAAACGTTAGTAAATCTTTTTAATAATTCTGTACATTCACGTATTTTTTTCATCTGAACGTCTTTATCGAACGCAATAACCACATCTCGAACCTTCATTCGAATTAATAACTCAATCTGGTATTCATTCAGCTTGGACGTTTCGGCAGATACTGTATTATGAAATCCCCACTGGTCGAGTTTCATGACCGATTTGATACCCTCAACAATAATTATTTCTTGTGTTTCTTTTATATATTCATCTGCTTGCATTGCACATGTAAAATAATCAAGAATTCCAATTTTGTGATAATTCATATACTTCATAATTCCTAACGTTTTGAAATCCTTATACATAGTACGACCCTTTACAGCTATAAAATTAAAATTTGCGTCTCTTACTGGATAAACAATTCTATTACTACATGGGTCGATTCGTATTTCGTATTTCTTCATTTCCTCCGCCGAAATACCTTCGTCTAACCATTCTTGTGGAACTTCGTCTAAATATTTTTGGTTATAATCTGCCTCAATATCTAATATTTTTCTGTTATTAACCAAATGATTATTGCCTAGATGATTTAATCTATTGAGAAGCTTATAAAATGACATCGTTTCTGACTCAATATAATATTGAATATCAGACCCCGTCATATTTATAACTTTTTTAACTGCTTGGTCAAATGTCAATCCTTCTGTCATCATTATCCATGTAAAGATATTTCCAGACCTTCCACAACCAAAGCAATGAAAAAAGTTCTCGTTAGTATTCAATGCAAAACTTGCCGTGTCCTCATTATGAAATGGACAAATTGCAAAATATGTATTTCCAGAATGTTTAACAAAATCTAACGTGTTTGATACATAATCAAAAAGATCCACTTTCTCAGCTAGTTCTTCAAGTGCTTCTTGGGAATATTTCACATGTAATCTACCTCACTTATCAATAACTATTGCTTGCGAATTATCATATGATCTATCTTTAAAATACACTTCTTCGGCAGCTTTCCTTGCTTTTACAGCATCTTCAAATTTATTAAAATCACCAAGATGATAAACAACATAATCTTTTGTTATTACTGCTCTCCAGCGATTAGTATCTTGCCTATAATATACACCAGGAACACCAGAAGTATTATTTGACGCAATTTTTCTATTCATGCTGTTTTGAGACTGAGTTGCTAATCTTAAATTTGACTTTCGATTATCATTTTTTCTTTCCGTATGTATGTGATCCACTTGTAAATTATTGTCTTTTAAATAATCTGACATAATGACTCTATGCATAAAAACTGTGCGCTGTTTATCACTTAAATGCTCTTTTGAAACAACGTATCCTTTCTTATCACTTTCTACAAACCAATATCTATCTTTTATTTTGTCATAATCTTCTAAATCAAAATAAAATTCTCTTCCGCTTGTATCAAATCCGATTCCATAATCGCCATCTAAACGATACTCATTTTTAACTGGGTTTCTAAAATTTTCCCCCAGTAAACATCCGCAAGATTTAACACCGCCACTTCTTAGGTTTCCAGTAGAGACTGTTTTTATATTTCCACATTGACAAGAACATATCCATCTACGATTATGTTTGTCTTTAACTTTGCTGTAGTCAAAATTAGTGTCCAATCCTATAACTGTCAATCTACCAAATTTATGACCGGTTAAATCCTTTTTATATAAACAACCGCATGATTTTGTATTACCAGATTTTAAATTATCACCAGAAACAATAACATGATTTAAGTTCTCACAAGAGCACTCACATTCATATTTTGTTTTTTTACTTTGTTTATCTGATATTTTTTTGACCACAGTTAATAATCCAAATTTTCGCCCGACCATATAATCAAAATCTGGATATTTTTTATTTAAACCAAGTGCCACGGCCATTCTAGCTAATGATCGATCATCCTTGTCTTCTAATTCTTTAATAGTCCAAATTGGTGTTTTATTAGTATATGCCGTTATCAATATATTCTTTTCTTTTTCAGACCATCCCGTATACATCACCTCAATCTTCAAACGGGGTTGCTCCCGGTATTTTATGTTTTTTGGCTTCTTTTATGTTCATCAGATCACCGACAAACTGCACGTCAACGTAATCGTCATCGCCGCCATGAATACTTCCGTTACGATTTTTAGCAACTTGAATACAATAATTGCCACAATCAATCCCATCTTGTTTAAGCTGTTCAACAGTTTTGTCTTTCCAATACATTAAGACATCCGCATATCTTTCTGGTTTTTGCGAATCCGAGACATTTCCAGTCATCTTGTTTAATTGAAGACCGGCTAGTATCGGTATTTCCAATGTTCCGGCAATTGATTTAAGAAAGTCAGCCATCAAGCCCAGGCTTTGAGATATTTCAGCCGCTCCTCTCATTTCGGATGGTTTTATATAATCGTATATTGCGAATCCTAACTGACTTTTGTTGTGCCACTTGCGGAATGTCTGCTCAACCACCGTTCTACTAAAAATTGGCTGATATTCATGGACAAATCCGGGAGATTTTTTAATAAATTCCATCGCTTTTTGAATGCGGTCAAATTCCTCATTGGTGTATTTACCAGACTTGATTTTTTTGACCGTAACTCCACTTAAACATGCAATCGCTCTTGGCAAAAACACTTTATCGGTTAGCTCGGTGTCAATAATTACAATTGGTATTCCATTTTTTAGCGCATATAATCCTTGGTTCATAAAATAACTAGACTTACCTCGACCGGTTGCCCCGGCAACGAGTACAAGTTCGCCCTTGCCAAATGTAAAATAATCGTCTAACGTCGGAATTAAATTTGGTATGCCGATGCTACCGTCCTCATTCCTGTCCTCACAAATTTCTTCCCATATAGCATCAATTTTTTCACCAAGTTGGACGCTGTCTCCGCCAAAGATAAACTTTTCAGCAATTTTATCTATTCCATTATTAACATAGTCATTCAGCGTATCTAACGTAATCTCCTTGTTAAAACATTCTTTTCCAATATCAACCGAAAACCCACATAGATCACGTCGAAATGCTAAACTGACAACGGTGTTAGCTAATAATTTATACTCCTCATATGTTCCTCTGGCTGCAATTTTAGATAATTCGATATATTCCTGAAGGTTTGTTAGTCCGTATTTGTCTGCAATTTTTTGGCAACCAGGGCTACTATAAATAACATTGTGCAGATTTAAACTATCAATTTTAGTAACTCCGCTTTTTACTAGTTCTTCAATTCCCCAAAACAGGAGTTGATTTTCTTGATTGTAAAAAAAACGAGGGCGTAAGTTGTTGTCACTAAGAAGATATTCGGGATGATGGATTAATGAGGCAATTACGCCACCCTCTGCCGAATTATCCACTAACTCCGATATACTTCTTGCCAACAATTACACCCCCAATACACTTGAAAATCTTGACTTTTTGTTATTCGTTGTTTTTGATTGCGGAATTTTTTCCATATCCAAATCGGGTAAATCTAACTCAAACTCATTTGCCAAAAACACCTCTTCCTGTTGTTTCAACTGGTTGCGAATCTTCCACTCTTGTTCCTTATCCCAGGCGTCCTTAACATCCTTATCCTGGATAATGTAATGTAATCCGGGCGGATGGTTAAGTTTGCCGGGTTTATAGTTAATAAAATACTGTAGTGCAAACTTTAAGTAGTCTACATCCACATGTTTGTCTAAAACCAAGTAATTTATAGTAGATACGAGCCCGCCGATTTGTTTTCCGGTCAATGTCGGGTCTATATATTTATAGAATAAATCCCTAATTTCATTGACCGTCTGCATGACGTGATAACAGTCCGGGTGGTAGTAATGTTTCTGCTTCCCACCCTGAACTGCCTCATCTTTAAGTAGCTGGGTACTCTCATGGAGTTTACGGCATTTGGGGTATCTACAATTCACCATTTTAGGCGGTCGTTTTTTAGCCATAGCCAACCTCCGTAGTTTTCTCAGAACGGAAGTTCTTCTTCGACAGTATCCGGAATGTTCATAAAACCGTTCATGTCCGGAGTTGTCGGCTGCGACGGAGCCGTAGCTGTTGCACCTTTGCTTGCAACAAATTCGGCATCATCAACATATACATCCGTGGTATAGACTTTGATTCCATCTTTGTTTGTGTAGCTACCGGTTCTAATGTTTCCGCTGATCCCGATAGGATCGCCCTTGTGGAACCACTTGGAGATAAACTCTGCTGTCTTTCCGAAGGCTACGCAACCAATAAAATCTGCGTCATACTGCCCAGTTTCTTTATTTTTAAATTTTCTATTAACGGCAACCGTGAAACGACAATTTGCATTTGCGTTTTCTCCAGTAGAGTATCTCACTTCTACGTCCTTCGTAATTCTACCAACAAGATCAACTTTATTCATAATATCTATTCTCCTTTAATAATTAATTTGTTGGGCGGATTTGCTCCGCCCGTATGTGAGTGATGGATTTGTTAATGGTTACTGCGCAAGAGCCTGGAGTTTAGTCAGAAGCTCCTTTGCTTTATTAATATCTCTGATGGCATTAGGGTTGCCACTCGGAGCATATTCCTTAATCGTGGTCATAACGGCTTCATTACCAGACCCGCCGGCTGCTTTGGCAGCGTTGATGATTTCGGTTTTAACGGCTTTGAGATCGTCGGCAGAAGCCATTGCTACATCAGCGGATTTCTGGATAACGGGTTTCGGAGCTGGAATGGTACCAACTTCGCACCAGTCATAAAGTGCCTCCCCATCCTTTGCGGTAATCACAGAATATCTGGTTTCTGGCCATAAATTCGTATTGTCCTTGTCAGAATGGGCTAAATGAGTATCCTGTTCAATCTGTAGTGACAGCATGACCTCATAAGAAATGTCCTTATCCGTCTGACTTCCCATTCCTACCTTTCTCGGAACGGATTTACCGTTTCTTTCTTCCAGGAGCCACTCGTCCTTACCTCTTGCACAGCAAATAATATGCATCGGAGCGCTAAGAATTTTATCAAGAAGTGCGCGGTGCTTGGGCTTGAGCCGGCCCCAATTAGTAAACGAATTCCCAGGCATCTTATCATGGGTATCATTTAGCCATTTCCATTCTGCACTAAGACCGTCAATAATACACACCTGATAACCCTCGTCAACCGCCTCGTCAATAGCTGCTATATATTTATCAGTTGTAAAAGGATCACTCAACTGAAGCAAATCATATTCAAATGTATAATCTCCATGTTTTGATTTTGTCTGAGCATATAATTTATCTCGGTCACCTTCTGTCCCAATGTATGCAATACCTGGGCCACCACACTTTCTATAAATTCCCGTTGCTAGTTCACAAGCACTCAGACTTTTTCCGGCTCCACTCGGACCGGAAAGAAGCACCTTAGCCTTAACTTTTTCACGTACAGCTTTTACAAATGCCATTTAATCATTCTCCTTTACTCATTCATCATATTTAATCAACAGATACATCAAATCTTCCAAAGCGGAAGCTTTTCCTCGATAGAAATCTCGTTCTTTATCGGAGATGCTCTCATCGTATTTAATAATTTTTTCATATAGTGCTTTTCTCCTACCTAACTCAAGTTTTATCTCGTTTGTCTTGTCGCTCATATTTACCTTCATATTTGTTCTTGCACCAGGGCTTATCGTCATCCTCAACAAAATATCCCAACAGATCGCAAAGTCCACACTCATTATTCACACAGTTACCGCAAGTAATTTCCATAGTCTTTACCCCATTATCCGACATAAACTCCACTCCAGACTGCAACCGCTAATATTAATACTCCAATGATCTTAATCACCATCATAATCATACTCATCAGGTTTAATGTTACCAATTGCCTTATATACGCCTTGCATAACATCGTCAAATGCTTCGTTATATATTTGATTTAACACATCTTTTTTAACCTTGGATGCTTTCCCATCGTAGTATCCTCGCCTATAACTCGGATACATCATAAAGAACGTAAACACAGACCCCACAATAAGTCCAATAGCTCCAGCCCCCAGATAAATCATAATTTCTTGTCCTCGTCGTACTCATCCCACAAAAATAAACATATTCCCAACACATGTGCGGTAGCCAACATCATAACCGCCGAAACCATCAGTGAATTCATTCCCAAACTACACATAATTGCTGTAACGTCTACTAATAGTGCAACTACCAAGACAACCATTGTTAGCTTACTCAATATCGACATTAGGCTCCTCATCATCAGGTACTCCCCATCGTTTACGCTGCTCTGCCCAGCATTTGTCACAATCCTCATTTGATGCACCGAAACAACCACGGCAATTTGGATGCCAGTATGCTTCTTCGGCATCATCAGCATTACTTGCTGCAATCAGTAAACAGTACATTCCGATTGTGTTTATTGCACATAAGATTGTTACTACTATTAATAACTTAATCATCAGAACTCTCGTTCAGCCTCCCCATAAGTAATCCCAATTCTCCACTAGTTACGCTCGAGTAGACTAACCCAAATAACAACAATCCCATAGTTGTGATAACAATTACTCCCATGGTGGACTCCTCCCGTTTGCATTTAATAATTAATTGCTACTCTAAGAGTATAGCACGTTGCTTTCTGTTTTGCAATACCTAAATTTAATAATTAATTATATTCTTTTTCACGGACAAGGATGATAATCCAAATGATGATTAATAATATCGGCAGCATTATATTCCTCCTTATCCCAATAATATTTTTGCAAACTCTTTCGGTGACGTATTCTTAACAACATAATCCGGTATGGTTACACTTTTTAAACAAAGTGAAATCTCATCTATTGATAAAGCACCGATTCTTGTTAAATATCTTAGCAGAACCGTTAATTCTGCCATAAGTTCTGTTGTAGTTCCTTCTATAGCAATACCATCTTTTGCGTTTATTGATATCATTTTTCTCCTCCTAAATAATCCAGTTCATAATTCATCAGTTCTTCCATAGTTAATGGTCTCTCATACGTAAGGATATCATAATACCGACCACTCGGGTCATTTTCTCTTCCAATAAAACCATCTTTTGGTTGGCATCCCGGCGAAAATCCGCGCAGTCTCATTCCGTACTTATAAACGCTCATTGTTCGTCACCTACCTCCAATTGCTTCTTTGTCAGCAGAGTTCCGTCCGCATTGTATGCAGGAGTGATAGCTGTTCCATGAGTGACATTGCAAACCACATAAACAACTCCTGTTATATTGTCGATTAAATGATATTGTTCTGAACTCCAAATGCTACTCTCATATATTGTGAATCCAGAACGGCTTCCCGTATCCGCTTCCATTTCAGAGCATCCCACGAAGCATAGCGTTAATATCACCGCAATGGTCAGTATTATTCGTTTGATATGTTTGCTCATTGTGTGTCCCCGTCCTCCCGCTCACGCCATAACGGACAATTATATCTAATCGGATCGTACCATTTTGGCTTTACTTCACAGTCTTTAATTCCGCAATCATTACAATTTGGCATATTTATGATTCTGCGGTATGCCAATATGCAATCTGTAATATGCTTCAAATCTGTAAAGATATCGTCTAGTTCGCTCATCTGTCACCATTCCCTTCCTTCAAATTCGGATAATACTCGATAACATCTCCGTTATCTAACCAAATAGTTATCCCGGGTTTCCCGTCCGCAAAAATTTCATGACATATCGGTCTGTAATCAGCAACATGAGCAAACGGGAATGTATCATTAAATCGGTCGAGGACATCGTTAAATGTAATATCTTTCATTTATTCTTCCCCTTCCTTCAACATCTCCGCACCACAGTTCGGGCAGAAATCATAATCTCCATTGCAAATGCAAATCTCCCCGCAAGCTGTGCAGTGAAAGTTTCCAAAACCACCGTAGTCCAAGTATTCCCACCGCCCTATCTTGCGTTCGAGCTGTGCGGAGGGCAAGGCTTTAAGGACATCTTCGCACCGCCCAAAAACGCCTCGCAATTCAAAACACGCATCGCTTACGGCATCAATAGCGGCTTGTCTGCTGATTAAGTCACTCATAAATTCACCTCTCCATTTTTGCACCGCAATGATAACAGAAGAAATTTCTGTATTTCTCATTGATATCTATCATCGCTCCACATTCCGAACACTTACACATAGTTTTAAGCCAATCGCCATCATATCCGACCCACTTCCCTGTCTTCCGCTCTGGCAGTGCGGATGGAATGTTCTCAACGATTGATATTGCCACTCTTAACCCATCCCAATCATCTACCTTATCCGTGCATCTGTATTCAGTATCAAGTGCTTTGATTACTTCTTTTCGACTTATCAATTCGTCCATCATTTTACTTTTCCTCGATTCCAAGCATTTGTCGCTTCTTCCATTGAACCATAATGTTCTGTCCTTGCTCTACAGTCTCGCTTCGTACATTCTGCCGTATAATCAACGCCATCAACCTTGACATGGTAATCCCTTGCAAAGCCCTCGTTGTAAATATGGAATAGTTTCACAATTCCTTCACTACCACAAACAGGGCAAGGCCTTAATCCATCTATTGTCAACATTTCATTCTCCTTCCGGCTCATACCTCGTCAGCTTTTCGAGCAAGTCGGTCTTTACATACAGGTCAGTGCCGACGATTTCAAACTCACCAAACATCCTTCTTTCTTGCCCGAGTTCCAAGATAAATTTGTCCCCTGGCTTGAAATTGGTCTTTCCGACATCCATGACGGTGACATTTTGCTGTTTATACTCTCTCAGTTCCTTCAGCCATTCTGCAAGCTGTCGATGCTCTGCGGCACATTTACCCGACTTGCAAGCTATCTCTTTTTCTACCCTATCATCAAGGTCACAACCGCGAGCTGATTCTTCCAACAGTTCAGCTTGCTCTTCCGCATGAATAATAGCTTCATCTAACGTCATATCATTCACTCCAATCGCTTTTATCGACATTGTTGTCGGTACCATCATCTCGACTCATCCGTGACCTAATGTAATTTTTCCACCATTCATCGCTACTATTCATTTCAGATTCACCATCCTCTGACAGCTCTTCCGAAGCCATAGTGATGGAAAATGATCCTTCAATCATATCAATTGCCTGCCGCAATCTACAATCTGGATTGCATTGCCCACAATGCTCCATCAGATAGCACCCATCACACAATTTTTTCGCTTTAGTAAGGATTTCTTGTTTATCCAATAATTCTCTCATTTTAGGTCGTCCTCCAATTTGATAGCATCCTTCAATGCATATGTAGCAACTCCTAATGCCTGGATTAACAACCTATTCATAGCATCCAAATCTTCTGCGTATGCAACCGGACAACCGACACAGTTATCATATTTTTCGCAGCTATCCATTCGGTATATTTGACATTCAATTTCTTTTGTAAGGACGCGGAGTGCTTCTACTTTATCCATTAGTTATCTCCTTAATATATGGAAGGTCTTTGAGGATGGTTACGAAGTTTCTCCATTCAGAAAGTTTATGTCCGGAACGCTGATGTATCATTGTAATAACATTTTCGTAGTTCATATCAATTGTTCTTCGATAATTATATGACATAGGTAAGCCCTGGATAAGAGATCTCCAGTTTTCCTCGGTCTTGTCCTCGAGATAATTTAGTCTACGTTTTTCATTATGTTCTACAATTGCATTTGCTTCTTCCAGATTCATATCTTCCAGCGAAAAACAATCAATTGTTAGCGGTTTACTCGTCAGCTTATGCATTGTAGAAGTGGAACTCTCCGTAACTCCAACGCGGTAGGTATCAAATTCCTTGAAAAAATAATCTGGAGCAGTAATATCCATACTTACATGAATCATTCTCAAATACTTGCGGTGTTCCGGACCGGCTTTATATAACCTTCTCATTAAATCCAGGTCTTTCTCTCCGATTACAAACTTGGTTGTGTTGTTAGCGTAATCAGTTTCCATATGGCTGTCAGATTTGGACCAACTATTGAGCGGATTGCGCATCCCTCTAATTGCTCCTTCGAAGTTAAACACTTCAATGTTTTCTACTTTTATCAATTGGTTTACCTCACTTTTAATAAGTTGTTTTTTTGTTGTAATTACTAGAACAGGGAGTATAGGTGCTGCCCCTATGTACCCAGATTCAAGGTCTGGTTCACTAGCTGTTGTGATAACCCCCCCTAAATTTCTCAAACAAGGCCGTGTTCCACGAAATTAATTTGCGCATCGTGCGGGGTTGATTAAGCCAAAAACCCGTCTTATGGCACCTTGCTTAAGATTGCATGTGGCGAGAAAATACCCTCGCCACAAAACCTCACTTTAAGTTATTTCATTTCTGTTTCTGTTAAGTAATATTGCAATGCTCGTCTTTCCGAGCCGTCGGGGTTTTGTAACGAAAGTTACGGGATAAAAAGCTGTTTGATCAATCACATAGTTACAAGTACGTACTTCCCAGTCTTTCCCAGGTGTCACCAGTTTTTGACAGCTATGTCCTTCGCATATTATTCTGTCACGTGCATCAGACATGTGTGGAATATGTCATTTTGCCTTTCTGCTTTCGCTTATCTTATCCACAATCAGATAAGCCGGAATCCTGGACAACCATGATATCCGCAGGCCGATTCGAACAACCACTTCCCGTCGGCGGACGGGACGTACTCACCAATTATACGATACGGATAACCAATTACACATGTGCTTTCACTATTTCGGACAGCTTGTACTTCACCGACCTACTTTAGCTAGTGGGAACGGCAAGATTTGAACTTGCATCTCTTTTGCGCTAAAGTGTTTTACCATAAGGATTTATTTTTTGGCACCTTATTAAACTACGTTCCCTTATTATTGCGGCTATATCAGCCTCGTACAATTCGCTGGGTCAAATAAGCGATACCCATAAACTTTGATCGAGGATTTTATCGAAAATTAATAAATGAATTCCCTAAGCCCTACATAAAAAGAATTCTAAATTCTAAATCGCCACATCACCAGTGGCATCCACTAAACAATAATCAATGATAACTGAGCGCTTAAGCCAATTTACATTTGATTTCTCATCCCATCAGCATTGCAATATTGATGCTGCTCATATGAGAAAACACTGTATAATATCATATCGCTTCATCTCGATATTATGATGTTTTAAATGGAGCCGGGATAACCCTCCCGGCGAGGGGCTTAAGTTTGCGAATTTCGATATAGTCGCAATAGATTATTTAATAATTAAAAATCAATTTCTATTGTAGTCAGAGCATTCGACACATTCAGCTTCGTATCAACCTCTGCTTCAAACGCGTCAATTCTGGACTCCAACTCAGCAATTTTCTTCTCAATATCGAGCGGATCGACAATGGCAAATTCCCTTTGCTTTCTATACGGCGCTGTAAAGGCTTCTATGTCAACTTTGTCAATTTTTTGCTTATTGTCTCCGGAAAGCTGTGTTTCGATCAATCTGTCGCACTGAGCGTCCACTTTTGCGTTCTCACGAGCAACGGTGGAAACAGCCGAATCAAACTGCTCTTTCATCGCATAGAGGAATCTTTTGTCATACTCAATCGAACTCTTCTTTTCTATAGCAGCTGCGACAGTCATCGTTACTCCGCCGATTTCTACCTTAGTAATTGCGTTAGAATTGACAATTGCACTCTTGAGAGCATCTCGGTTATCAATCATAGCCGTGATAGAATCAAACGAGGACTGTGCATCATTCTCGTAAGCTTTCCTTTTTCTTGTGACCGATTAAATCCGAATTCTTCTTGGCTGCTCCGACAAATTCGGCACGACCGATTGCCTTATAAATTTTGTCGTCATAGAGTTTCAGTTCTTTCAATGCTTCTGTTACTGTAATTTTTCTCATAGTTAATTCTCCTTTGTTTAATAAATGAATTTACATGATTCCTTAGCTGAAGCGGTACGATTCGAACATACATCTTCTCGATTGGCGCCGAGACGTTTTACCATAATTGCCGGCCAACTTAAACTACACTCCAATATTGCCGGCGGCAGTCTTGGCCTTCGACTGCACTTTAATGCTCCTTAACAAACCGGCAACGAATAAAAAATCCAGACTTGGTGCAAGCACCACTTCTGATAAAAAACTCTATATGAGTTTTTTGTTTATGTGGGTAAGGATTTGCACCTTACATGACATCCTCATCTGAACTGTCTTTCCATGCGTTTACCTTTTCCGCCACCACATAATGTAGATTTGATTTTCTACAATGGAACATCCAGGGCTCGAACCTGGGACCGACCGGTTATGAGCCGGTGGCTCTGACCAACTGAGCTAATGTTCCAAACAGATTCAATCAAAAACTCCGGATTTACAATTACATAACGCCGAGACACTACAAGTTGGTCTGCGTTGCCACACCACATCCACTCCTCATTGCTCATCAAGGATTTTTTGATTGAATACAGTCCGTACAGATTCGCCTTATTATTTCAACCCCAGCAACAGGGTCACCATAATGCACTACAGTGTAAAAGCCAATCTGCCGATAATTTAGTTGTTGCCGTTTAAGTAATTATTAGTCGGTGCATCGAGAAGGTATCGGCTGAATAGATATATATCATTTCAACCTACTCACCGGTTTATTTATCCGGCTGCCGTTTGCCTTCCGTGCGGATAGTGGGAATCGAACCCACACGATGAAACCATCAGCGGATTTTCATACTACTCTATGTTTCCATAGCCATGATGAATCATGTTGTAGTCTGGACCATGTCTTTACCTTGTCAGATTGGTATTCTGATTTAGGTAGATGGTATATGGTCTCTACACATTTATAAACAAAGGCTGTTCCTCAAACTCCATTTAACTACAGCGCTTCGATAATTTCCATTCAAAGGAATATTTCTAATTCCGGTTTTCGTAGCACCTTTGTTTAATTTAGCTCGGCGTTGTCTTAGCCTTTCGCCGAATTAGCCATCTCCACTTATATCGTTTCCAATATAAGGCTCTACTTTAATGTCTGCTAAGAAGAAAGTCCGCTTCGTCTGCCTATTCCGACATATCCGCAAGTTTGCCGCCTATCACGGTTATGTGGATCGCCCACATAAGTTGATTTTCACTATGGTAAATAATTTGGTTTCCTTTGAGTGGCAACTTATAACCGTACTTCCGTTGTCGAAGAAGTTTTCTCATCCAGTAGAACCAGATTTTACTGTAATAATGTTAATCCCTAAAGAACTTGAATACTTTAACACCGTGGACTAATACATATAACAAATAATTCAAATTAATAACACATATAGAACATAACCATGTACAACCACAGATTTATTGTTAAAATATCATTTGAATATTACCGGATGACGGAAAATTCGTTTCATTTAATAACTAATTTCGAAAGTTACTGTATTATTCACCAGATCAAGTGTAGTCTGGAGATGTTTTAACTCAGCGTCGACTTCTTCATATGCCCTATCAGCGGCTTCAATGTCGAAGTTAGCATAGATATAGTCAATTACATTTCCCGTAATTTGACCTCTGCGTTTCTCTTGCATACTTCTCATACGGGCGAATTTTTGTTTTCGTTCGGTCAACATACCGAGTTTAATCAACACCTGGTCAATCGTTAGTCCGGTATCTCCGACAATCCTAGAACTGTTGAATAAATTAATCGCATGTTTGATAGCAATAATCTGGTTGTCTATAATTTCAATACAAGATTTTGTATCCTCGAAATTATAATCCGGGCGAACATCATCAAGCTTTTCGCCGACAGCCGCATGGAATTCCATTCCGTCTATTTCCTTATTGCGGAAATTACTTTTTTCTTCGTACAGTTTTCGAAGTATATTGTTTGCTTCTTTGGACGTTACCGTTACTGTTGTCATTGTAGTTCTCCTTTAATAACTCGTATAACTCTTTCTGCGGAGTAATCGAAATAATAAACATCACCGCTGCTCCGCCGGCTACCATAACTCCTATGCAAATCCCAAATATTAACACCACCAAATACATCGTTTGCCTTAATCCACTACTCCCAAATATTCCGGACATGGAGTGAGTAAGAATTTATAGTACTTTATCTTCAACATTTCGAGATCGAATTCACTCACTTCAATGTTATGACCATCACAGATATCTTTTTCTATTGAAGCTAAGAAAGCCGCCATCCTCTCGGCATCTAATTCCCTCACCACATCAAAGTTCGTTTTTATCGTACTCAAATAACTCTCGCTCCCATTCCGTAATCCATCTATCTTCAATTATTTGTAGGATGACTATTTTACCGCACCCAGGGCACACTCCTAATTTAGTCGAATAGCCATTACCGTTTTCATCCCATTTAATATTTAACTCATTTCCGCATGCAAAACAGCGGTATTCAAAACTATTTTCCATTCGCTACCATAATGATACCATTTAATCATCATTTTTCCTCCTATTATTTTTCCCACCGGATTTCTTTTCGGCAGTACTACTCTCCGCAGCTTTGGCTGCCTTTTTCTGCGCATTGATTTCATTCTGAAGCTTACGCATAATCGACTTCATTTTATCAAATTCCGTTCGCTTAGATCTGTTCTTCTCGGCACGTTCCAGAACCTCGCGATTATATTCGGTTGTCCCTTCCTTATAAGGATTGGGTTTATACTTATATGTTTTGCCGGCTTCTCGGCGATCGGCAAATTTCTTCATATGTGCCTCGTGACGCTTTGCACGAAGTTCTTTATTAGTTTCCTTGCGTCCCTGGTTACGGTACTTCTCACATTTCTTTTTCATCTTGCCGGGTTTTGCCATAATCTATATCTCCTTTACTAGTTAAACTAATTTGCATTTAATAATTAATCTATAAGGATTGTACAACAGAAACATTCTGTTGTCAATACCTTTTTAATAAATTTTCAAAACATAAATCCGAAGATAATATTTGCGTCATTTCCATAGCACTCATAATAATCCACATTCTCATCATGTTCCACGTTAGTAGCATCAATAGTAAAGGAACCTTCATCTATATCGATGTATATCATATTCTCATCGTCCGACACATCCCTCAGAACTACGTCCAGGCTCATCCCCACGCCCAAATCCGGATTCGCTTTAATTTCCATTGTAATTGCGGTTTCGTTATAACAAACATCCTCGAGTCTTTTTACCAGCGCTTCTCTTGTGTCCATCATATAAATTCTCCTCCATAAGGTCTTCCCCAATAGTGTCTCCCTATCGGGGAAGTTAACGAACAGTAATCCGAACATCTGTTCGATTCATTAATGTAATAATAGCACACCTTGATTCAACTTGCAAGGCCGGATTTAAATAAAATTTCCGTATATATTTATATAGGTGGTTAAATTTTGAATTTTCCCATATCTTGTTTCTATTACATTGCGAAGATCGCTATGTAGTACATCATCTAGTGATAGGTTCTTTTCTTTCATAATCCTGCGGATATAATCAAGTCTACCTCCCTCCATAATATCTTTCCGCGAGATTTCACTAGGTAACCCCATATAATTAAGTCCGCCTCTAAACCTTCCGCCTAAAAGCAGCATCATATTTGTCTGCGGATTTTTAACGTTAATCGGTCTAATTATTTTATCTGAGGGAATATAGTCATATTCTCTTTGTTGCTTTTTTGTGCTAGTCCAAGTCATTTCTTCAGCCGCCATCAAGATAATGTTACGAAGTTCATTAGAAATTATAATTGTCCTTCCATCGTGAAGTCGCAATTCGTTTCCATTAAGATCTGCAGCTCCTACATTAATTAAATTTTGCGCATTAACACCCTCAAATAATCCGAGGTATATAAATTGATCCGAGTAGTTGTTCAATGTCCGGATATTTTCCATCAGTTCTTCTCTGGTAAGAATCAATGTTCTTAACTTTGTAAAATCAATACATTGGCAGAGTGTTTCCGTGGTAAGTTCAGCAAAATGATTTTGATTATCATTAACCAATCGGTTTGTTATGCACCAGTCGGTGTATATACTCATCGATCCTTTAAAAATAACCAATGTTTGTATCCGTGGCGTACTCATATATTTCATGTATCGGATAATTTCTGTTGATGTCCATTCGCAGACGTCACGGTCATACTCCTTTTCAAAGTATTCCATTGACTCAAACCAAATCTCCGTATTTGGAGATAATTCCACTTCACTCTTGCGTTCTTTTAAAAACTGGAGCTTGCGATCTGCATTATACATAATTAACGCCTCCATTCTGCAACTGCATTATTTAATTCGTTTATAGCTTTCCTTCTTACGTAATTTCTATTAAATGTAAAGCATCTATTTTCGATATTTCTATTATATAAATAATCGATCAGTTCATCATAGTCATTTACACTAATGTCCGGCAATGTAAAAACGTACATCATAATTATTAAATCTTTGACTGTGTATTTTTTGTTAAGATAGTTTGGATTTACCTCAGATAAAGAATTGAATTTCTTTTGGATATCATTTTTGATGGTTACAACAGCCGAAGTCTCATTCTCAATTTCAATTTTTTTAACATAGAAAGAATCAACCACAGCTGCGAAATCTGCTTCTTTAATTAGCCCGTCATTACGAGCAATCATTCCCTGAAGGTTGCTCATTGGGTCTTCATTCAATCTCTTAACGACTCGGTTCGCAACATTATACTGATTGTAGGAAGCGGAATCAGTCCTTTTCATTTGAGTTTTTTGATCTTTCTGGAAGATAAACTGATTTGCTTTTTCCGTAGAATAGTTAACAAATCTGATTTCCATCGGATAATCAAAATCCTTATCAAAGTTATATATCTCTGCCATTCCGAGCCAGCGGTGATAACCATCAATGATATTGAACTTATCGTTTACCAGGCTATATATCTTGAGGGTGTTATTGCTAAAACTGAATTCCGATCCCTGTGGGATATTGAGTGTGATGTCGTCTGGGATGTAGCGCCCGGTTTTGAACGCTTCCTTGATCTCCTGGACGGACTTCTTATTTATAAATACTCTCATGATTTCCGTGTTGCCGGATTTGATGTGGCGAAATGTTCGCTGTTCGTTCTCATCGTAGTTGATTAATCGAGCGTCCTTCATCGCCATAAGTTCCTGAAATGATGTGCGACCGATCCACTGATCCTCGCTTATCTGGATGATATCCTTAAATATGAATGGGAAAGTAATTGTTTTATTTTCTACCTTTTCGCTACTTAGTACTTCTATCTCATTGTCGGTAAAGTACAACCCAAGGCGACTTCTTTTAATAAAATATAAGAATGCAAATACTTCAAAAGTTGATGCCTCTGCTATGTCTTTTTTGAATGTGAAATAATCGGTAGTAGCCTCAATAGGAATATTAAACTTGGAGTAAATCTGTCTATATAACTCCATCTTTTCTTTTCTGTTGGTTATATCCATTAACTTCTCATTTAGATAATTATTAAGTTCTGCTCTGCTTGCTTCGCCGTTTATCATAATTGGTCTCCTTTCTCTTATTTAATAATACAACATAATGGTATTGGTTGCAAGTGCATTTTTATTCATCATCAATGATATTTCCAAGGAAATTACCCATAAGTGTAGCTGCCTTCTGGGAGGCGGTATTTTTCTGACCACGAATATAGATTTCTGTTGTTTTAGGAGATGCATGCCCCATACATTCCTGAGTAAGATACAGATCTTTTGTCTTTGCATACAATTCAGTGCCAAAAGTTCCACGAAGTTTGTGTGGTGTTTTTCCCGTATATTTCTCCACCATAGATACAATAGATGTGGTAGACAGTCTATTATGTCTTTTAGAGATAAATGCCGCCGGCTCACTAGTTACCATAGTCTCCCTATATTTAAACCACTCTTTTACACTGGCAATCGTAGATTCCGGACAATAGATTTTACGATTTTTATCTCCTTTTTCCGCAACAGTTATTGAATTATCCTCAAAATTAAAATCCTTTACATCAAGTTTATACAGAGCCGCACGACGAATTCCGGTACCGAGAAACACCGCAAGGATTGCCTTATTTCTTGCTTTCTGCCAATCCGGATCATCGGACTCGTTAACCATACGAAACGCATTAGCACATTGTCTCTTGGTAAGAAATCCATTTTCCCTCTTGTCAATCTGTTCCTGAGTTTCAATTGGTTTCGGTCTTTCCACGAACTGCATATAGTCCTTTGTATTAAGTTCGTTTGCATATAAATATTTTGACAACTTTTTCATAGCCGCATATGATGTGATTCTATTGGAAGAAGAATAATCCTTTAGTGTTGCCAGATGTCTTACATAGTTCTCCAATTTAATTTCCGAGGGATCGGCAATTTCTTCCTCATCTAAAAATCTAATTGCCTTATACACATAGTTCCATGCGGACGTATATGTCATATTAGTCAACAGATAATAATAGAATCCAGTCAAGAACTTGTAACCACTTTTTTCAATTTTTCTAAGTGCAAGCTGTTCGTAATTTTTATCGTACTGTTTCTTTCCCATTTCGCTCATGATATCACCTCTTCCAAATTTTCTACAATTTCTTCCAATGATGAGAGTACATCTTCCAATATACCTATTGCTTCTTCTGACTGCTCACCGCGCTCACTGCACTGGAGACCTTCCGGCATATTATCAAATGCGTCCTGTTCTTCATTTAATATATCTTCGAGTTCGCTTGTTACTTTGTCATTAATAATGTTAATTACCGCACTGATTTTTGCTCTTCTTGCTTTATTCATAGCATTCTCTCCTTATTAATAATTGTTTTCTATAAATTTGCCTTCTGCTTTACAAAACGGACACCACAAATCTTTGATATGGTTTTTCTCGCGTTTATATCCTTTACTTCTCATAATTGGAAACTGTTTTCCGCATTCACTACATTTAAGATATGATGTAAACATATTAGTTCGTTTTCGCATAACACCTCACCTCACTTTATTGTTTTATCAAATTTTTCATCAGCATAACTACCAAACAACCAATTATCATGAAACCAATATCCACCTTTTAAAGCCACGGTATAAATCATATTATAAAAATATGGTGTGCTCCATGTAACGTAATACTTTCTGTCTTCTTCTTTTTCTACTATCTGTTTCCTATCAAAATATCCTTGTTTTACTTCCTTAACTCCTTCCTTATACGGAATAATAACTTTTGCAAATCTAAGATTGTTATCAATCGCCTCTTGAAGCCAAACAGCATCGTTTTCTGCTTTCGCTTCTTCTATTTCTCGCTTGATTTTATCTTGTTCAGAAGCGTATTTCTCTCTTGATGGGACATAAATCACACATCCTGTTTTAGCATTTACCCATGCGGTAGTGTTCTTTATACCAGTTACCGGATCAGTGAAAAATTCTCGTCTAACTCTTTTCCCCGTTACAGTATCATAATAATTTCCATTACGCCATTCAATTCTATCCGGAAGTCCAGCGTTCATAGCCGGAGTTATTTTAGCCGTCTTTGCCGCATCCTTGATTAAATTTCCTCCGAGCCAACCTACTGCCAAAAATGCTCCTAAAATTCCCATAATCATTTTTCCTTTCTTATAATATTATCTCAATGCGCCAAGGATTCCGGCAGCCAGTGTACCACAAACAAACACAAGTATTGGGCCAGCAGAACTACCGTCGGTTGTCAAGCGAACTCCAGCATAAATTCCAAATAAACAAATGATTACAATTAACATCAGAAACGCTCCCATAATACCAACCTCCCTTACGCTGCCGCAATCTTCATACGCTTCTCAAAAGTTGCTTTGTACTTGATAAATGCTTCTACCTCATTATACCCAATTGCATTCATGATTTCAATGCGTTCATCCTCATCCAGAATCCTGGTTACTTTAATATCGGAAGTAATAACCCAAACTCCCTTACCTACCTCACGGAAAAAATAGTATCCGTTATCGGGAACTTTATCTGTAAAACACTTTTTGGGTAATTCACTTACTTCCTTATTATAGTCGGTGCTTGCATTGTACTTGACCTCACACCAAACTCGCTTACCAGACTTCCAACGAGGCTTGTAATAACCGGTATCCGTCCCATCATAGGACTTTAACCACGGAGCATCCGGAACATCTGCACCAATATGCCAACCGCCCCTCGCTGCAAATCCCTTGGTCGGATGAAATTCGGCTTTCATCCACGTATTGAACGGCACCGGCGTGTTTTTGTCGATAAACAGTGGAAATAATTCACCTTGCTCATTCATCTCAAAAAGCTTGTAACCAGTCGCCGTTTTTGTAATCATATTATTTTTTTCGCCCATCATATTACCACATTCCTTTCTATTTGTCAATACCTTATTTAATAATTAATCAAATGTGTCGAGTGTTCTCTTCGCTTTCCACTAGGGCAACGAACTCATTCCAAAGCGGATCCGCTTTCGGATTGTAGCTAGAACCATGCTCAAGAAACAGCACATGCTTCAGATCCTGACAAGCTCGGCAGCTGTCGCAATGCTGTTCGCCGTCAACCGCACATCTGCAAATATGCGTTTCAATTCCGGCGGATCTCAATGCCTTGTACATTTCCATCACATGATCGCAATGACCATAATTCAGACCAAACCCAGGCACCAGACTCTTGACAATGTTGAATCCCTCAACATCATCAAATGCGTTCTCGGCAACGGGGTTCTTGGTGTATGCCCACATACGAGTGGACGGGCAGTTAGCCTTAATACGTTTCCACATAGCAATGTATTCCTCGGAGAAGAAATCTCCGGTGATGTGAACACGAACAAAGTCAAGCGGTTTTCCGTATTTACCCCAGTTAATCTGAGCGGTGATAGCATTCTCAAGCCAGTCCATATGCTGACGAGCAGCTACTGTTCTCCAGGCATTTGCGTTGTAAACACCGCTCATTGCATATCTACCGGAGCAACCGTAGCAATGTTCACACTGAAGAGGGCAAGTTCCTTTCATAGTGCAAGATTTGCCGTTGAATTCAACGTGCCATTCTTTTGTACCGGCCAGTGTGCTCCATCCATAGCAATGAGTCTTGGATCCCCATGTGAGCGGAAGGGATACCCACTGTCCCCACGGTGCAAGGATTTTGTTGCCTTTAGTTCTGTACTCGATACCATAGCTTCCAAAGAATTCTTTCTTTCTCATCATTATACGCACACTCCTTAATAATTAATTGATAATGGATTTTTGTTTTCTCTATATAAAAAGGAACCAGCCGAAGCCAGTTCCTTTTGTTGTTAGCTATTGATTATGCTACGTACAGCACGGGGGTTGTTCTCATTGTATGGAATTACCTTAATCACATTATGTTCAAGATTCCATTTGGATATTGTCACGGGGTACGGAGCAGATGTTTTCCATCCGCGAGGATTCATATGGGGAAGTACCTCACATAAATACCAGGTAGAATATTCTGCCTTGACAACAATCGGCAGATAGATATCTTTGTAGGTATCCGTCCCCATGAAGTAGTCAAGTTTCGCTCTTGCTTTCTGATTAACTCTCAGTGTTTTTAATAATTTCATTTATCTTCCTCCTCAGTAATTATTTTCTATTCCTCAAGTAAATGTTTGTGTACTTCTTATATAATGTCTTCGCTTTTACCTTGTTGCCCATAGGATAAGACCGGTGAGTTTCCTTATAGTCTACATAATCCGATGTTTCATAAACATGAACCACATATACCGTTGCTCCGTAGTGTTTGCCAACCATCAATTCACACACCATTTTCCCGTCTGTAGTTGCGCAAGATTCTATTGTCTTGGTCATTGTATCACGCTCCATTCTTTAATAATCACTGTTCAATAGCTACGCAAGACCACTCTGGATGAGCGGCGAGAATTGCCTCTACATGATCATCGCCCTGGAGTGTATCAACCCAAAACATTACGCAGCCGATTTCGTCTACAATCGCGGTTCTGAATTCCATTTGTACCCCTCCTTAATCGACAACACATACATCATAATCAGTACCCCAGCACATACCATCATTATCATCGTCCTTTTCATCTCTGGCACATGCAATCTTTTTCGCTTCTTCTTCGTTTTCTGCTTCAACGAAATAACGGTGTTTTTCTTTATAGGTTATTACTACTTCGTACTTCATATTATCATCTCCATTCTTCATCATCATAGTCATCAGCTTCTTCAATAGACACAATTCTAAGTTCGTCCTTCGCCCAGTCGAGAGCATCATCCATAGCCACTTCCTTATTGGTTGCATCAACAATGTACTCTTCGTCACAACCTACAAAGCCAAAGTTAACCGTGACTCTGTAGTCCTTAACGAATGAATCATCGTCATCATCTACATCAACAGAAATGACGTCGAGGTTTTCACTTGCAAGATATAAGGCGATTTCCTTTGCCTTGTTTTCGTTGTCAGCTTCCACATAAAACTCGTCATCTGCTCCGAGAAAACTGAAATTTACTACTACTCTGTAATTCTTCATATTGTCGTTCTCCTTTGTATTTAATATTTCATTTTCTCTACGACTACGTATTCATCACCGTAAAGTTCTTTTAATCCATTAACTACCTCGGCAGCTTCCAGTGTATTCTTATGGATAATCCTACATTTATAAAAATAACTCACTGCACCGGCTGTATACGGCTCATGCCACCAATGACCGTGACTATCTTTCCAGATGCTAACACAACCCCATAGCCCGTTTCCCTCGTATGATTCGGGGAATATGCATAAGTACTTCCAAATCTTCATATACGGATCATACTCTCTACGGATGATTACCTTCTCTATACTCATACTATCATCTCCAATCAAACTTGATCTTTATTCTACGTAAAACTCCATCCTTAATGACCTGCTGTCAAAATCACTAAACATATCTTTAGGAAGGACAATTTCATAATCTCCAGCCTTGGTATAAATCCGATCTCCTTTAATATAAACTTCCCTTCCTCGAGACCATATTCTACCAATATCATTCCAGATTTTGTCTATAACTTCCTCTGGGAATCTATGATAATATTTTGTATCCAAATCCACGGTAGCATGAGGAATAATGATTTTCTTTATATGATATCCCATCAGCTCAAGACCTTTAATAATATTCTTGATTTGTTTGATATCATAACCTTTTTCTTCATAGACATATCCATTCTGGTATGTCTCGCTTCTCAATGTGATATTATCAATATCCGCAATTACTGGCTTTTTATTAAGCAAGTAATTATTAAAATAAACTTTCATACTATCATCTCCTATCAAACGTGTTTTTTATTTAATTTCATTTCTAATTATGTTCAATATTTCTTTTCTATATTTTTCATAATACATATCCAGATAATATTCCATTTCTTCATCATTTTTAACCAGCTCAGTCAGCTTGTACATTTTGCCCTGGTTTATAAAATGACATGAACTTACATACCATTCATTATCATCAATATTGAATCCATAACAAAATTCCATGAATATATCTTTTTTTGGTATTTTGAAATAATCATTTACAGATACACAACCACCCATATCAAGTTCCGCAAGAACATCAATTTTATTGAGCAATTCATATTTCGTCTTGATGTTGAATAACTCAATACCAAGTGATTCTAAATGTGAATCACAATGATGATATCCATATTTAACCATCCCATCTTTAATAATTCCCACATAAGATCTTGTTGACATATAATTCTCTCCCTTCATCAAAACTGTGTAATGCCTTCACGCAACTCAATCATCTTAACCTTCATGCCAAGTTTTTCTTCGTATTTATTAACTAAGTTTCCATGATAACCAATAAACAGCCCAGGGTATTTAGTAATCAGATACAACGTGTTTTCTTCTACATGAAATACTGTTGTGTCTTTATAAACACTGCTAAGACAAAGTGCTTCACTTTTCCATTGCTGGATAATATCTGTCATATTATCGTCTCCCTTCATCAAACGTGTCTTTTATTTCTGATATAATTCTTTATGTAATTCATTGTAATTATTGCTGCTTCTTACAAAGTTTCCATCTTTATCAATTAAGACGTAATAAATATTTCCAAACTTATCTTCGCTTCTTATAATTTCTCCGTAGTTTTTTCTTTTTGTTATCAATCTTGTTATCATATTATTCTCCCTTCATCAAAGCTGGTTTTATTTCCATCTAAACCCAGTTCTGCTTCGCTGCGTTCTACTGAGTCTTCCATACTCAGTATTGAATTCTTCTTTAAACTTCTGAAGCTGCCTATACATCTGCTCTTCAGATTCACAAAGTCTCATTCTTTCTGCCATCGTCTGAAATTCTCCAGCCCAATCTAAGTTTGTTCTCAGCTCTATTTCTTTTGGCATGTTATCACTTCCCTTCATTTCGCCTTGTAACTATCAATAATGTTTTTATATTCCACCAATAAATCCCTTACTTCTCCGACTGCTTTTGCAAGTTTTTCATCAGGATATTTCATAGCAGCTTCATATAATTTCTGCATCACTTCCTGGTATTCTCTTACGTTTTTCATTACATCATCTCCATTCAAAGTTAATTTTTATTCGTACACTCTATAGTTCTGCCGACCATGCTTAAATCCGTTAAAATCAATGTAGTTTTCCATCCATTTACAAGCATCATCGAATGATGTGAAATAATTGTTACTAAACTTTCCGTTATGCCACTCTTCCCATCTCACTTTCTTTCTTCCAGTCCTTGTGCGTTCTACGAATTTGAAAATTGCAAACTCAGTTCCGTCTGGCAGACTATAAAAAGCTCGATCAACACATGCAACCTCACCAAGTTCCCAATCATTTTCACCCCATGTGCCAGGAGTAAATTCTATTTTCAGTTTATATTTCGGATAATCGTATTTCATGTAACCACCTCCGTTAGTTAATCAACATATCATGCAGTGCATCTCTACACTCTTCATCCGTGAGTTCCCTTATCTGGTCGCGACCGTACACAAAATTGCCATGTTTATTATGGACGGTATAATCATACGTGCCGTTATCATAGCGGTATATTTTGCTTATAACGCCGATTTCACCATAAACATGGGTGTTATAGCAACCGTCCGGCATGTCAACAATTACCTTTACTAATGAGCCTATTGACATTTTGCTATTCTCCTCTCTTTAAACAATCTCAACTACCTTGCCAACCCTTGCGTTTTCAAAGTATCCATCACTTATCTGCCCTTCCATTTCCTCGTCGCATTCTTCCCAGGTGTTACGAGTAATGTGAATAAGTGAATAATCATGTGTACCGGTTTTATCGAAGTTATCGGCCTCGAAAATCCGAACACCGTCTGCCTTATTTGACCAATCCCACTTGACTGATGGGCCAAAACTTTCACGCTGCCGATGACCATCCGCACCGTATACTTTCCATGTACGAGTTATTGCCATAGAATCATCTCCCTTCATCAAACCTATCTTTCATCGTAGATAACCTTGCGACCTTCTTTAATTACAATTCTGTAATTCTCTTTGTGCTTGTATTTATCGAAGTATTCCAGATTGTTGCTACCTTCCTTTCTATGGAATGCACCGTTCCAGTTGTTATAAACATACATCGTATACTTGTATTTCACTAAATCACCTCGCTTTAATCGCAAATCCTACAATTCTAAATGGGACGGTATGATCATAATGCTTCTTAAACTTTTCAATACCATCATGTGCTTCTGCTTCTGTCTTATATTCACTGCCGATTGTTACTTCCCAATCTTTTTTCCCGTTTGTCAAAAACGCAATTGCTTTATACATATTTTTAACCTCTCTTTCATTACATCCAGTAATCAATTGCCTCGTCATCGTCCAAGCGCAAAGTGTTAATCTCTTTTTCAATTGCAAACACATTTCCGCGAGGAAAGTGTTTCTGTAAATCTTCCTTTGCCTGGTCGATGAACTCTGCTTCAAATAAGCCGTAATTATAAGTGAATCGACCGATTGTAATAAATAATTCGTACACCTATATCACCTCACATTCATGCGGTTCCCATTGCTCTATACACTTCATCATATGTAGAGTTCGTGATTTTCGCTACAAATTCACACGCTGCTACGGTGTCCATGTATAATTTCCCGCGCTCCGTTGAGAGTTCTTTTAATGCGTTAATAAGTTCTTCATAAGTAAACGTAAATTCTTTCATACTACCATCTCCTTTTAAATAACCGTTTTATTAGTGATAAAACCCATACAAACATCTGAGTTCTTCCAACATGTCATCATCATCGGCAAGACTCACCTTGTAAGCCGGAATATCATACTGCTCATGTCCAATATCCTGGATTGTGATGATGTCGTTATTAATTTCCATTACAACGCCCATATAGTAGGCATCGTCCGATTTATCCCAGAATGTTACAATATCGCCCGTCTGCATAATTCCATCTCCCTTCAAATCGTTGTTTGATCAAACTCGGTTTTCATTGTTAGTCAATCCAGATTCTTTCTTTTACAAGTTCAGACGTATCCATGTCTTCCAGTTCTCCATAGAATTCCCTCACCTTAGCCGCTGTTTCCACATCACCGGATTCCTTTAATAAGTCAGCGACAAAATAAACCATGTTATCCATATAAGAGCGGCTCGGAATGTCGATGTATCTTTCATTAGCGCGAACCGCTTTTTTAATTCCTTTTGCTGTAATCATCCATGTTATCTCCTTGTATAAGAGTTACCGGTTCCAAATTCGCCGAGTACATTTGTCTTGTACATTATCGGGCTAAGCGTATGATGCTTAAACTTGGGAACGGTTTCATCATACTCTTTAATAAAATTTTCAAGTGTGTCATGGCTACTTTCCATCAGGCGGTCAAATAGTAACTTGCCTTCCGGATAGTTAGTAATTGACAGTGACAATTCCGTTGGTGGCATCCCGTTATACTCGTCAAGCGGAACTTCGAAATAAAGTCCCGTTACAATCCGGCGTTCTGGGTCAATCATCGCCGTGGCATCAAGCCACATGTCAACATAAGTGCTATCTAAATCCAAACCAAGAAAATCCAGAACTCTGTTTCTCATTGAATAGCCGGGATGAAAATCAACCACCACTCGTTTCTGTTCCTCGTCATAAACCCACAACGTATCCATGTCGATTTCCAATGAGTTGATTTCTGTTTCTCTAAATGTCATAGTATCATCTCCTTTTATCTGTATGCTTGAATTGTAAGATACACTCTTGTTCCGTCGTTGAGGTCAATTACTACTCCTCTATCCATTGTGAGAAGATCTGCTTCCTCGAATGTCTGGACATCTTCTACCTCTGGGAAAAGAACGTCTTCATCATAATCGGCTTCGATGTAGCTATTATTCTTAATAGCTTCTACGATAGATTCTTCAATTTCCTTTTCGTAATCCATGCTTATTCCTCCCATGTTTCGACTTCGCTATCCCAGCTATTTACAATGTTCTTAATTACTCCGGCGGTTTCCAGTCGTTCGAAGTAATCAAGCAAATCTCCCTGAAGATCTCCATATACCATTCCGTAAATGATTGCAGAACTATCGGTGTCATTGTTTTCTACTTTCTGCTTTTCGCTCTCGGGGATTTCTCTGACCCCATATCTCTCAAGGAAATCCTCAAAGATTTCAATGAGGTCGTTGATGTTGTCTAGTGTAAAGTACTTATTTGCGTTTGCCATAGTTACCACCACTCCTTATAATCTTTAAGAACCTCGTCTATAGTTGCCTTATTCTGCCGGCGAAATCCACCCTTGGGAGTGCCAACATGACACGTTACTCCGTTATCAAACACCATCCGCTGCCGCCACATGTAGTGACGGTCGGCGGTATGTTTGACATCGAGGAGTTTGTGTGGGTTTCTGTTATTTCGGTAGGTCGTTACTCTCATGTGGCGGTCTCCTTTCGTTTAATAATTCATCGGACATTCACTCCATCCAATGTTGTCACAGTAGTACGGAATTCCGTCAAGTACTACAACATCTGACATACTAAGTGATCTTCCGCAATATTGATTCGGACGTTCGTCTGTATTGAATATAACAAACAGTCTTTCAAGCGCACCGTTTACCGTTTCGCTTGATATTTTTCCGCGCCAAACAGGAACGTAATCAGCCATCTGCCAGTTATGGTTCATAGCGAAATCAAAATCTCTGAATGTGTAGCTCACGCTCATCGGCGCCATGTAGATTATGTATTCTCTCACTTTCATATGATTAATCCTCCCTTGCACAAATAGTGTAAAATTCTGCATCGAGAATAATTTCGCCGGTATCCATATCTTCAAGTGAGATATTTGCTGGGTCATCAATGTCACCGTAAATCGCAATTTCTACCTTATGACCAAAATGAGATTTAAGGATGTTCCACAGTAATTCGTTATCCATCACCATTTCTCCTCTCCGTTCAATAAACGCTGTACATATTCTTCTCTCCAGCTACAATATTCTTCCCACGGTACTGTCGGGAAATGTTCATCTGCGTCATTTCGGTACACCTGGCAGTTTCTCCAGTTGCTGCAAATCATGGTGGGTATATCGTCCATCTCGGAGTCCGGCATCGCTTCCTCTCCGTATGGACAATTCTCACATTCCGTGGGATAGAACTGAAGTTCATTGCAACCATCAATATATTTCTGACGGCGGTACGATTTGTTTTTCTCGTACCATGTCAGCCGTTCCATTTCCTTTTCCACTTCGTGGGCTTCGTCTTCCCAGCGACTACGGTTATATTCGGGTACGCAATTCGGAATACTACAATTCATAATTCTCATGATACCATCTCCCTTCTTAATAGTTCATCATCAAGCAACCAAGGGGATAATGCCCCTTGACCGCATAGATTTCAATCATGTCACCAGAATCCTCAAGCCGAACTCTCCGGCGGTCGGAAGTACCGAGGAATCCAATCGACTCAAGGTACTGGAGAATGTCCTTTTCGTTTGCGTCCTCAGTGATATTGAGGTCGTCTACCTCAACGCACTGGTTGTTTACAAAGTAACCGTCGTCTGCGTTTCCCCAGACGTCGAAGTAGTTGATTAACGACCATTTGTTAGCTTTGATATTTATCATGGTATCATCTCCCTCTCCGCTACGTCGTTTTCAAGATCATTTAACACATCAAGTGCAACTTCCATACGATCAATTTCATAAATTGCGTATGGATAATTTGCCTTGTAATGATTAAGTTTCTCGGTTAATAAACTAACCGTCTGCTGAACATCTGCGAGTTCAATGTCGGTGGAATAAATAAATTCCATTGTGGCAGCCTCCCTTCAAATCCGACTTTTATCAAATCCACTCGTCAACATGGAATGCTCTGTCGGCGAGATACACATCGTCGGTTACCGCATCTCTATTCGCTCCCACAACCATTTCAGTTGCATCAAGGATGCTCATCATGTGAGTCGGAACAATCATCAGTTCATGGATGCTGCTCGGAAGAATGTAAAAGTCTCCGAGTTTCTCTTTGATAGCAGCCAACACATACTTATTCAGGAGTATCCCGGCTCCGTTTGCAAGTTCATCATTAGTGAGTATAATCATCGGTTCATCCCAGGCGGTGAACTCATCTACGTGTTTCATGAAATCACCGAAGCCTGCAACGGTAAGCTGTGCATCCAACATGGTGCCAAGTCTTGCTTTCTCCGCAATATTTGCTTTCGCTATTGCAATCTGGCGAGGAGTGACTTCCGCCGGGAACGCAAGCGCACCATCAAGGTTGTATGCAATATAGAAGTAAATACCATTTTTTACTTCGATCGGCTCAATAGCATCATTTTTGCGGTTCTTGTAGCTGCGCGCTACAATGATGAGATTCTCGTTGGTAGCGGTTTCCATCATGTTTGTGAGTTCTTTGTGCATCGGGTTGCTTTCGTCAATGTTAATAACTTTGTTAATCATGGTCGTTTCTCCCTTCTTTAATAAATTGATAAGTCAAGTGGCATAAACCAGTGCCACTCACCGCCCTGGCGATTAATCCGTTTCCTTCGGACTATCCAAGTTCGTATAGTACAACAGTTGTTTGTCGCTATAGCGTACTCATACTGCCCGTGTTGGACAGTATTTTCGCGGTTTGCCTTGTAGGCGTTGTATATCCGCCGCTGAAATTCAAGTGTCATCGTTCGTCACCTCCCAGCTCTCTTCTAAACCGGAAGCGCTGAACTCATTGTTATCATCTCGAAGCCAGATCTCTTCCTTTCTCATGGTTACCATCTGATATTTTCCCGAAGCAATCAGCTTAGCCATTCGCTTCTGTGCATTTGCCTTTGTTTTATAAAGGCGGTCATCGGCTACTCCCCAAGTAGTTTTGTCTTCCCACATATGAAGTTGATAGTAGGTGACTTCCTTTACGGGATACGTGGACAGCTGCTGTTTAATAGTCATAATATCCTCCTTAATGATCGGTCCCGCGACCGACCGAGTAAACGTAACCGGTTTCTTTATCCACAATCTCCATACGGAGTGCGTCACATCTGCCGTCCTCATCTTTGCAACACCAAGTTCCATTGAATTCACACTCAATGGGTGCATTGGCCGCGGAGATTAAGTAAATGCGGTCGATTTCCACATCATAGCAATCATCCATATCCATGGTATTAAAAATCTGATTGCCGGTATAAATCTGTGGGTCTTTAAGTTCTCCGTCGATTTTGTAGGTTACTAAATACCTTAACATTCTATCACCCTACCTTCCTGATGATGTTGTTAACAACCACAACACGCTCAACCGTGAACTTGGTTATCTCATCATGATTTGCCTTGGCAATTAATCTGTAGTTCTTAGCGATTAAATTCGCTGCGAACTCCGATGAGTGAACCGGGACATATTCCCGTCGGTTTCCGTAATCAATTACGACACGCCAATACATCAGTATTCCTCCCTTCCGAGGTTAATCTGGGTGATGAGAACGTCGATGATTAAATCGACCGTTTTGTTCTCGAGATCACTCATTAGAATTCCGTTTGCAAGACTGATATAACCATCGGCTATTTCAAGTTCTTCCTGGTGTTTAAGGAAGATATCAGTGATTGCTTCGTCAAGTTCTCCCTTGATTGTATCTTTCAGTTCTTTATATTTATCGTTAGTCATAATATTTGCCTCCTTAATCACTGCAAAATCTCAGCCTGTTATCATAGTACGTAACAGCCGCCTGAAGTCTATTCCAAGTGGACGGCTCGTTTCTGTTGCACTCCGGAATTTTTCCGGCTTTAATAGACAAATCAACAAGATTACGGAACGCTGCGACGTTCTCATCATCGTTCCATTTGAGCGAACCGTACTCTGTGGCGAAGTCGGTAATCGCATCATACAGTTTTCTGTTCTTCATAACGATCTCCTTTAATAAATCATCCAAACACTGCTCTCAGCATTTTCTGACGTGCCTTTTCGTAACGCACGTTGTTTCCCTCGTTTGCCTTAGCCGCAGATTCCACATCATAAATAATGGAATCAATAACCACTTCACTCACCAGAAAATCCCTGGCGAGTAACCGGAACTGCTGTTTCCATTTGATTTTCGCCGGGTTGCTGTAGGCTTTACAATATAGAGTGTCTACGCAAGTCATCGGTCTTGCTCCTCTGTTACGGGCAATCTGCTTAGTAGTAATCATTCAAGCCTCCCCCTTCTGAATGTGTCAAATACCTTCTCCGCATTACATGTTTTAATAAATTCCTTATAGATGGAGAGTTCCTTTTCCAAGCTATCAACAGTTTCCTCAAGCGAGTCAATTCGCTTGTTAATATTCTCCTGGATCATGTTCCGCAATATCGGAACTGTGTCACCCGGGATTTCCGTTGTAGCTTCTGCTCCATGGTGTCCGTCCTCGGTGGTAATCCACATGAACAGCTTTGCCATGTCGGCATGTGGATCAAGAGTACGAAGCAATAGCTGACGGATGGCTAATCCGAGAGAATCTGTTTGATACTCATTCATTAACTCCCAAGGGTCGGGACCATCGGTATCTTTCTGCGAACTCTCATAAGCGGCGGAGTTCTCTTCCGGCAACCATTCAACTGAGTAACCGACAGTTAACTTCGCATCGTTATAACCGGAGCGGTTCTTCGGCGTGATAGAATCGTACACCGGAGTTGCGGTCAATGGGTTTTCCTTTTGGATTTGAGCAATCTGCCCAAACTGATCTTTAGTATGAAGTTCCCACATGGTTTTTTCTCCTTATGCTACCTTATTGATGGCTTCATTAAGTTTATCGGCTATCCATGTAGCTCCTATATCTTCATATTTATCTTTTACTAGCAAACGAAGATAAGCAATGGCATTTTCCTTTGTTGTGAAATAATGTCCCTGTCCCCATGAATCACGATCTGGGCGGTATGCCCATGCAGCTACCCACGGTGTACATATATTGTCTGGCCAGTGGACAAGAATATAGTTGAGTTCTGGGAGATTAAGAATGATTTCTTTCATGGTGTGTTCTCCTTTAATAAATAATTATAATCAAGGACTTCTCTTTGTCAAGAGTATTTTTTGCCCTTCGTGATGCTCCTTACCGGTTTGCAGAACGGACACGGTTTGCCTTTGGGATATGGAGTGTCAAGAATAAGGCATCCGCCGAATTCTTTTGCAAAGCACTTACGCTCGTCATTACATTTTGTTGTTTTTTCTGCTTTCATTAGATTGCTCCTTTCGCTTTGAGAAAATGTTTAAACACAGTTGTGATGTGAGTGTCGTTACAGTCATATTGTTTGTACCACTCACAGATTTCTTCCGGGCGGAATAATGCGTTTTTGAGAACGTTCGCCGCCCAGGTGGTGAAGTCCTTTGTGTACCAATGATTGGATTTGCCTTCCGCAAGGAAATAGCGGAATTCTTTATCCTTGACATAGAGCGAATATCTACGCTCAATTTCCGGTAACAAGTTTTTTAGCTTCATTGTATCATCTCCTTGATTAATCATTCTCCCTTATGGTTACATTGAAGCCGGAGAGCGTTATTCTCACCGGCTTTATCTAACTACAAGGATTAGGCAACCTTGATTCGTTTTCCCTTGGAATCAAACTTAACTGTCTGCCCGGTTTCTTCTACAATAAAATCCTGAAGGTATAATGTGAGGGACGCTCTCCATCCTCTTTCGGGATATGCCGCAGCTCCTTTCGCTATTAGAAGATTGGGATTTGTTTTCCTCATGAATCCGCCGAGGAGATCAATAACATCCGGATAAGCCTGGATAATATTTGCTACCGGTATCATTATCCTCGAGCTAAGTCCGTTTCCCTCTTCCATGTAGCCGGCTTTATCCAGTACACGGAATGTATCTTTAAGAATGTCAACCCCTTTCTCTTTTGCAATTCCGTATGTAGCGCTGTAAGACCCCAGCACTCTTGCATGTCGCTGACCGCTTACCTCGACAATCTCAACTCTATTCTGTTTGCAGAGATCTTCGACAGCAATAGCAATCTGATCATTGTCAAGAACTCTTGCCTTGTGCATCTGTACCGGTTTTACGGTTTCAAGACAATCATTCTGATGAAGGAATAATCTTGCTTCAAAAATCCGTCTCTCTTCCGGATCTGCCGGACCGTCTATAATTACGCAGTTGAGAGACGTAATCCCTTTCTGTTTGGCAGCGGTCAATCTCCCTAATCCATCCACTACTGAGAATTTGTATTCTTCCGGATGCGGAACTACACGAAGAGGATCCATCTGGTTGTCATCCCATTCCCTTACAAGACGGGATACCTTGTTTTTGTTACGAGTTTCGATTCGCTGGTATTCGGGATCAATAGTCAGCAGAATCGTATTGATGTATGCGTTTTTCTTAGTGCCGCAAATTGACACGTTGTTCATAACAGAGATATACAGTTCCTTTTCCAGATTTACAGTTGTTGCCATATTTACCACCTATATCCTTTCTCTTTAATAATTAGTTAATAGCCCAAGTACCAACCTTGTTTCCCTTGAGGTTAAGAATCATATCAGTTACTTCCCGGAGCAGTGCCGGCTCCAACACTTCCTCATCACACATAGTGTCCATAAAGAAGTTGACGGCGGTCTTTTTAACTGCCCAGTAAATATCATTGTATGTTTCCATTAGCTTGAAGTATGGTTTCTTCAAGCAGTAATTTAATAACTGATTAGCCACATTTACCACCTCGCTTTCCCTTGAGGCTAATTGCGTTACGCTGAAACTCTAACCCAATGCCGACTGCTCCGACAAGACAGCCGAGGATAAATCCTAAGCCGAATAGTGCCATAATATTCTCCCTTCTTAGTTAATCCAAGTTTTTGTCTTGCAGTCAAACGTCGCACCGTTTCCGTCCTGGTACGGATTGTCCTTTGAATAGCGGAAAATCCACAAGCGGTGACCGCTTACTGTGCGGATTTCCATTGTGCCATTATCCATTGCATAACGTTCCCGGTATCCACCGGCTTCGTATGCATCCTTTTTCGTTACTATCTGTGTAGGCATAGACTCATCTCCCTTCTTAATAATTAACGCGGAATGTATGGACACGCTCCGCATCATCAATCAGTTCCTTGTACGTATGAGAACGGATTGTAATTGTTTTATCTGTGTACTTTACGAGACTCCATGTCTCATATTTACTAAGAAGGTGTGCTACTCGCGGATTTGCCTTGATGTGGGACTGGTAAATCCGGTTAAAGTAATCACGGGCGACCTCATGATAGATGCGGTTTCGCTCTGCGGTACGTTTCGGGACGTCGGTATAGTCATCCATCAGATTGTATTTCCGTTTGGGATTGCCGGAATGTACACGGTACCCAGCCAACCAAGGCAGAATAACCACGTCCGTAAAGCTACACCCAAGGTTCTCGTTTACTAGCTTGAGAATGTTTGCCTTGGTATAGGACAAACCGGTTCTCTTACGTTCAATAGGGTGAATGTATGTATTGCAATCTCCGTTTCCATTGTGAATCTCAAAGCAGAAATCTACAATGATCATGTCCGAGCAAGTGTAGTAATAATCATGGTGGTTTCCTTTCTTCACAGCTCCCGGCGGTGCGTCATACCAGTGGTAATTCTCGCAGCCGGAAAATAACTCCAGATAGAATTCCCTTCCGTCATCGGTGCGGAATGCCGTACGGATACGGCAATTTTCTACATCGTTTACGTTGGTGCCTTCACATCCGGCGCCTTCGAAGTATAATGTTTTCATAGTGTCATCTCCCTTCTTAAATAAATAAGTCTGCGTATCCGACGTATCTTGCATCGACCACGCGGTCATCGTAACAGTTACGCGGAGTTCCGTTGTCATCCATGATGGTGGCAACAAAATCTCCAGTAAACCAATCACCGGAATCGTCAATCCACGACCAGGATCGACCGGCTCCGTCCTCAAAGGTAATTTCGTATTCCCCATCTGCCTTGGGGAGTACTTCCACTACTTCCCCCATGTGGGGGTAGATTGTGGCGGAGACCTGGACTGTAATGGTGAGCGCCAAAAGTCCGGCGAGAATTGTTTTCTTCATAGTATTTCCCTCCATAATTATTTTTGCGGTTCATAACCACATCTATGGATACAAGGATAATGATTTCCCTAGCGGATTTCCCTTGCATCCACAGTCTGGTCGTGAACTAGATCTCCTTGAATCCGGCATCGCGGAGAGCGATGTACTTCTCCGCGAAATCCGGATAAGTGACAGACCACCGGTTTCCGTTCCAGATGCGGTAGCTTGCATCTGTGTTGATGGAGAACCGGACTATGGATTTCCCTTTGGACATAGTGAGGATCACTTCTCATCACCTCCAATCCCAAGGGTAAGGGTAAGGGAATCCCCTTCCTTATATCCCAACTGTCCAAGGGTTACCTTCGGGACATAGATTGTCCCAATGATCGGAGCGGAAAACTCCGACTCTAACTGCTCGGAGAATCTCACCGTATTCTTGGTGATTTTCTCGGGTACAAGGTTTACGGTTACGTTTGTGTTTTTAGCCATGGTTGGCTCCTTTCTCCCACACTATCGCAGTGGGCGCATCATTTGTTTATCTGTAATACCGGGAATCTATCCTATCATACAGAACAGTCCCGTCCGGGTTAATGTAGGTTTCTCGAACGAGTTCCCCACATGTTTCCCAGGAGTCCCCGTACTCTTTTATTAACTTCCCGAGGTTATCCCCAAGATAATTAGTCTCTTTCATTTTCCACCCGCTCATAAACTCTTCGTAGACAGAAAGATCACCGTCCTCAAAGAGTTCGTGGTCGTAATCATCTGACCGAATATAATCTATCCCCACTTTGTTCCTTTCCGGGCGATAGTAGGCATATCTTTCGACAAGTTCTTTCCCGTCGTAGAAAGACTCTACACGAACATTATTCTTTTCCTCAATGATTTTTTTCATTATTACTCCTTCTCCCCGTCAAGCCGATAGGACAGCGTTATCTTTAATAGTTCATCTATGAGGACAAGACACGCTTCTCCTCATAGTCAACCATTAAACTACTCGACCCAGTAACCGCGATCGCGGTACGAGTTCGCCTGGGATTCTGTGAGTCGCATAACATGGAACTCACAAGTAAGTTTATTAGTTACTGTGAACCAGAATTTTGGCTCATGGCGTCGGAAAATACTCATACCATCACCCCCCCCCTCAATCTTCCGGTTCGTTGGAGTCGTAATAGATGATGTCGCCGCGCTCTGCATACCCGTTGTTAGTAATATCGCGGACTATTGATCTGATATGTTCCGGGTATTCCGGTGTGTCTCCCCAAACGGCCACCCGTTCGGAATACGTGTTTTTAGTTTTGTCCCATTCATCAATCATAATATACATAGTTTTCCTCCTCGTAATTTAACCCCTCGCATAACCCCAACACACCCGGAATCTGCACGTAGCTAAACTCCAAGCGGTTACCACGGTATACGGACAGGGTAAGTCTGCATGTTACAGTTTTCAACATGGTTTTTTCAACAGCAAGGGGAGCATGAGAACGGATTCCCACACTCCCCGGTTTGGACGGAGTTAGTCAACCTTTATTCTCCACCGGAACTTCTCCCCATGAGGGTCGGGTTCTGCGGTGGACGGTTCGACCTTGACAAAGTACCACGTTTTGAGGACATGATTCTTGCCGATGGTGACATCTACCGTGAGCCGGTAGACTCCGTCCGTAAGCTGTTGAAGGGTGAGCATGATAAACACCTCCCCCTTGTGCGTGGATTCATAGCCGGATTGTAACCGGTGGGGGATAAACCGTATCGGTTACGGACTATGCGCACATACCGATTGCCGAAGTGTTTCGGTAGCCGGTATCTGCGCATAGGCAGATAGGGACGGTTAGTCCGCGAGTTTATACTCCGCGTCATCATCCCGGGATATTTCCTCATACTTGGTCTCTTGGTTAAAGATCGGTTCAACATCCACGCCCGGGGATTGAACCCGGCGCGAGTCCTACTGTGTGGAAGTGATATTACCGTCCGTATGCCGGCATCTTAAGCCAGTCATACCGGGTTTTACGTGTGGTGGCAAAGTATGCCGTACACACAAAGTTATTTGCGGACTCCTTAGCAGCCTTCGCAGCCTCCTTCTTAGCCTTAAGAATCTTTGCTTCCATCGATCTGTTTGCCATGATATTTTCCTCCTACTGGTTATTTGCAGAATCAGCCGGGACTATTCCCGTTGCCCGCCACCCGCGACGCGGACGCTTCTGCTATGAGTGGCATGAGGGGAGGCTTACGCCGCCTCCACCTCTTTTTTCTCCTCGTACACATGGAGGGTCAGATAACCTTCCTCGTCTGCGTCAAAGCATCCCTTCTCGAATACAGCGTACTCGATGAACGCCCGGATAACCATGTCCTTGAAGGTGTTCTTCGTCCAGTCGCCCAGCAGGTGTCCGGCTTCCGCAGACTTCCCGGTAGCCTTCTTTCCGCCAACTAACCAGTCACTTATACCGTCACCGAGTTTCTCGATACCACGTTCTGTGCCACCAAGTCCAAGTTCCGCAAAGAACTCACTCAGTGCCACAATATAGGCGTCCCGGTCGGTCTTGCGGTTCTTGTAGCCCTCATAGAGGCTGTCCGGAACCAGTTTCGTAGCCTTCGCCTGAGCAAGACGGAGAGCCTTGCAACCCTCTTTGTAGTCATCCTCAGCCTCGGCAAGTAAGTTCTGTGCGTCCATGAGCGGATTGGCAGAAATCGCCTCATCCCAGTTCGAGCCGGCTTCAACCATTGCCTGCCGACGGTTCTTGATTTTGGTTACTTCCTCTTCGCAGAGTGCGACAGCCTTCTTCAGGGTAGCTCTGGTGGTCTTTCCGGTGCGGATTGCATGATAGTAACTGCTCATTGCCTGAAGTGCTTCCTCTGTGATGTTCTGAATGTTAATATTTTTTGCCATGGTGTGTTCCTCCTTATATTTTTTCTTGGCAATCTCCGGGCGAGTCCCGGCACTTATTCAATTTCATCAGCTTTAAAGCTGGACACAATGTCTACCGGTCGGTAGGCACTCTGCCCAACCTTAAAATGGCCATGAATAAGGGTGGTATCCCACTAGCGACTCCACACCGCCCGAGGACAGTGTTTCTCAGTCTCCCACCTATTCTGTGCATATTCATAGCCCAGTCGGGTGGTTACGATTCCTCCGGGACTCCTTCCGGGTTTTCTCCTCTATCTGTGCGTCCACTTCAAAGCTACGCAGTTTTCACCTCCTCTCTATGGTGCGTAGCTTCCCAGTTTCTTCTTACCGCCCGTAACGCTCGGTTGAACGTGTGAGCCATTATTGAGCATTGCCCACTTGTAGGCGGCGAGGGTATAGCTTGCCTTCAATATGATGACATAGTGATCGCTCTATGGATAACCTATATCATGTTTCCGTCCGGAGTGCGGGATACGGACGGGGACCCACTGCCGGGTTACCGTTCCGACGCCGAGTTTCCCCGTCGCCTTTAGTAACCATTCTGTCCCGGTTCGCCTTGTATAACGCACATAGGCTAACTGCGATGCTGGCAAGGCATAATATGAGCCAAAAACCTCCTCTCATGAAACCATTAACAGTAACTTTGTATCACTAGTGGTTAGACTTGCGATACCAAACCGGCTTTTATACCGTAACCACTTGGGCTTGTTCCCTTGCGGTATGGTCATATAATACACCAAAAAAGACCTAGGAAAATATTTTTTAATTATAGTTAAAATCTATTAATACCGGGGGTATTTCAGCAGAAAATGTAACAAATTTGTTCCCTGGCACCCTAGCAAGTTCACCCACAGACTACCTAAAAAATACGATAATCACCATATTCCAACCATTTATCGTCCATATTATCGAAATTTATTACATACAATCGAATTCTATGATTTAACCAATACTCATTTTTCAAATACAATATTTGCTCTCTGCAATCCAATTATCCCAATGGTTTTAAGTAATAAAACAGCATTCCCAATAGCTACGATTATCCGCCTTAATTACATCCAAAATTTAGCCACTCCCCCAACCATTACAGCAAATAATATACTGATCTAATATTTCACCCCTACCACCCCACAAAGGGCGCCAATACCATCCGTGGTGCGGATAAAGTCCGGTATGCGCCCGCTCACAACCTAATTGCGGATAACCAACCTAATATCTTCAATACCCAACTTCATTATACATAATCCCTAATTTACTATTACCTATTGCCGAGTCCTCGGTCGCTTACGCTCCTATTGCGGATCACAACCTCTACTTGCGACCGAAACAAGTAAATTCCCGGAGCGGATAACCAACCCCCACATACCTCCCCAGCAAAATCTCCGCAGCTAATCAACACCCACATCCATATTCCTCAGCTAATAAACCCACGTACCTAATTACGTAAGAAAACCTAGTGGTTAGTCATAATCTTTATTGCGAGAAATCAAGATCCGTACTTTATTTAGAATTAATCTTTAAATATCAATAAAAAGATTATATTCGCAAGTTTGACTGCAGCGAAGCGTCGCAGACAATACTTGCAGCGAGGCCCAACCTAGAATAATAAACTTCATTAGAATCAGCCGAGCTAAGCGTATCTTCGATAGAATACATACTTTATCTTCTTACATTTAATAATTAACTATTGACAGAACACAATACTTCCGGTATACTCCATTTAATAAATAATCATTTTACCAGTTATGGAATATCTCTATGCTGTTTTTTTTATTTATTGCTTTTTGACACCCCACTTATAAGGATTTGAATTTCAAACCCAGAAAAACACTGACTTTATGATTTCATTTATTGCTTTTGGGATATTCACACCTTTGGTGTTACTTTTAAACCAGATAAATACTGGTTCAAAATGCAATAATAAAAAATTACATGGGTATAAAGGTGTTAAAATGGGTTTTTCGCATCATTTTTTTCCAGTGTTTTCCTACAAAAAAAATTCTGCCCCCTTAAAAGAAAAGGTATAAAAAAGGTGTTAAAATTAACTTTACCGTAGGTACAACCTACAAAATCATGAATTCTGCGCGAAAAGGTGTTAAAATTATTAGGAGGAAATTATGAAGTATAATTGTGAAGTATTTGTTGTTGATGAGATAATGGGACGAGGTAAATCCTGGGCGGCAATAAACTATATTAATTCCCATGATGACGAAAGATACCTATATATTACTCCATATCTCCAGGAAATTAACGAACGTATAATTCCGAGCTGCCGAGATAAAAATTTTGTAATGCCGGAGGATAAATACGGCACCAAGACCCGCCACCTCAAAATGTTGATGAATCGCGGTAAAAATATTGCTTCCACTCACGCGTTGTTTAGTTTGTTTGATCAGGAGCTGATTGATATTTGCCGAAGCCAAAACTATACATTAATTATGGACGAAGTAAGTAACGTAGTGGAAAAATATGATATAAAATCCGACGATGCCGCTACACTATTAGAAAAATATGTAGATGTAGATCCTACCACCAGACTTCTTAATTGGAAACCGTCCAAGAAAAATTATAACGGCGGAAAATTTTCCAAAGAAAAAAGGCTGTGTGATCTCGGCTGTCTGGCAAAATATGATGATGAAATTGTTGTATGGCTATTCCCAATCCAGGCATTTAATGCGTTTAACAAAATATATATACTCACTTATATGTTTGAAGCGCAAATCCAAAAGTATTACTATGATTATTATGAGTTAGAATATTCCTATTTGTATGTAAATGGAGATGATGTAAGCAATTATAGATTTTCCGCTACTCCGGAAGATACAGTATTAACTACCGATTATAAATCACTCATCCATATATGTGATAACGCCAAGCTGAATGCAATCGGCAATCTAGACACTGATCTAAGCAAAAGTTGGTATATGCGAAATTGCCAATCCGAGAATGTGGTTATAAAACGACTCAAGGACAATATGTTTAATTACTTCCATAATATTATGAAGTCGCCGACTTCTAATAATTTATGGACTTGTTTCAAGGATTACAAAAAGTATATCTCCGGCAAAGGTTATGGGCGCGGATATATCCCAAGTAATCTAAGAGCTACAAATGATTACAGAGATCGTAACGTGATTGCTTATCCTATTAATAAGTATATTAATGTGTTTATTAAAAATTACTTCACTATGAACGGCGTTACTGTTGATGAAGACGGCTATGCACTTTCCGAAATGCTACAGTGGATTTGGAGATCGGCAATTCGAGACGGTAAAGAAATTTGGATTTATATTCCCAGTCGCCGAATGAGGGAACTGTTAATAGCCTGGATTGATGAAGTTAGCGCCATCGCTAACTAAGTGGTGTTCCCTCACAGTAACACATGTGCTAAATTTGGAATTTTTTGGACATAACAATACAAACCGGGACCATGTGAATTTGTGCAGTTATTTTCACACTTGAGACAAATCGTTCCAAAATATCCACGATTTTTCACATTTTCACATCTGGCGGTTTATTATCTTATATTTATTTATTAAATCCGCTTGACATAAGTAAATCGCTATGCTATAGTTAACCTATACTGAGACAACCAATTACCTAGGAGGTACCAACTATGAGAATTTTCCGCTATCAACTGCCGCCGCCGTATTAGTAGCAAATATAACCGACTAATTAATTATTAAATTCCGTATTATCATTAGGAAGGAATATATTATGAGCGCCGAACTAATCCCCATTACTTTGCTCACACCACATCCACTAAACAGCTACTACTTTGATGATATCACCGGCGACAACTGGGAAGACTTTTTGCAATCTATAAAAACTTCCGGGATTACTAACGCAATAACTATAGATAATAACAATGTGATAATCTCTGGGCATCAACGTGTCCGGGCATGCGAAATTTTGGGAATTGCCTCCATTCCATATATTCGTATAACATATTCAGACGAAGAACTCGGGGGCGATTATCCAAAAGACGTAAAGGATTTGATCGAATCAAATCTCAAACAGCGAGTATCAGGGAATAATAATCCTATTAAGTTAGGCAAGTGTTTGAAATTCCTTGAAGGATATTATGGAATTCACCATGGGAATAATCAGATATCGTGGACTTCTAATAATTATAAGTCCTCAAAAACTCAAAAGGAACTTGCCGAAGAATATAATATGTCTATTCCTTCATATCATAATTATAAGAAACTCGCGGATGCCATCCCCGAAATTGAGGAACTTATTACTACCGGAGTTATAACCTCTACTACGGCTCTTGCGATTATGAGGCAGCTGCCACAGGATCAACAGAAAAAATTAGCTGGCGAACTTATTACGGACGGTACCTACATATCTCAAAGACAAGCCGAAGAAAAAATAAAAAAATTACAAGAAGAATCCAATTTAAAAAATTCTCAGATAAAAGAAATGGAATCTAAAATTGCGGCATTAGAATCTGTGAATTCTTATAATCAATCTAGTGCTTCATCTAATGAAATTGAATACCTTCGTAGCGAATTAGCTACTTATAAAAAGGAAGTTGAAATTCTACGTAGTCGCAGTACATCTGCCGAGGGTCGCGATGCAAATGTAGCATACGCATTCTGGCAAGCAACCAAAACTTATATAGACACCGTTCTTGCGCCAATGCTATATGATGATTTGGTTATTAACAATCAAGACAACTTATGCGGTACCCATATAATCGACGCTTGCACTAAAGTTATTTGCGCTGCGGAGGACGTTCTTAAGCGTTTTAAAGCACCTACTATAATTGATGTTGAGTAACTAACAACTATATGTAATTAATTATTTATTAAATTTGGAGGAATACTATGAGCACAACTGAAAGCACCTTCACACCGGCGACTACTGCTACTTCTTCTCTTACTCATGATGAACTTGCTACATTCCGTGAGATTTTGGGAGTTCCGGAAAAGAATGCCGTTATTGAATCACTCACTCAGACAAAAGAAGCAATCAAATCTCTCAACTCAACAGTATCTGAATTAAAAAAATTTTCGGAGAATATACAGGACATGATGCTTGTTCTTGGACACCAGACTAATGCATTTAATAGAATTGCCGACGGGATAAGTACCTTTGCGAAATCAAATGCTGATATCGCTAAGTGCGTTCAGGATTTATGTTTTTCTCAGAAGCATCAGGAATTAGCGCTCAATAAGCTGGTTGAATCAAACAAAACCGCTTCAGACACTATCTCCAAGGCTATCTATGTAAATGCCGCCAAAACTGAGAAGGCATTCTCATCAGCTAATAAACCTACAGATGTTAATGGATTATTCTACTCCACCTTTGATGAGAATGATAAAACTATGTGGATCAAAAGGATTGATGGGATTGCTTGCACAAAGTGTCTGGAAACCGGTTGCAAAACTACCGATGAATTCTATGAGATTCTTTATTCTGACATGAAAAGGGTCGATCATTATGATGTGGGGGAGCTTCTCTCCCAGTATAAAAAGATTGATTCTACCGCAGATATTATCAAGATGTGTGCGAACTCTGACGCTCTTCGTCTTAGTGTGGAGAAACGTATCAATAATATTCACTATAAGAATTATGTTAAATCTGTAGAAGGTATTAAAGCGAAAGCGCCGAAAGTAAGCTATGCGGAATCACACAGATGCCCCGGCGACATTTCTGCGCTGATCAAAAAAATTACCGGTGCTTCTCGTCCGTCCGGAGTTCAGTACCGTAAAATTCTTCGCCAGATTTTGCAAGCTACCAATATGAGTGAGGCAGATATTGTTTCTCAGATTCATGATGAGTTCAACATTGATAGCTGCAACGTATGGTTCGCGGTTAGTAAATACCCCGCCATGGTAAATGCACTCCAGGAACTTGCGACGGCGAAGTAAGGAGGATTGATTATAATGAGTAAATATTATATAGCTAATAACATTCAGTTTTTGCGGGGAATCGGGCAATTTGCCCCTACCCCGTCTGCGGCCACTCATATGAAGCTGGCGGATGCCCAGAAGGCAGTCAATCGTTCGCCGGATTCTTATATGTGGTATAAAACCAGAAACACATCCAGAGGAAATGATTATGTCGTTACCACAAGAATGAAATTTTTGAGTAATGACGATACCGCCGTTAATGACGTCAAAAAAGCACGAGCGTTTGCGACTGCTGAGGAAGCATATTCCCATATGGAATCTGTGCTGGATTATATAGATCGAGATTTACGAATCGTTATTGATGATAAATTCCGTCACGCAAAACAGATGGGCAGACCCACTACAGTTAAGAAACTTGTTTCTGGTTCTGATAAATTCTCCGGAATGGATTCATCGGAACGAGTACTTATTCCCAAAGCTATTAAAGAAGAAGTGTACCGTAGGTCTAATAATACATGTGAGATTTGCGGAAAACCATTGAGCAGATTTTCATACTCTATCGACCACATAATACCGCTGTCTCGCGGCGGTACAAATAATATAGACAATCTCCGCGCCGTACACCCGACCTGTAATAAGCTCAAGGGGAATTTCACTGACATCGAAATGAAAAAGGTAGTTACTAATGTGTATGAAAATATAGCCGGCGAAATACCATCACAGCAGTCCCCGCAAATTTCCAGTGTGGATTTGGTAAGGGGCTGCGTCCGCCATATGATTAAGAAGTACAAACAATAAGGGGAGGGATTTCTATGCTATTAAATAAGGAAGCTTTTCTTGCGACTATATCTGCTATGGAACAAACAATACGTTTTGATGATGCTATCAATGAAGCCGGACGCGAGTTCTCCGACGGTTATTATGTTGATTGGTGTCCGCAGAATTGTGTGTTTAAATTAGCCGATGTTCTTGAGGCAATGTTTGATGATAAACTGGAAGTCATAAGTTGGTTTTGTTTTGAATTGAATTTCGGCAAGTATTATGGTGGCGAATTTAAAAATGTTGTTGACGGAGAAGAATATCCGCTCAATACTGCCGGAGCTTTATATGATTACTTGATAATGATGAGGGATAAAAACAAGGGGAGGGATCCTATTGATAACTAAATCAGATTTTGTAGCGGCAATTGAGTCAATGGCGCGGGTGGATGATTATCAGAACGCCAAAAACAGTTTATACAAAAAACATAATGTGGACGGTTATTTAATTGAACCGGATAATAATGAGGTGGTCCTTAAGCTACTGAAACTACTTATTCCAGAAGATACAGACTTCGACGCGGTGACTACGTTTTGTCTGGAGAAGAACTACGGACACGGCAAAACCAACCAGGAATATACCGATCCTCACGGTATCAAGCATTCTATGAAATCGCCCGAAGAGCTGTATGATTATCTATTTGGTTTATCCACTGAGGGGGCGGTATAAATCAGCGAGTACGGAGTTGAAATTAAAAATATAGAAGCTAGTACAAATTATGAGTATAATTTGGGTCTGCGTGATCATTTTGAATACAAACGGGCGATGTTGGTAAATAGCTTGTTCCTCGACTTCTTAATTGAGAATGGGTTATTCGTTAGCAATAGCGGAGCGACCCGGGATGTAATCGGTATGGAGTTCAACTTCAAGACTAGATCTTATCGGGATGAAATCGACCACTTATATAAAACACTGAAAACTGCCCGTAACGAATACAGAAGTGCCGTGGTCAAAGATGACGAATATTTGATTGCCAAGGCTAAAAACAAAATTGCTAAACTCAATCAGTTGTTCGAAGCTACCTACGAGAATAAGGATCAATACACTCGGCGAATGAAAGATCGGGTTCGTAGTGACTACTATAATAATGGTGTTGACGTAAAGTACGTGTCGCGGAAAAAAGACGGTACTATATATAAGGAAGAAGTCATCCATTACAAAATGCTCTTCCGTTCCACAGGTAAAGCTAAAAAAGGCAGCTGTATGTTTATCCGTGATGAGTTGTTTGACAAAGCGCGGAATTTTCTCTATATGGGGATTAAGCTACCTGCAACCAATGCCCCAATTGTAGAGATATCCGCTTATGCCCCGTTGGTTGCCAGTGGTATTGTCGGTTATGCTACTATCAATCCACGCAATATATTAGTGCTTAATGATGTCAAGCGGTATTTTACGCGAGATGTTGTTAGTATAGAAACAGATAAACATCGCCATTGTTATGCGAGATGGTTGGATGAGTATGAACTAAGTAACGAATTGTTTGACGGTCAGGCGTTGATTGATGATTCAGTGTTTCCAAAGTGGGCGAATGGTTATGTGTTGTTAAGACATCATTTTACCAAGATGGCGGCATTCCATACCAACATAAAACAATTCTTCAGAGATTGGTGTGAGGAACACGGTGAGGATTATTCTACGTACACCGTCAAGGATATCTGGGGTAATGATCATTATGTTAAAGATATAGAGTTAATTACTACTAATAATGCAGTTAAGTGGATTAAGTTTAATCTTTCATATGATTATTGGTGTAAATGGGTGGAATCCAATGACTGTAAATTTGGCGTGGTGAAGTACTCTCATCCTAGCAAATTAGGTAACTATCAGAGAATGAGCTATCAAATGCTGAACTCTCTGGATGAAACCACCATGGAGAGTGTATGTGCTGAAACCGTTAATTATATCAAACAGCTTAAAAATAATAATGAAGTATTTTTCGATTATCTCCGCCATAATATTAACTTCGCTAATGATTATAATGTGTTGTTAGCGTTGTGCGAGTGGAATCCGGAGTTTGTAAGATGTTCATATTTTAGGGAACGCAAAAGTCGAATCATACGTGAATATGTAAATAATGCCAAAAGTGGTAGGCTGATTCAGAATGCGGATAACCTTGTTATTGTAGGTTCACCGTATGCAATGTTATTATATGGTGCAACCGGGAATCCGGATGACGTTGACCTTGATACTACGCTGCTTAAAGAGCAAGGCACGATTCAATGTTATACCAGCCGATTTGATGACGGCGAATATCTGGCGGGATTTCGCAGTCCATTCAATGGCAAATTTAATATGTCATATTTACATAATCATTATGATGATAGGATGAAAAAATACTTTAAGTTTAGTGATCAGATTATTGCTATTAATATGATTGGTACAGATTGTCAAGATCGTAACAATGGGAGCGATCAGGATAGTGACTCAATGTATGTTACTAATCAACCGGACATTGTCCGTCATGCGGAGTATTGCTATAGAACCTATCCTACTATTGTTAATAATATTCCTAAGGACACTAACAAATACAATAATACTATGGACGATTATGCGGCGATTGATAACGCACTGGCAAAATCGCAGCTTGATATAGGGTTATCATCCAACCTCGCCCAGCTTGCCCAGACTTATTCATATACGTTCCATGATAGGAAATATGACGACTATGTGGCAATCCTTAGCGTTATAGCCCAGGCGGCTATTGATTCCGCGAAGCGCCAATTTGATATTTCTATTTCGGACGAGATTGCACGTATTCAAAAGGACATGGACATAGACACAAACGGTTATCCGAAATTTTGGCTTAGTATAAAGAAGAATTTTAACAAAGAAAAGATAAATCCGGACCTTCATTGCCCAATGAATTATTTAGCAGACCTAAAACTCAACAAGATGAGTTATAAGCAAGATGCGGTCGGTTTATGGGATTTTATGGAACATATCAAATACAAAGGTGATAGAAAACAAAGTCGCAAGGTCGAGGAGTGGATTGAGAAGTATTCCATTAGATATTATGCGAGTATTAGAGAAGAATACATATATACTGGAGAATATGACAAGGAATTTCTTCTTATTAGAAGTGACTTTGATGAGTTAATAAATGATATTAGGCAAATTCGCCTATCTACTAATTACAGAGATTTGGTATGTTACCTGATTAACCGGGCATTCCTTCTTTCGACGGCGGTTAAAAATAATTCTGCTAAGCTATCGAGAAAAACGGATAAGAATAGATCAATACTTCTAAAGGTGTTATATGAAGTTAATCCAAAGCTATTTTTGTCTTGTTTTAAAAGGGAATTACCGCAGGATGTGGGGTCACATAAGAAAAAGTAAAATGCTTAAAACCTCAGTAAATACGTGGAATTTTGTGATTTCCCCATTCAAGCATTTATGAGGGATCGCAAACCCTTATGTTTACTACATTTACGCTATATTGCCGAGAATGGCGTAAATTCAATTATACAATTATATTAAGGAAAAAAAGGAGAACTATATTATGAAGAAACTTGATTTTGTAAAACTTTGCGCAGCTAAATGTAATCTATCTCAGAAAGATATGAGGGAAGTTCTTGTCGGTGTCGGCGAGGCTATTGTAGAGGCTATGAAGACCGAGGACGGTGTTACTCCGTTTACCGGTATGAAGTTCTACACGGTTCACAAAGACGCTTATACCGGACGCAATCCGCAGAATGGCGAGCCTCTTGCTATTCCGGCTAAAGAAGCGCCGAAGGTAAAATTTGGTGCAAGCGTAAAGGAAGCTGTTAACGCATAATTTTTTATTTGATTATTTATTAAAGGGAGTGAAACAACACTCCCTTTATTTTTTTGTAAAACCAAAAATATATTATAAGGATGTGAAATTATTTGATTAAAATTTCTGCTGATGAGGCAAAATTTTTAAGAAGCAAAAATCGCGGTCATGATGTCCATATGAGTAGCGCAACGCATCATTCTAAAGCTAAACGCTACTATTTGACTACGTCCCCCAAATCGATGCGGTTGCTTGATGAGTACAGAAACTCCAAAACCGTTACTACGTTTACAAGATAATATTCCGCAAGGGGGTTTGAGCCGTGAGCGATGCAAAACTATTTCTCGACACTAATGTGTTGATTGAGAATCCGGACTACTTTGATGAGATGCCGTTTATCATTTCTGATAAAACGCTGTTCGAACTTGAAGAAATCAAAAGTAGTCGTTCCAAAGCAGATGATGTTCGTTCTGCTGCGCGTAAAGCAATTCGATTCTTAAACGAGCATAAAGACCAATATGATGTCATTGTCTATAATAATTCCATCAAGGAATTAATCAATTCTTACAATATACCCGAAACACCGGATAATATTATTTGCGCGTGTGCAAGATGGTATACTTCTGCAACAGTAACCCCGATTAAATTTATTACGTTTGATGTGGGATGTCGCGTAATTGCCGAGAAAGTGTTTAATTTAGACGTTGAAGAGTTTGAGCATCAAGACGAAATTTATAAGGGTTATGTGAAGATTACCGGAGACACCGAGTATATTAATAACTATATGAATAACTTAGACTATTCTAAATGGTATACAAATGAGTATATCATTATTAATAATACAGATGACGGCTCTATTAAGGAAATGAGGTTTGACGGTACGATGTTTGTGCCGTTAAAGTTACCACCGTCAAAATATATAAAAGGAAAGAACTCTCTCCAGAGGTGTGGATTGGATTTACTTAATAATCAGAATATTACTATATGTGCGTTGCTAGGCACGCCCGGTGGCGGAAAGGATTATTTAAGTGTAAGGTATGGGGTTTATGCCGTACAAGAAAAAGGTTATCAACAGGGAATTACTGTTTGTAGAGAACCCATTTCATCAGGAAGGGAGAGTGGATATTTACCAGGTACATTAGATGAGAAAATCGGGTTGTATTTTAAGCCAATTGAGGAGCAGTTAAATGGGAAAGAATTTGAATTTAATACTCTTCAACAAAGAGGTCAGCTGGAAGTAATAACTCCGCATTATATTAAAGGTAGGACTTTTATTTCTCAATATATAATATGTGAGGAAAGTGAAGATCTTACCGAAAAACAGATTAGGTTAATCGGTACTCGTCTTGGAGAAGAAAGCCGAATAATATTTAGTGGGGATTACAAGCAGAGTGAAATACTAAATACCAAAGAGAATTCGCTAATTAAGATGTGTAATTTCTTTAAAGGAAATCCGAGATTTGGTTGTATATATTTGGAAGAAGACGTTAGGTCTACTACTTCCAAGATGTTTGCAAATATGTATTTTTGATTAATAAATAATATGAATTAAAAGGAGAAAACAATTATGGAAATCAGAACGATTAAACAAGATGCAACTACAGAAACCGAAAACACCCCTAATGGCAAGGTTATTAAAAAGAGTTATATTGCCCGTCAGCTTCTGAAAGAGGGTCACAGAATTATTGATATTAAAGCGGATTCCGCAGACCCCGAGAAGAAAAGATCGGTCTTCGTTTTTGAATCGACACCTGAGTTTCAGGCGTCTCTGGACAAGATTATGGAGGCTCGTAAACGCGATCGTGAGGCTGATTTCGAGGAACGTGTTCGTCGCGAAGTCGAAGCTCGTCTTAAAGCAATGAGCGAGGAATAATTAATAACTAACGGGGGATTATATACATGAACGAATTTATTTTACCAGTAAATGGTGGACAATCCGATGTTTATGATGAACTTATGAGAGAATTTTTAAATAATAGAACATTAGTCTTTAATGATGATGTAGATGATAATGTGATTGAAAATTACATCATGCATATCCTTAGGTGGAATAAGGAAGATATAGGTCTTCCCCCAGAACATAGAAAGAAAATCGTATTATTCATCAGTTCGCCGGGAGGGAATACGTTTAGTGCAAACATCATGATTGATGTGATTACTAATAGTATTACTCCGGTCGTGGGTGTTGGATTAGATCTCGTTGCTTCTGCTGCTTATGTGCTGTATTTGGCTTGTCATGAAAGATACGCATTCCGGGACTCAGCGTTTTTGCAGCATGAAGGTGATATGACCATTGAAAATTCTCGAAGTAAATTTAAAAATACCGCAACGTTTTTTGAGGAAATGGATAATCGCACAAAAGACTTTATCCTTTCCAGAACAAATATGACAGAGGAATTCTATGAAAAAATGTACGAACAGGAGTTTTGGTTCTTTGCACAAAAAGGAAAAGAACTGGGCGTCGTGCATAAAATCATAGGCGAAGATTGTACCCTTGATGAGGTACTTGCATAATATATTGATATAACTGCGGAGATTTCGGGATGGGGATTTCCGCAGTATTTTTAAGGAGATACAGGGATTATGGAAGAATTATTACAAGCATTGATGAGTAATCCGGATGAAATTAATTCCGTGGTTACCGGGGTTATCCAGGCAGCAAAACCGATTATTTATTCCGCCGCAGGAGAACTCTTTGGTATGTATAAGGATTTGGTCAGCAACGATGAGTACTATGCGGTTGAGGCCACTAATTACAAGAAGAAATATGATGCGTTGACCAAAGCCGGTTTTAAGCCGACTCAAGCAATGGATATATTACTTGCTACTATTAGAAGCACCAGAGATTACGCTGCGAAAACTTCCGGAGCTTCAGTGAAACTTAATTGATTATTTATTAAAGGATTAAAAGGAGAAATAAATTATGCAGAATTATAAATATAAAAAACTTGTTAACTCTAAGTTCAACATCAAGGGCACTCTTTCGGCGGATGGTACCGCCCTTGAATATATCAACGGAGACGCTGAGTCTAAGACAATTTCTATTCTGGATTGTTTTAAGCCGTTTCGCGGCGAGGCTATTGATGTGAGTATTTCTACTAAGGACGAGATGGATTTAACGGATTCCTTCGAAGATGAGGAATGATTCGCGGGAGGTAATTAATGATAGAATCAATTACCAAACGTTTACCTGGAGAAACAGAACTCCAATACATTACCCGGTTGGGTGATAAAAAATACGATGGACTTATTGATATGACTTGGCCTGAACTGGCCGAGTGTATTAATAAGGAACTCAATGATAACCCGGACGAGTACGTGACAGATTCAGTTTTTAGGAAGAAGTATGCGCTAGTTCGCAAATTCCGCGAGGATTTTGGTGACGCTACTCAATCGGCGGATGCTGAGGAGCTGCGAGAACTTCGCCGAGAGCTGGAGAAAGAGCGGGTTAAAGTTCGCGATGAGCGCAATGAGTATAGGCGATTACTTCGTGAACAAGCGAGGAAAGAATCCTATATGGAGCAGTTTATTCGTTCTATTAAAGAAGCTGCGGATTCTCACGCTCTGGAGTATGAGGACAATGCCCGTTTTCATGGTACTATTACTTCTGATAAAGATATGATTATCCCGTTATCCGATGTCCATGCTGGCATTAATATTAATAACTTTTGGAATGAGTATAACGAGGATGTGTTGAAGAAACGGTTAAATCACTATCTTGACCGTATATTCGAAATACAGCTCACCAATGGTTGTCAGAACGCCTACGTACTACTATCTGAGATGTTATCGGGAATTATTCATTCCACGCTTAGGATTGAGAATAACCAAGATTTGATTGACCAGTTTCTTATGGTGATGGATTATATTGCTGATTTTATTGCGGCTATCAGCTATAGATTTAATGAAGTAAATGTATATGTGGCGCCCGGGAATCACTCACGAATTACTCCCAACATTAAAGAAAGTCTCGACCATGAGAATTTTGATAATCTGGTGATTCCGTTCTTGAGTGCTAAACTTCAGAATTTTAAGAATGTCACTTTCCACACTAATGACATTGAACAAGGTATTGCGATGTTTGCCGTTCGTGGTATGAACGTGGCGTTTGTCCATGGCGACAAAGATACCCCGGATAATGTTATTGATAACCTTATTCAGCTGACGGGGATTAAGTTTGGGCTAATTTTGCTCGGTCATCGACACACCAATGCATATATGACTAGGAGCAACGTTAAAGTTGTGCAAACCGGCTGCTTGTCCGGCACCGATTCGTTTGCAATAAGTAAGCGATTAAATAACTACCCTGAGCAGACCGTTCTTGTTATTGATGAGAATGAAGGTCTTGATTGTATATATGATGTTAAGTTCAAGGATTGACTTTACTTAACTGCTATGATTAAAAGGATGGATTATTATGAGAAATATTGAAATTATCAGAGACGTTGATTGTTTCTTTAATGATTATTGGGACGATGAACTGAGATTTGCAATTATCGCCGATTATGACGATGCTAGGGACTTTATCAATATTGGAATCCGCTTCGGTTGCGAACTCGGTGATTGTTCCGAATTCACGGAAGAAGATAATGGGCCGTATATTATTAGCATTGATGAACGTACTATTTGGGTACAGCCCGCGTTTACCGATCCCGAGAAATATGTGGGTGACAAGACATTTGTCTTCTGTGAAGCAGACTATTACTTTATTGATGCGGAGTACGCATATGATTATATCGAGGATTATCCTCGCACCGAGAGTGATGTCTTCCCGATGATTATTGGCGAGCCTGAGAATCTGGGCGTTTATAAGTATACGAACCATGATTGTGCACTTTGCCCGGATGATGACAGATGCGGATTCTGCTTCTGCTTTGATGACGAGGACGGGCATCATCAGTTTAGGTACCGCGGGAATAGTGTTTTGTCTGATGAAACTATGGAACACATTATCAATACACAATTTTTGAATTAATTATTTGGCCGACGAGGCCGTTATTCCTAATACATGAAAAACTTGTGGATGCGCACCATGGTATTGGCTAAGTTTAAGGTTATACGCCAATAATATAGCGAGATAGAGCAGAGGAAGCTCGCCACTTTCATAGGGTGGAGGTCTCCGGTTCAAATCCGGATCTCGCAATTTGCGGATAAACATAGGTACTGATCATGCCTATGGGGACATTTATCATCCGAGTGTCCTATTCCGCTGGTTTTAATAATCGGGTGGAGAAGGGATGATGATTATGAGTGAAAGAAAAATAATTGCTAAAGCTATTGATATAGAAACTGGTGAAGAATTAGCTGATATTTATGAGGGTGATAAAATTATTTCCCCAAAAGAACCAAATGATTAGATTGAAAATTATAATGGAGATAAAAGATTCGTGAAGTTATTCGATGGTATTAGTGAACTACGTAAAGCAATAAATAATGATGGTGTATTTTCAACTGCGGTTAGTTTAGCGGATTATGTTTGTTACGATGATTGTGTAATACGTATGGGCGGACATAAAAATGGAAGAGTTATGAGCGTTCATGATTTGTCCGATGCATTAGATATTCCCTATAACACATTAAGAAAACATATTAGTGCGTTATATAAAAATGGTGTTTTAGCGTTATGTAAAACTGGGACTAGGGGTAATCCAGATTTATTAAATGATTGTATAATTGCTAATCCTAGCGTGTATTTACGAGGAACAAAAGTTAATAAAACAGTTTTATCTATATTCGAAGAGAGTGGATGGGGTAATTATACAAAAGAATAATAAGACACTAAGAGATTTATTTGCCCTGGAAATAATTAAATTATTTAGCGATTATATGGAATTTTATATAAAAATGAGTTGGTCAAATTTGGTCAGCGTGGCAAAAAATGGTCAGTAAATTATTTATTAGGTTCACTGGTTTTTTGAACGTTTGCCGATTTAATCGGTTGATCAAATTTGGTCAAGCCAAATTATTATAGAAAATAGTCGTCAATTAAAGTTGATGACCGGCAAATTTAAGGAGGTGAGTTTATGCGCCTAAGTGACAAAATTATTTGCAACCTTGTAGCCGTCATTGGCGGTTGGAGTATGACGGTTGCATTTTGCAACGTTGTTAAATTAATAACACATTGATTCGTTCATGTTGGTACGCGGGAGAGTAACTATTACTCTTCTGCTTCGGGTTCGATTCCTGGGGTGAAATTTATTATTTTAGAGTATGTGGTGTAATGGTAGCACACTTCGCCTGGGACGAAGGGGAGACGTTCGAGTCGTACATATTCTATTTGCCAGTGATAAATATGGTAAAATCAATATGATTAAAAGGAGGTAAAAGGTTTTGTCTGCAACCAGAATAGTGAAAAAAGGTTAGAAAAAGCCGGTTTCACCGAAGGAAGCCGGTAAAACTACAAACCTAAAAGAAATAGATAAGACGATTGATTAGTTATGCGAATTGTTTGATACGCTTAAACCTAGTGATTAGATAAAAGCACTCGAAGCGATGGGCGTTGGGAGTAAATTCTTTACGTGTCAGCATTGTGGTCACGTTAAAACAAAAGATAAATTCTATGTTTCTACTGCTCCCGGACAAGCATCTGGATTAACGGACGGATGTAAGCAATGTGCGGAAGAAATTGCACTGCCAGTTGTTAATGGAGAAAAATAGCAACCAACCAAACAAACGGTTGACGACGCTATGTATTTTTTAAACAAACCAATGTTGGAAACTGTATGGGAAGCATCTCTTCTCGAAGCTGCTAACGGAGCATCTGGGAAAGGCAAAAGTAATGTTTATACTTCATATTGCAAAAATATCCAGATGGTTAATTATTATACAATGACTTATAGAGAGTCTGACAATTATACCGGTGGCGCAATGTCTCTTGAAGATATGACGGAAAATGCTTTACCAAAGGACTAGGAAATTATTGAACAATTTGAAAAAAATAAAAATGACACTTTGCGGTTATTGGGGTATCTTCCTTTTGATAAAGAAAAGCTATCCGACTAGCCGTTTTTATATTCGTAGTTAATAGGTTTTTTAGATTCATCTGAAGAAGGCAACGATGATATGATGAGAACTGCTTCTATTATATCCATCGTTCGTGGTTTTTTATAGGCTTCAAATATTGATGACATGGTTGCTCAGTTATCGCAAGATTTTAGGAATGCTGAAAAGAATATAGCCACTATCAAAGCCCTTCAATAGATGAAAGCGCAAATTTTGAGTAGCGTGAATAATCTTGCCAAAGAGAGCTGCATTTCTTTAAAGAACAGTAAACATTCTATCAGAGGCGAAAACACTTGGACCGGAAAACTTAAAAAGATATAGGAATTAAATTTAAGAGATGGGCAAGTAAACGGTTTTGATATTGGAACTTGTCGAGGTATGTAGCAAGTACAAGAAATCGCCGATGCCTCTCTTATGAAGCAATTGGCTCTTGATGAGTCAGAATGGTCAGATATGGTTGCGATTATGAGAAAAACCATCCAAGAACTTCGTGAAGAATGTAATTCATATAAAGAGATTAATAGAATACTTCTCTAGGAGAATCTTGATCTTAAAGATTATTTAGAAGAAAAAGGAATTGATATTAGTAATCAATATAGGAATTTAAGAGATCTATATTCTGTTTTTGCCAATGATGAAAACGAGGAGGACGACGAAAATGAAGACGCTGATTTCTCCAGTTTATGATTTTGGCTATTTGGATTATGACAAGGACTTTTATAAAGATTACGGTGTATTTGTCAAGCCAATTGATTATCCTATGTCTAGTAGAAAAATTGAGTCTTTGTTAGCAATTGCAGAAATGCAGAAGTATTATCAATGTAATCCTGTTAGATTTATTGATAATTTTTTCAATATTGAGTTATTAGATATGTAGTCGCTCGCCGTATAGAGAACATGGTTTACTCCAAATTCTCTCCTTGTTTGTACGCGAGGTTTTGGTAAATCGACAGTAATTGATCTGGAGTTAATGTCTAAGGGGATGTTATTCAATAATTATTGGGCATATATTGCTAGTGGGTCCGGTAGTTAGGCACAGAATACTTTCACTACTCTTGAAAAATTAGCAAATGATAATATTGATACCTTTACAGGTTCTACTGGAAAGATATTTAAGGATGAGATTGTCATTAGCAATGCGTCTGGAGATGGTTTTAGCCATTCTTCCGACGGCTTTAAATATACTTTGTATAATGGTTCTTTTTCCCAAACGTTAAATGCTAATATAGATGCACACCGTGGCTACAGAGGCACGATTGTGTTTGATGAAAGTGGATTTTTATCTGATGAATTGATGAACGTTTATGGAGCGTTTGCTGCTGTAAATAAAAATCTTAAAACTGGTAAGGACGCTAGTGGTAAATCTATAGACCCAATTAGATAGAGATGCTTTCCACAAGGAATTGGATATCAAAAAATATATATTAGTTCCGCAAGTAGTACGGATACTGCATTCTATAGGTTATATAGAGAATTCGCGAAAAATATGATAATGGGTAATCCGGAGTATGTTGTTCTTCATATGGATTGTGAGTTGGCATTTAAACCTACAATTAGAGGAGAACTTGTTGCTCCTCTTCTATCTCGCTCAACAGTTGATTATGAAATGAGAACAAATCCCGAAAAGGCTAGACGAGAATATTATTGTCAATTTACCACAGAGGCTGGAGCTGATGCTATTGTAAAGCGCGGAGTCATTACTCGTAATGAAGAAACGAGAAAACCAGTTCATAGTAATGATACCGGTAATAGGAAATTTTGGATTTGTTATGATCCAGCTAGGATGAGAGATAATTCTGTAGTTTTAGTTGCTGAGCGTTACGAATCTCCACTTCCTGATGGGTCGAAGGAATATAAAGCGAGAATTGTTAATTTAGTTAATCTGTTAGACGTAGGTAAAAAAATAAAATCACCTATGCAAACACCGGATCAAGTTGAATATTTAAGACAAATGATTCTTGATTATAATGGTGGTGCTGATAATTATGATAATATTCTTGGGATTTATATAGATGCCGGTTCTGGTGGGGGTGGTCCAATTATTGCGGATATGTTAATGCAAAACTGGGTCGATAAAGCCGGGGTTGAACACAGAGGTTTTATAGATAAGGAATATTCTGAGGAGTACGTTAAAAGATTTCCGGACGCGGTTTAGGGAAAACTCCATATGATGAATCCAAGTGCTTATAAATCGTAGATGTACGAAGCACTTATAGAAATGTTAAATTAGAATAAAATTAGTTTTACCGCTAATTACGATCATAAAGGATATCTTACTGTTTTTGATGTTGATTAGAAAATGATTGATGAAGAGACAAAAAAGATAACTGAAAAATTAAAGAAACAAAAGATTGTAGGGAAAGAGTTTGAAGAAAAGTTAAAAGAGGAACTTAATAAACTACAATCGGTAAAAACGAAAACTATTAAGTTGGATTGGCGAGATGAAATTGGTCTTGTTAATATAGATATATTAAAAGAAGAATTGGTAAATATGGTGAGGAAGAAGAGAGATACAGGCAAAGATTCTTTTGAATTAACACCGGAAAAGGCAAATAAAATGCACGATGATCGCGCATATACTTGCGCTTTGCTTGGATGGGCTTTGCTTCAAGAACGTAGAAGTGATATTTTGAAGAAGCCTAAAAATCAAGATCCACAATAGCTATTTTCTCAATTTACATTCCGTCAACCAAAAAAAGTAACCAGATTTAAATAATAAAGGAGGTGCCGCATGGCAACAAGAAAGAAAACCGCTGACCGCGGCCCCAAAAATAATGAAACTAAAATAACTACAATCCCCACGGATGTGGAAGATTTTTCATATAAGCGTGAACGTGCGCAGACAATGACATTCGCCAAGATGGAAGAAATTCTTCAGCGTAACGCCACTAGGTCTGTAAACAGAACTTTCACGCAATACACTAAAGACCTCGTAAAAACATATATTTAGTCGCCGGCTAACAATCAAGATACTCTTAGAGAAATTTCGAGATTCTTAGTTAGAAATTCTATGTTGTATCAAAAAATGATTATGTATATGGCGGCGATGCCGTTGTTCTATTATACAATTACTCAAGCAAATGATTTGTCCGAAGAAATAGATGTGGATAAGGCACTTAAAGGTTATCAAAAAGTACTTGAGACTTTTGATAAATTTAGCCTAAAAAAAGACATGTATACGGCATTGTATCTTGCAATTCGTGACGGATTTTATGCTGGGTATGTTTATGAGAATAAATAGGGAAGAACTTTTTTAATGCCGTTAGACGTTCAATATTGTAGAATAGTCGGGAAAAATGAGTACGGAGAATGGGTTGTATATTTTAATGCCGCCTTTTTTGACGCCGCCAACAACAGTGAGTTTGTTCTCGGCGTTGACGGACAGGGAAGTTACGCAACCTGGGATGAAGTATTTATCAATGGTTATCGCTTATATAAGGATGGTGGACGTGATTATCAATGGTTTAGATTGCCTCCCGAAAAATGTTGTGTTTTGTTAATTGGCCCAGAGGATGAGTTCTCGTTCCCATTACCATATTTTCTTCCGCTGTTTACGGATTTATTAGATTTGCTTGATTTGCAGCAGATTCTTCAATCTAAAACAGAACTTGAGAATTATGCTTTGATTGTGAATAAGATACCGTTAGTGGATAATGGTAACAGTGGGGATGTTGATGATTTTGCTATCTCAATGGAGATGGTTAATTATTTTCGACAGCTTGAGGAACAGTCAGTGCCGGATTTGGTCGGTGTTATTACTGCCCCGTTCGACATTGATAAAATTATGTTTAATGATACGTCACATGCGTCAGATACAGATGCGTTAGCGAAATCTATAAATAATCTTTTTTCCAACAGCGGACTAACACAAACAGTTGTGTCTGGCGGAAATTCTACTTCTAACTTGGCGATTAAGTTTGCACAGCTTGCAGATCAATCAAACGTTTGGGTTTGGGTAAATAGGCTTGAGTCTTGGTTAAACTTTTATATTGCGGAGAATATATCTAGGGGGTATATCTTTGAAATATTGAGAATAACCTGGTTTAATGAGGATGACTACATCCAAAGATATAAAGACTCCGCGACACTTGGCGGCCCAGCTTTGGATTATTTGTCCGTTGTTGAGGGAACGCCATATAAAGCAATCAACAAGATTAGGTTTGAGAACGCTATTGGCATTAAGGATATGATGAAGCCACTACAATCAAGTTATAATACTTCCAGTAATACTGTTGGGAGACCTAGGTCAGATGATGATGATTTAAGCGGTAGCGCTGAAAGAAGTAGAAATACTGGTAGTACAATAGCTGAATAATTATTTATGATTTTTAAGAGCGGGAGATTAGTCCCGCTCTATTATTTTATTTAATGAATTTAGCGCGGTAATGCGTTAATGTTTTATAGGGGCGTAGCATACCAGCTAGTGCGCGCGGCTCTAACCCGCGAGGACCGGGGACGGCACCTGGCGCCCTTGTTCACACAGAATAATATAAGGAGTTGCAAACCTTATATGGAGAGATGTCCTAGCTCTCTCTTATTCTGTGATTATGATAATTAAAAAAGAATAAATAAGGAGATAAAAGGATAATGAAAAATTTTTACCCAAACACAACTGAGTGTATAGAAAAATATAACCAAATATCAGATAAGGTATTTAATGGTGATGAATCTACTACTGATGTAGAGGATGAATTTCTTCTAAATTTTTGTCTGTATCTTGCGTAGGCACTGGTTGCCGACACTGGATTCAGTGAAAAGGCTCGTGAAGAACTTACGAAAACTGCTGACATAATTAATGATGTTTGTAGGTGATATTATGGGAAATAAACAATTTTTTATTCATACATCTGATGAGGAAACTGCTGAGAAATTGCGTCAACTTGGTTACGAAGAACTTCCGAAAGAAGGGAGTCAGTGGGTATTTATTAATAATACTAATTTGACGTTTTCCGATGATGACGGTATGAAGTTAAATTTTACGAATAAAATAACATTTTGATACTCTCCTATTCTTTGGAGAGAAATTCTAAAAAGAAAGGAGGAAGTATGTTGAAGAAGAAAATTCTGACATTAGAGAATTTAATTGAATTTTGTGAATAGCAGAATTTTAATTCTTTTGATTCGAAAGAGACCGGGTATCAGCTAAGTGTACAAGTACCGGCGGTATTTGATAAGGAAGATTCAGAAGATGATTCTTTGTTAATTGGTACGGTTAAGCTGATGCATTGCGGACGCAACAAAAACCGGTCAAATTTAACAGAAGAAGGTTTGAAGAATAGCGCTTCTACTGTTGCGTATAAACCGATTCTTGCAAATTTTACAGATGTAAACGGAGAATTGGATTTTACTTCTCACGATTTTGAGTTTAATGATGATGGTTCTATTACATACTATGAAAAACAAGTGGGATGCTTTACCGCAGATAAACCTTATATTGAATAGGATTCTGAACATGAAGACAGAAAATATTTGTTTGCGAAATGCGCAATTCCGAGAAACTACACTGCTGCTGCCGATATAATTGAACGTAAGGGCGGGACAAAACTTTCCGCTGAATTGGGCGTCAATAAGATGTCTTATGATTCAAAGGAGAAGGAGCTTGTCCTTGAAGATGTGGTTGTGTTAGGTGCCACATTACTCGGAGTAGATCCCGTTTCCGGAGAAGAAATTGGTGAAGGCATGGAGGGCGCCAGATTAGATATTGCTGATTTTAGCGCCGAAAATAATTCTGTTATGTTTAATAAGGCAGAATTGATTGATGAGATTACGCAAGCTGTTATGAATAAGCTTGATAATCATATAAATAACGACCAAAGAAAGGAGGAACATGGTTTGGAATTTGATGAAAACAAAGCAGATGAGACTATTGAGGAAGAAAACATCGAATTGAATGAAACCATTGATGAGGAAACTCAGGTTACCGAGACAGAAGCTTCTGAAAAAGTGGATGAAGAAGTTACCGAAGAAACTCCCGAAGTGGTTGATGAATTTGATGGAGAAGATGATTCGGATGGCGAAGGCACTTCTGATGACGAAGACACCACCGACGATTCTGAGGAAGAAGAACCGGAAGACGCCGTAACTGATGACGGTGTTCTAAACAATGGTCAGCAGAAGGAATATAGTATTAACAAAACTGTGTCTTTTAACGGTGAAGTAAAGACGTTCTCTTCTACTCTGATGGAGAAACTTAACGCACTTTATGAGCTTGTGAATTCCACTTACGGAGAAAGCGATAATGCCTGGTATGACGTGGACGCACTGGAAGATGAGAAAATCGTGTATATGCATGATTATTGGAATGGGAAACATTACCGTCAGTCTTATCAAGTAAAGAAGGATGTTTATTCCTTAAAGGGTGACCGCACGGAGGTGTTCTGCACGTATTTAAGCAAGGACGAACAGGCACAGCTTGAGTCTATGAAGAGTAATTATTCTGATATTTCTGATAAACTTGCTAAATATGAATCTGAACCCGAGAAGGTTGAAGTTCTTAATTCCGCAGATTATACAAGTATTGCCGGTACTCAGGAATTTGAAGACCTTAAGAAACGTGAGAATTATTTTAATCTTACGGTTGATGAGGTCAAAGATAAGGCTGACGCAATTCTGCTTCAGTATGCAAAGGCCGGTAAGTTAAATTTTGCGGCAGATACTTCCGAGAAGAAAGAAGAACCGAAGAAAGATTTCTTTGCATTCGCAAAGGTAGAACATAACAGTTCGTTTTTAGATGGACTTCTTAATTCTAGGAAATAATTATTTATTATAGAGGAGATTTAGGATATGAGAAATGAGAGATATTATTACTGTTATTCGTATCCGTTAAAGTCTTTCATTATGGATAATGGAGAAAAGTATGTTCTAAAAGCAGTTCATAATGAGAGCAAGAAAATGTATTGGGTTTTTGAAAGAAATCAAAAATTAGATAGATTATTGACAGAGTGGCAATCAAGAAAAAAAGATTGACCGCTTATTTTTTTGTAGAAAAGGGGAAATAATTATGGCTAGGTTATCACAAGAAGATTTTGAGGAAAAGTTTTATAATATTTTTGACAGGGACGAATGGGCAGTAATTGGTAAGTACGTTAACAATAATACTAATATAAAAATATTGCATAAACCATGCGGGACCGTTGTTGAACGAACATGGGCTAGTTTGCAAAGAAAAACTTGTAATTGCCCAGTATGTCATTCCAGTAAAAACACAAAAACAGTTGTTAAATGGGTCAATGATATTGCCACTACAAATCTTGCGCTATTTTCTTTATTACTTAATAAGGAAGATGGGTATAACTATAGAGAACATAGTAATCAGTATGCGTGGTTTGTATGCCCAAAGTGTGGAAAACATCACTACAAGATAATAAATAACGTGGCAAAGCAAGGATTATCATGCGAGTGTTGTTCTGAAAATATATCGTATGCGGAAAAGTTTTTTATCTGTTTACTTAAACAGTTAAATATTGATTACGTATATCAGTATACACCCGACTGGATTAAACCGTTGAGATATGATTTTTATTTTTGTTTAAATTCCAATCAGTATATTGTGGAACTAGACGGAGGATTGGGACACGGGTTTGGTAGTTTTAATCCTAGTGATTTTGATGATTGTGTTGAAAGAGATAATATTAAGAACGAACAGGCTAAATTACATAATCATATATTAATTAGGATTGATTGTAATTATAACATAGTCGGAAACCGCTATCAATATATCAAAGATAATATAGTAAAACAGTGTGGTGACATACTGGATTTAAATAAGGTTGATTTTGGTGAATGTAATAGAATTGCTCTTCTCAAAAATTGTGAGTATATTTCTGAATTATGGAATTCTGGAATACAAGGCTATCAAAACTTACAAAATTATATACCTGTTGGTCGCGCCACAATCAGAGATTATTTAAAAAACGCATCTGAGATTGGATTAATTTCTGAATCTTATGATGAAATATTAAAAATTAATAGGATTTATAGCAATAAGAGACTTCAAAAATCTAAAGGTAAAGCTGTGATGTGCAATGAGACCGGTGAGATTTTTGCAAGTATATCTGAGGCGTCTAGGCAATATAAAAAATATCATGCTTCAAGTTTGCTTAATTATTTTATTAAAAATCGAAAATATTGCGGAACACTTCCAGATGGAACCTGTTTAACCTGGCGACTAATTGAAGACAAAAGCGCTAGTTGATAATAGAGGGTTAAACCTCTTATCATTTTGATATTTATATTTATTAAGAAAGGAGAAAAAGATAATTATGGCTATTTTTAGTAATTTAACTGAACTTGCCGGCGGTACTCATGGGATTTTCGAATCCTCCCTGCTCAAAAGTACAATTTCCGGACACCTCTGGGATTGCCTTGTAGTAACCGAGACCGGCACCGGTGCAAACATCACAAGAACACCTATCAACGTAGATAATGCCGTTGCGGTGAAAGTTGGGGACTTCACTCATAATGATAAAGGTCTCCAGGAGCGTTATGCGACAATCGCCGGTGTTAAGGATAAAGTCGGAATCGTTGGTTCTCCCGCACTTATTAAAGATGCGAGAAGCCAGTATGAAGCATCCGAGGGATTCTTCTACAATAAAGCTGGACAGGACTCTAAGGTTTATGAGGTAGTTGGCGACAAATATGATGGAGACATTTTTGGAGTATCTCTCAACATGTTTACCGAAGCTTCTCAGACTAATGTAAGAGAGGACGCATATGTTGTTCTTGATGGAACAGGAAAATATGTTGCTCAGGCAGCCGCTCCGACAATGGCAAACTTTGGTTTTGTTGGTCGTGTTCATAGCATTTATACAAACAATGATTATACTCTTGTTCGTATTTATGTGATTCAGAACGTGGATAATAATAACTAATGGTAAGGAAGAGAGGTGAAAAGAAATGAAAGATATTACATGCTTTAGCAATAATGTTGTTGCAAAATTTGATAATAACTATGAGAATATGCTTCAGTTCAACGATCTTATGATGGACGCCACAAATGGTGTTTATGAAAAATATTCTAAGGCTCAGACTTCTGAGATTATTCGTAACTAGTTTAATAAGATTCTTGGTATTGACTTTAAGAATGCCAAACGTATGGAGCGTAGACAGGCTTGGAGAGCACATGGCATTGAGATCTGTTCTGTAATCGAAAATGTCCTTGCTGACAAGATGGTTTCCGGCTGGGATTCTACGAATGCTCGTTTTATGAACTATGTAGAGGATGTTAATATTGCTCGCGGTGATATGAATTATTTCACAGCTAATAATACTGCTCTTCTTCAGGTTAGCAAATGGGCTGGCAATCACCATGACATAGTACGTCAGAAAGTCCTTCCGGGAAAAGGATTCTCGATTGATACTTATCCGTATGTAATTAAAGTTTATACTGATTTTGAGATGTTTATGCTTGGCAAGGTTGATTTCTCCGAAATGGTAGACCTTATGTATAGAAGCATCGAAAAACATCGTTATTCTGCGCTTTATACTGCATTCATGAGCCTTGACTCTTATCTTCCGGCTGATATGAAAGCTAGTATTGCAATTACTGAGGCTACTAAAGATTCTATCATTGATAAAATTGAGGCAGTTAAAGCTACAACCGGTAAGGATGTTATGCTTGTAGGTACTCGTGTTGCAATGCAGAAACTTCAGAATACCGTGAATTACAAAATGTGGAGTAATGATATGAAACAGGAACTCCATGAAAAAGGTATGCTTGGAATGTGGGAAGGCTATGATTGTCTTGTTCTTGACAGAGTAAATGAGGAAGGCACTCGTACCTCTATCTTTACCGCTAATGATAATAAGAAGATTTTCATCGTTCCGATTGATGACTCTTTCAAACCGATTAAGAGAGTTAATGAGGGCGACGTAGAATACTTCGAACGTGGAATGGACGGCTCTCTTCAGGATCGTACAATTGAAGCTGAGATCTGGTACTACGAGGGAATCGGCGTTGTTATTGATGAGCTGTTTGGTGTGATTATTGATAACGCTTGATTTTTTCTTAATGGATTAAAAGGAGTATTGAGATGATTGTAAATGAATTATCTAAAGAGCTGGGAGTGAAGAATAAGGAGTTAATTGATTTCTTAAAAAGCAAAGGTTATAAAATTTCTAGTCATATGCAGTCTGTTGACGAAGCTATGATTAAAGACGCTAGGGATAATTTTGCGAAACCTGTTTCAAAGACTCCTACTGCTACTGTTGCGAAAACTACTGCTTCTACAAAGCAGCGAAAAACAGTACCTCCCAAAGTTGTAAAGAAATTTGCACCTGATGACTTGATCCCATGTAGAAGTATTGTCCCATGGTATCTTGAAACCGTAGGTCTTGATAAGATGACGACATATAAATGGCCTCATTTTGGAGACATCGAATATGTTGCTTATAGAGATCTTCAGTCATGGCGTAGAAAACCGGTAATTATGGATGCTATGATTATGATTGAAGACCCGGATATTTGTGACCAGTGGAAACATGATATTGGAAATGTTTATCAGAAATATTTAGGTGTAGATTACCCAGAAGAGTTTTTCGAAAAATCAGACGAGGAGTTTGAAAAGATGTTAAACGAATCTTCGGATACGTTTAAATCTGTTATTGAATATACCGCAATGGATATGATTCGTAATGAAAACTATCCGTCTTTGCAGAAACTCGTCATTATTGATAATATTCTGGGCACCGGAATTAAAGAGTTTATCTGATAAAGGAGGTATCCCATGACCTCTGAATTTGATGAAATATATTCTCGCTTTTACCTGCGCGTAAAAGATTACGAGACATCGGGATTAGAAGAAAAATTAGTAAAGCAAATGTTACTCGGCTACTTGAAGTCTACGCTATCCAAACCAATGGTGCGTAGGCTTTTTTAGTCGGTAACGCTGGATGAAGATATAGAAGAGATAGAATACGAATTGCGGAATTCTCTGGACGAGGATTCTGATAAAGATTTTGTGGAGGAAGTATTGGCTTTGGGGATGGTTGAACGGTGGCTAGATCCCAAATATCATTCTACGCTGTTGACATCACAATTAATATCGAACAGCGAATAGAAGTTCTATGCATAGTCAACTCAAATGAACGAGCTTCATACTATGTACACCAAAGCCCAAACTGATCTTCGAAAGCTTATCCGAGATTATGGATATAGTTTATCTGTTATCAATGGGGTTGATACCGTATGAAAACTCGGTATGGCGACTACTCTTCTGCTCAGATTCATTCTACTAAAATTTCTTTGCGTAAGGCAATTTTCTTCCTGTTGCTTTATGTGGATCCGAATACTAAGGAAGAATATCCCAATATTGATGTTGTGGAGGCATTCCATAGCTTACAATATAAATTAAATGGTTTAAATGGTATTTTGTGCGAACCGCCGGAACTGGTGCTTACAATGAGCATACTTGAGTCGGCGAAATCCGAGTACCTAAGTGAAAGTTTTGATTTTAAAAATTACCGGAAGCTTATCCTAGATGCCGGTGCGGAGATTATGAAAATAAAGGAAGGTGATTGATATGATTACCTACAGAGATTTTCAGGCAATGCACAATAATATTAGTGTACCGGGGAGGGCGAGGAAGTAGCAAAGTGATAGTGTGGTACTTGGGTCATGGTGGCAAGATATATAGGCATAGTATTGCTATATCTATGACTACTATCATGATTTAAAATCTGACGAGCCATTAAAATTGGATGATTTACATCCTGAGAGTGATTCTCAAAAAACACCGCTTCCTATTAAATTTATTCGTCACACGAAGCAAACATACGATAAAGATAGCGTGACCTTTTGGTTACAAATGTAGCCTGGATAGGAATGTAATCTTGATTATTATGATGCGGTATTAGGTAATCGTTACGACAGCCTTTTCCCAATCGGCTGCTTCGCGGATATAATGTAGGAAGATGGGAAATACTATAAATGGCTTGTAGTGGATAAAGCTAATTACAATGGGAATCAATTCCCAACATTTGAAATATTAAGATGTGATAAAGTTTTTCAATGGATTTATGATGGGCATCGGTATTAGTGTGCCGGTGTACTTAGAAGTCAGAATTCGTATGTATGTGCGCTTCATAAGGGAAACCTTATGTCGAAAGTTTTCTAATTGCGAGAAGTTCCTTAGAGTCAATAATCTACAGCAAATGATTGAAATATATTAATTTGCGAAAGCATAAAAAATATTGAATTGGATAACTCGCAGCGAAGTCTTGATGAGAGAAACGTTCAACGATCAAGTCCTCAAGTGAGGTAATGGAAACCACCTAAGTTGAAAGATATGGTGTTGATATGATCTGCTCTTATGTGAAAGTATAAGAAAAATGACTAATACAGGTAAAAAACAGGACAGGGATTGGCCTCCTTTCTTAGTACTCCTAATGCTAAGATTACTGTTTTTTATATAGATTAATAATTATTCTTAGGAGGGATAATATGGGTAAATTATTTACATATAAAGATTTTTCAGAATCTCAAAAATTAGATATTGTCAATATGTATAAAGACGGTAAATCAACTGTTTATATTGGAGAAAAATATAATGTTGGACACAAAGTAATTGCAAGAGTATTAGATTTATATAATATTCCTAGAGTGGGAAATGGATAGAGAAAATATTCAATAGACGAAAAATATTTTGATATTATTGATACTCCTAATAAAGCATATATTTTGGGTTTCTTATACGCCGATGGGTCTAATTATACTCCAAAACAAACAGTTAGTATATCATTAGAAGAACATGATAAATATATTCTTGAAAGAATGAGGGAGGAATTAAAATATGAAAAGCCTCTTGATTTCCTTGATTATAGTAAAAAACATGACTTCGGATATAATTATGCAAATCAATATAGATTAAGTATTTTTAGCAAACATATAAGCGATGTTTTATCCGAGAAAGGTGTTGTGCAAAGTAAAAGTTTAATATTAGAATTTCCCAATTGTGTTCCAGAAAATTTATTAAAATTCTTCATCTTGGGGTATTATGACGGTGATGGGTCTTTCTGTCCACATTACACTAAAATCGGAAAATTCTAGCCGTTAGTTACTTTTACTTCCACGGAGAATTTCTGTATAGATTTACAGAAATATCTACAAAAAGAATTACAAATTCCTTGTGGAAATATATATGATGCCTCATGTCATAATGGAATTACAAAAGTATTGTCTTTTAGTGGTGCAAAGCAAGTAAAAACATTTTTAGATTGGCTTTACACCGATGCTGATATGTATCTAAAAAGAAAATATGAAAAGTATTGTAATAATTTTGAAGATGTAGTCATTCCCTTATCTGTTTAACGAACTGATAAGGTAACATTCAGAACAACTCTGGCTTGTGGCTAAGGAAATTTGGCCACGTTAAACGCCCGAAATTGCGGGGAACCCCTTAGAGCTTTAATGACCAAGTATATTTAGGAATAAGTATATGGCAATCAGTAACAGGATTGGTATGGTAACACTATTAGAGATTGGGCAATCAAACGCAGCGAAGCTTCCAGAACGGAAGAACGTTCAACGACTGTAATGGGCGGCATTATTGCATGGTACAGTCTAATCCCATTTTTTAAATATTACGAAAGTAAGGGTATATATGTGATTTCAAAATCCAATCCGTGGAAGATTAGCAAAAATTTGCTGTCCCAATGACTAGAGAAACGGAAACATTATTTTATAATATTCGAATGCTGATAGACTCAAAGGTTGAGTCGGAGCCGCGGGCATGGCTCATATCTAAAGTGAATCGCATATCCCCAAACGGAATATGTAGAGTTACTTTAACATAGGATAATTTTGATTAGCATAAAGACTACGTGGAGAAAGACGACAATGGAAATATTGTCGGAATGTGGGCTAATTACTTTACAAGTAACGTTGAACCGAAACCAATTCCAGTAGATGACATTATCCCATCTCCCACTACAATTGCTACAATTACATGCTCCGGGAAACAGCAGATTCGTATAGGCGGCTCTGCCAAAACATTCACCGTGGTATTTGCCGACGAAGACGGTACGTCGATAGATGCACTTCCCGGTACTTGGGATTTTTCTATAGATGGGAATTCCGTTCCGCAAGAATTGCTGACGTTATCTGCAACAGATAATCATGTTAAGGTTAAGTTCTTGGGAGACGATTCGTATATCGGCAAAATACTTACTGTAACCTATAAAGTTGATGGCGAAGATATAATCGCTTCGCTGCCAATTGAAATCATTGCGTTGTAAGGAGGTATGAGTTATGGAATTAACAACTGAACAACTTCAGGAACTTCGTGCCTATAAATCTACAATGGATGATAACAATATACGTTTTAAAGAAATTATTAAAAAAACTCTCATAGATGATCCTTTGATTATTTATTTATTAAACAACAAGGAACTTGAGGATGAGAATGCAGACCCAAGCGATTATTTAGATGTTAATATACTTCCGTACTATATGATTCATCCTACTCAGCACAATGTTTAGAATTTTATTTGTTATGAGGTGCAATTTAAAGAAACGCCTAGATATAATGACAGCCTTATGTATGTAGATATTATTTTCTATATACTTTGTGAAGAAAAGAACGGTACTGAAAAACTTACCGGTATTGCTCGCCACGATTTAATTGCTGCCAGAATAAAACATTTATTTAATTGGACAAATAAATTTGGAACACAATGTCATGTGCTATCAGATTTACCGTCTGTCACGGATAATGACTATGCTACTCGCACTATAACATTCGAAATGGTTATGGGCAAAGATATTGTTAAAACCAAAGATAATGTTTCGCGCGTGGTAAATAAAATAGGTGGTTAATATGAGTGAGTTCAAGTTCAATCCTCTAAAGATGTACTTTGGACTACCGTATGAAGTCGGTAATGGCATGACACTGCATATCCCAACAATTGGAGATATTCTCTATTTGCCGGATGCTGACATTACGTTTTACGGCTCATTAAACATATGGGTTAGTAATCCAACGACATATCGGCTTCAACTTTGGAATGCTGGGATTGATTGGAACAAAATAACAGATTATCAGTTATTCCTTATGTTATATAAAGGTCAAACTCCTGAGGTTACAAAATTATTGTTTGGAGACATAGACTGGGGAAAATTCGACTTATATGCCAAAAATGTTTAGCAAGAGGACGAAAACGGCAATCTGGTTGATTCATAGGTAGTAACGCTTTATGATGCTGCGGATGATATAGAAATTAGCGAAGAGGATTATACTACAATTTCAGAGTATTATCGCACTGCTTTCAACATTCATCCTAAGGTTGAAAAAGCCAAAGGTAAAGCGACAAAGGAGGCAATCATTTGGGAGGATGAGCAGAATTTGGCTCGTCAAAAAAAAGATGGGGACGCTCCTACTTCCGCGCTGTTGCCGTTAGTTTCTGCATGCATTAATCACCCAGGCTTTAAGTACAACCTTGAGTAGCTTAAGGATATTAATTATGTTGTGTTTATGGATTCTGTGCAGCGTTTACAAATCTATGAAAATACACGGGCGTTATTAGCCGGTAGTATGAGTGGATTTGCGGATATGTCTAAAGTTCCGAAGGAATCATTTAATTTTATGAGAGATTTAAATAGTGATAATAAATAACTTGGTATAACCCGAAATAATCGGTTAATACAATAAATATAAAAATATATTATGAAAGGAGAAATGTATTATGGCATTCAAGCTCGATGATCTTATTATTGACCGTATCTAGGTCGCAACTGCTGAAGACTTTGACGGCAACGTTCTCTATACACTCACCCAGCTTTAGGAAGCTACTCTTAATATTTCCGCAGAATCTAATGATGTTACCGATAAAGACGGCAACCTCGTGAAACGTTTCTGGAGAGCAAAAACCGGTGAGTTTACAGCAACTAACGCTTTTATTAACCTTAATATTCTCGGATCTGAAGCTGGTTCTGGAAAGGTTGAAGCTAGTGCAAACCATAAGATTACCGCACCGGGAATCACAATTGCTAAGGCATCTGATGGCCCGACCGTTACACTTAAGTATGTAACCGGTACGCCGAAGGTGTATGGTATGGAAAACAACGGTACTCTCGGTATTGCATTCCAGACCGGCGGTAGTGCTACTGCTTCCACATTTACTTATGATGATGGAACCGGTGTACTTACTCTTCCGCTTAGCAACGATTATACTCAGTATCTGATTCGTTATGACCGTGAACTTGATGGCACCGCTGCAACGGCTGGTGCTGTTGAGATGATTAATAAAGCTGATAAGTTCCCGGGAACTATCCGTCTTATCCTTAAGGTTCTTTGTGTCGATCCTTGTTCCGCAGACACACTCCGCGCAGCATATATCGACATTCCGTCCTTCTAGGTATCGCCGGAAAGCGAAGTGTCACTGAGTTCCGACAATCAGACTATCGACTTTAATGGACAGCTTCAGGTTTCTTATTGCGACGCTGATAAGAGACTCTATAGCATCTATGTTGTTGAAGATGACGAGGAAGACGAATAATTTATTATCGTTTAACTATCAAGAGCCGTCGGGGTCAAATCCGGCGGTTTTATTTAAAAATAAATAGGTTGGTTTTGCAACCCAACTGACAAGAGCGGGAAACTCCTATCCCGCTCTTTTATTTTGTCTAAATTTAGGAGATTCATTATAAGGAGAAATGAAAATGGGAAAGAAAGAAAAATATTATTTTGATAAATGGTGTAACGATCATTCTAGATTCGATTTATTAAATAGGTGGGATTATGAAAAGAATGCTTTTAGTCCAGGCGAATTATCAATGGGTTCTGAAAAAGATGTTTGGTTAAAATGTCCAAGGGGTATTCATGAAAGTGAATCACATAAAATATATCCACTTGGGAGGTTAAATGGAGAACATCAAGAACTGGCATGTAGAGCATGTTCTAGTTTTGCCCAACATGTTATAGATAAATATGGCATTGATTATTTAGAAAAAATTTGGAACGAAGACAATGGTTTCACCCCATGGGATATTAGCTTTAGGTCTAAGATTGATATTAAAATAAATGATTTGGATAATGGTGGAGTAAAAACAATTGTTCCAGAAAGATTTTTTAGGCCAAAAGGTAAATGGATTCCAAACGATGCCGCTGTAAAAAAAGAAAAATCTTTAGGAGTCATATACCCAGACAGCATTCTTTATTGGTCAAATAAAAATGAAATGACTCCATATGATTATTATTGTAATTCAAATAAAAAAGTGTATTGGAAATGCAATAATGGGAAACATGATGATTACTTAAGGGAAATTGCTCAGTCTAAAATTAAACATTTTGAATGTCCTGAGTGTGCCAGATTAGGGATTGGTCTTATTGACTTAGTAGGAAAACAATATGGGGAATTAACCGTAACGGCTTTTGATAAATCCGTTGACGGAGTACCGTATTGGTTTTGTCATTGTTCATGTGGAAACGATGTAAGTATCAGAGGTAGTGTTTTACGAAAAGGTGACGCCAAAACCTGTGGCGGTGGCTGGCATTATACCGGAGAAAATAATCCCAACTGGAAAGGCGGAGAAAAAACACTAAATCAAAGGATTAGAAGTAGTAAACCGTATAAACATTGGAGAGATTCAATTATTAAAAAATATGGATCCGTTTGTTATATTACCAATACAGTTACAGATAATCTGGAATTACATCATATATATCCCATGTCAACATATCCAGAATATATGTTTGAAGAGTGGAACACCATTATATTGGATAAAAAATATCATAATATGTTTATATATGGTTCGTTTCATCATAAGTATGGAGCAAAAAACAATACCCCAGAGCAACTTCAGGAGTATATAAATGAGATAAGAAAGAAACACGGTATTGATAAACCGTTTGACATATATAGTTATATTGACGTTATGAAATTAAATACTATAGATACAGATATCGAAAAACCTATTATTAATTTTTAAGGAGGAAAAGAATAATGGCTAAAAAGAAATTTGAACGAAGCTGCAGTATTTGCTCAAGCAAGTATCAGTTCTGCCCTAATTGTTCAGATTTTGATAAGCTTCCTCGCTGGATGGACGCTTATTGTTCTGAGAGATGCAAGGAAATATACAACATTACTGCGGGCTTTTTAAATCATTGGCTTGAACCAGAGGTTGAAGCGGCTAGACTTAGTGAACTTACGCTTGATAAAGAGTATATTGAAAAACTTCCGGATTGGATAAAAGATGCAATTAATCAGCTTTAGCAGATTGATACTACTAATGCTAAAGCAATTATGTCGGCATTAAAGAACGAATCGCCGGAAGTTAAACTGGCTGCTGAGGAAGTAAAGCATGAAGAACCGGAGAAAACCTCAGAAGACAATACAATTGTCAATGAAGATAAACCTCTGAATGATAATAGAAATAAGAATTATCAGAATAAAAAGATTAAGCCAAAATTTGCGGCAAAATAAATTAGTGAATGTGATTATAAAATACGGAGTGAACCGGCATGACCGGATCACATATTAGGGGACGACTACACATTCATTTTGTGGCTGTCCCCTTTTTTTACGATTTTTTCAAGGAAGGAATTAAAAGGAATGAGAGATATTAATGATATACATTCAGAAATAACGGGAAAAGATTATTATCCATAGGACGGTGTTCGAATAGTCAATGTGAAGCAAGCTACTTTATATTTAAAACACGGATGTGAACTTCTTGATTTATATATTAGTGTAGATTTTAACACGGGGGATCCAATATTATGTTTTATTTTCAATCGAGAACAAAGTAAAAAGTATTTTGACCTTTGGTGTAAACATGAACTTACGTAAGGAGAATATTATGCGAGAAGTATATTTAGATAATGCAGCTACAACAAAACCATATCCTGGAGTGATTGAACAGATGCTTAATGCGTATTCCAAAGTTTATGGGAATCCATCTTCTACTCATAGGGCTGGGATTGTGGCGAGGAATTTAATTGATGTTTCGCGAACTGACCTAGCTACAACGATTAATTGTATGCCGGAAGAAATATATTTTACATCCGGTGGGACCGAGAGTGATAATTGGGTATTAAATATATTAGAGCCAGGAGATCATTTAATAACTAGCGTAATAGAGCATCATGCTATTTTAAATAAGTGCTGGGCACTTGAGAAAAAAGGTGTTAAAGTAACATATGTAGGAGTTGATAAGTTCGGGGCTATTAATCCGCAAGATGTAGCCAATGCCGTAACTCCTAATACAAAGCTAATATCTATAATGACCGCCAATAATGAAATTGGGACAATTCAGCCTATTGAAGAAATTGGCAGAATTGCTCGTAAAAATAATATAATCTTTCACACTGATGCTGTTCAAGCATACGGTCATATTCCCATTGATGTAAACAAACTACATATTGATATGATGAGTGTAAGTGCTCATAAAACTCATGGTCCTAAGGGGATTGGGTTTTTATATGTGCGGAACAGAATAGATATACCGCCGCTTATTTATGGTGGTGGTCAAGAGTCTGGAAAGCGTTCAGGAACAGAAAATGTATTGGCGATTGCTGGATTTGGTTGCATTTCTGACGCTATAAACAATTTAGAGAATAGTAGAGATATCGCACATATCCTTTATTTACGCAATTATCTTTACTCAAAATTAATAAGTGAATTTGATAACGTAACCATCAATGGTGATATTGGCAATCGGCTACCTGGAAATTTGAACGTATGTTTTAAAGGATGTCGCGGAGAGCAAATATTAAGAATGCTAGACATGAGCGGAATTTATGTTTCTACCGGGTCTGCATGTAATTCTGACTCTAATGAGCCGTCATATGTGCTGAAAGCGATTGGTTTATCTGATGATGATGCGAACGCTTCTATTCGATTTTCACTAGATTACGAAACAACACAATCAGACATTGACTATGTTATTGATAATTTAAAACTAATAAATGCTAAAGGAGTTAAAAGGAAATAAATATTATGAGAAAACAATTGGAAAAAACTATAAATAAATATGTAATAGCCTCTATTGACACAGAGGGTAAAACTGTATATCTACGTTCATTGCACGACCATAAGTGGGAAATTGTAACTAATATTGAACTGGCTACTAAAACATATGATCGAGATATTGCAATTACTGTTCTTAGAAACTATATGGAAGACTTTCAAACAAATACTGAGTTTGTGGTTATACCATTAACCATAGAATATTACTTGGTTGATGAAAGCTAAATTTTAAAGAAGGGAGTGATCTGTTATAGGACGTAAAACAGTGTATAACAATATAACAACGCCGGAATTAATCGAACAGATTCTTCCGGAGAATAAGCAACTAGGTGACGACTTTATAGAATATCTTCAATCTATAGATAGATCACCTAATACTATTGAACAGTATAAAAGTGATTTAAAAATATTTTGGGTGTGGAATTTAGAATATAACAACAATAAACCATTTATCAAAATAACAAAACGAGAATTTGCAAAGTTTCAGAATCATTGTCTTAACAACTGGGGATGGAGTTCCAACAGAATTCGCCGGGTAAAATCTGTCATTTCTTCAATGAGTAACTTTATAGAAAATATTTTGGATGAAGAAGAGGAATTTGAAGGTTATCGAGCAATTATTAGAAAAATCGAATCTCCGGTCAAAGAGGCGGTTCGTGAAAAAACAGTATTTGAACCGGAAGAAATACAACTACTACTCTCCCATCTTGTTGAACAAGAGAAATACATGCAAGCTTGTATCCTTGCACTGGCAATGTATTCCGGAAGGCGAAAGGCTGAATTGCCGAGGTTTAAAGTGTCATATTTTGACGAGGAAAATGTATTTCTCGGCTCATTGTATAAAACGCCTGAGAAGGTAAAAACCAAAGGCCGCGGTTCTCGTGGTAAGATGTTGGAATTATATGTGTTGAAAAAGGAATTTGATCCTTATTTAAAATTGTGGCTTGATTACAGAAAGGAAAATGGGATTATCAGTGAGTGGTTATTTCCATCCGCAAATAATCCAGATGAACCGATTAAACCGGAAAGTCTCGACAACTGGGTGGACACGTATAGCAGATTTTTAGGAAAACCCTTCTACTGGCACAGCCTCCGGCATATGTATTGCACTACATTATTAAAGAAAAATTTACCGTCTTCTGTTGTACAAGAAATAATCGGCTGGGATAGTGCAGATATGGTTAATTTATATAATGATGCAACTATTGAGGATACGCTCTCTCAGTATTTTGATGAGAACGGAATTAAGGATGTCAAACAGAGTTCTTTATCGGATATGTAATGGAGAAACTGAATGGAATACAAAATAATAATAGACCAATAGTTGGTTGATGAATACAACAAATATTATTTCAAGCAATACCCTCGCGCTAGAAAACCGGCAATAGACAAACCGCGCCATCCACTTCTTAACACCTGGATGATATTACCTAGGGTACAAATGAATAATATTAAGCAGAAATGGAAATTTTTCACTATATGGATATGTAGGAAATTAGGTTATTCCGGTTTAATGTTGGATAAATTCACGGTTGATGTAGTAACATATATGCCGACTCGACGGAGATCGGATTGCGACAACACGGTACCAAAGTTTATATTGGATGGATTTACAGAGGCTAGATTTATTGTGGATGATGATTATAAACACCTTACTTCTCTCACATTACGTATGGGCTATGACAAAGAAAATCCGCGTACCGAAATAACGGTAACTACTATAGACAATTGATTATTAATCGAGGTGACGAATTAATGGGGTATATTTATTTTAATCCTAATCCAGCCGGAAAAATGGTTGGTGATTGTGTTATTAGAGCTATATCGCGAATTGAAGGAAAAGGATGGAATGATATTTTTATCGAACTTATGGCAGAAGCTTATAAATTATCTGATATGCCCTCTTCTAATTATGTATGGGGTTCATATTTAAAATCAAAAGGATACACAAGGTAGAATCTTCCGGACACATGCCCGGATTGTTATACGTTGAGACAGTTCGCATAGGAACATTCTGATGGACATTATATTGTAGCTACCGGAACCCATGCCGTTGCGGTAGACATGGGTAGCATATATGATAGCTGGGATAGTTCCGACGAAATTGTAACATATTATTGGTAGAAGGAGGAATAATCTATGGATGCTTTTAATGGATTTTAGAATGGTTATCAGTAGAATAATTATCAATAGCCTTACCCTCAGAGGAATTGGCAACAGTATTATCAAGTTCCGCAGACAATGACTAATCTGGTTTATCAACAGCAGCCGCAGACCGGAAACATGATATGGGTTAAAGGCAGAACTGCTGCCGACGGATATAATAATCTGTAGCCCGGAATTCCTGTGGCTTTGTGGGACGAGGATGAAAAAGTTATTTATATCAAATATATAGATCAAATGGGGAAACCACAGATTACTGTATTGGATTACGCCGAAAGAGGCGTTGACAATTCTGAAAAAGACGTAGAAACTCCGGAGTATGTGACAAAGCAATAGTTAGATGACATTACCTCACAACTCTCTTCTATCACCAAACAATTGGAATCTTTTTAGGATTTTGTTACCAAAGATTAGTTAACTTAGGTAAATAATCAACTTAGTAATCTTGATAAGTAGGTTACCGGTATTGAAGATAGGATAACTAGTTTTGGTAAACCATAGAATAATTCCAATTCTAATTCTAATTATAGGAAGGGGAATAAATAATGGCTAATAGTTTATTTAATAGATTTGGCGGATATATGCCGAGTCGTCAGCCTTAGAATAATTCCGGTAATATATTAAATCAGTTTGCTTAGGCGAGCAGAAATCCGGGAATTGTTTTAGATATAATGTTGAATAATGGTAAAATCAGCCAGCAACAGTACAATGATTTACAACAGTTTCGGAATAATCCGGAGATGATTTGTAAATATTTGATGAATAACGGGAGAGCGAATGAAATAAATTACGCTCAGCAAATTGCTACCAATATGTAGCAACAGTAACTTGATAATTGGAATACAAAGCATTAATTATATATATTCTTTAAAACGTTATATAAAATTACCAATATGTGGTAAGGCTTAATTGTTTCTTAATGATATTATGTTTGGATTAAAAGGATTAAATGGATGGAGTATTTTAATATTACAACTAATTAATAATTTTATCCAAAGGAGGAATGCTACAATGCTCAATGGTGAAGGATTCAGCGCTGCAGATCTCGCAGCAGTAGTTGGAAACAACAATGATGGTTTTGGTGGAAATAACAACGGTGCTTGGTGGTTACTGATTCTTCTTCTCTTTGCTAATAACGGCTGGGGAAATGGATTTGGAAATAACGTCGGTGCGTCCGGCGGATACGCAACATAGGAATAGCTTCAGACCGGATTTGACCAGATGGCTGTTATGAATAGTCTGAATGGTCTTACTTCTGCCGTCACTACCGGTTTCGGTAATGCGGAAATTTCTCGCGCAAATACCCTTGCAAGTATTACAAATCAGATGAACACTATCGCTATGAATCAGTAGCAGTGTTGTTGTGATAATAGATTGGCAGTAGCTAATCTCGGTGCCCAGATTGCATCCGAAGCATGCGCAGATCGTCAGTCTGTAAATGACGGAGTTCGTGATATTATGGCAATGAACACTGCTAATACTAACGCACTTCTTAATACCATTAATGGTGGAATCCAGTCCATTCAGGACAAACTTTGCCAGCAAGAAATTGAAGCACTCAAAACACAGAACGCAAATCTCCAGACGCAGCTCAATCTCGCCAATCTTAAAGGTTCGCAGGACGCACAGACAGCGGCTATTCTTGCTAATAATGAAGCACAGACAGCCGCACTTGAAAGATATCTTGCCCCCTCACCCATCCCTGCATACATTGTTCCTCAGCCGTTTGGCTGCAATTGTGGGAATAACTACGGATGTGGATGCGGTAACTAATTAATAATTAATTGTTTAGTTGTAAGGGGGAATTATTTATGGCTGAGTATAGCGCAGCTCTCCAGTAGACCGTAAATCCTGGAGAAACAATTATCTTTACAGAAGCGCCCATTCCTTGTACTCGCGGATTAGTACGGCATAGGGATGATACGGGAAGTTTTCTTTTAAGTGGATATATCCCTAATAGTTGGCGCGGATGTTGTTGCAACAGAGCAAATGCGGCAAATTATTTAGTTGATTTTGGATGTAATATTGCCGTACCTACAGGCGGAACTCCTGGGCAAATATCCGTTGCAATTCAAATTGATGGATCTACTATAGCTTCTTCAATAATGTCGGCAACCCCGGCAGCTGTAGAAGAATTTTTTAATATATCTAGAGCAGTTAATGTACCTGTATGGCGAGGATGCTGCGAAACGGTATCGGTTAAAAATATTAGTGATCAGCCTATTTTAGTGTAGAACGCTAATATTATTTTTTCTCGCCCGGATTTGAATGTTACGCGATGAGGAGGGAAGATAATGTAGGAATTTGATAATATCAAAGATATGATTTATTGCGAGATTGATGAAATTTCTCGTCAAGGAAAACTCGACATGAATACGGTAAAAATTCTCGGAGAACTTGTAGATATTCTGAAAGATTGTGGCACAATCGAGATGTTCGAAGAGAATGGATATACGACACCGGATGATGATTATTCTTTGGCAAGCGGATATAACCGTAATGGCGGCGGTTATTCTCAGAGAAGACCAATGTATTATTATAACAACGGTGGAAACAGTTATCGCGGCGGGAGAAACGGCGG